ATGAAAAAAGAAATCTATCTTCCTCTTTTTGTACTAAAGAAAATATCAGAACAATATCCCAAGGCTTGGGAGCAGATGGAGATGTTTCATAGTGAAAATGGATCTCCACAACTTGGATCGTGGCCTGATTGGTGTTATGCTCCTATGAGTGCTGCATTAGCAGTTGCATCTAAAGGATATGACCTAAACAAACTTCCTATTGATATAAGAATGGGAATGACATCTGTGGCTCAAGCAATCTTTGCAATAGCTCCGTGGAGACTAAGTAAAGAGGTCTACGTTATCGACGAAGATCTGAAAAATCTTTTGTTTGAGCAGGATGGAGAACTTGATGTTCCTGACGAAATATTATTACAGCTTCCGTATCCATGCTTTTATGTGGAACTCCCAAACACATATTATAAGGCAGATAAAATCCATGGATTCTTTGTAACGCTAGAGTATGATGTTAACAACGGAGATAAAGAATTAAAGCCAGTTTTCCTTACGGACGACGGAGATGTATTCAGCTATTCTATTCATATCGGAGCAAAGACTATAGAAGAAAGTGTAGATATGCTCGATAAACAGGCGCTTGAAAATACAAACGGGGATAAGGAATTAAAGCGCCTGGCATTAAGAGCAATGCAGGATTCAGCAGAAACAAAAATATTCCTAAAACAAATCCTTCAAGTGATATTATATATTCTTGCACAGAACGCAGAAATCACGCCAAGTTCTGAACAGTCTTTTATCACAAAGAGAGGGAAAACGGTCAAGGATAAATATTCAGAAATTCGAAAGTGGGACGTTGGCATTCGTGTCGGAGCAGCGATTCGTCAACAGAAAGCAAAAGAACAATCCAGGAAAAAAGAATACAAAGAATCTGAACATCAGTCGCCGCGTCCTCATATGCGTCGTGGCCACTGGCATCATTTCTGGACAGGACCCAAAGCGCAACCAGAAGAACGAAAACTTATCTTAAAATGGCTATCTCCGATGGCGATTGCAGCCAATCCGGAAGATATGCCTATCACATTCCACGAGGTGAAACAATGAACAACCCAACGATACTTGATATCGCACTCGGCTTCATTCTTCACAAACACAGCAAGGATGAATTTGGGCGTCGAAACAATAAAGCACAGGCCATCCGCGAAATGAGCGACGAAGAACTCGCGGCAACATTGAATGAAATTGTGGCTCAACAGGATAATTGCCCGCAAACCGTAAGTGGCTGGAAAGAATGGCTGTCTGAGAAAATAAAATGATTGAGTTCTAGTAGGAGGATTTTATATGCTGATATTTGAGAAAAACCTGTTCTATGATTGTACGAAAAAGGAACTTGAAAAGATTGTAGAAGCAATCAAAGAAGATAAGAATAATGGAGTGCTTACCTTTGGAATGGAAGCTATGAAAGTTCAGATTAAACGAATCAGAGAGCGTTTTAGTGTTTCCGGAAACGTATTTGATTGCGTTTCTGCTTATAATCTCGCCAAAGAAGAACTGTATGACGAAATCGCGGAACGATATTTTTCAATCTGATGAAAGTTAAGACTTAATGAGGTTTTGTAATGAAAAAAGCGAATGGTAGATATATGCAAACAGAATGTGACCGTTGTGGGGTTACTGTTCATATAGATGATACAAACAGAGCTCTGCTTCATGGATGGGGTTGGAGGAAAGATACAGGCGACCTGTGCCCGGAGTGTTATGCGGAGTACAAGAAGATGGTGCTTGAATTCAATGCGAAAAAACGTCGCATCATCCGATAAAAGCTGAGATAAAAAAGAGGTGAAATGCCATGGGAAGAATTATTGACGCAGATGCCTTTTATCAACAAGAATGGATTCGCTGTGGGATGTATGAACCAATGATTGGCGTTGATAAAGTGGATTCTAACAAGGAGACATTATACAGAACCTTGCGAAGCCGATTAAATAAAGTCCCAGAGGTGGATGCAATCAAAGTTGTTCGCTGTAAGGATTGCAACCTTTGGAACACATGGGATAAGCAAGGAGAATCATGCAGCTGTGCTCATTTCACTCTGGATGATTCTAACGCCGTATATACCAAGCCTGAAGATTTTTGCAGCTATGCTATTCGTGAATATTATTGGGAGAAATAGGAGAAAGCTATGTGGTATGAGCACATCAGATGCAAGGAATGTGGTGGAATCATTGGCTCTTTTGACAGAATTGAATATGATACTGTGTTTTCAAACCCCAAAACAGGATGGCTGTTTCCTGTGATAACGCTTGATAAAAGCTGAGCTTTAGGAGGGTTCGTAATGAAATTAAACTATAAATGCTTAGAAGCATCCGACGAATGGGGCAGCCCTGTGGAATTTAGCATCCACAAAGAAAAAGAGACGAATCGTGTCGTGTTTTTCGTTGACGTTGAATGCCAAGAGGTTCATCTTACAGTAAAACAAGCGAAAGAACTTGCCAAGATGCTTCTGGACGCTGCAAAAGAGTAATTTGATAAAAGCTAAGATTTAAGGGAACGATTATGCTGGTTGTTGTTGATGAAGAAAAAACTAAGCGAGCACTAAAATATGTCAATGAAATGAGCAACTCTGAATTTCTTGAACTTTGCTATGACTTTTATAATTATAACCATGGTGGGAACAACAAAGAGAATGGGGCTTACAACAAGGCTCTTGAATACCTGAACTTATGGAGTGAGCCATCTGCGCTTGAAATTGCTATCTATAAAAAGGCACATGAGACATTTGATAAAATTGTGTTAATGCTCCTTGAGGATGATATCAAACGCTATTTGAATTATGAGGTGTAAAAGGTTCAAGCATAACGCTGAGTTATAGTAAAGCGTTTGAAATTGAGCCATCTCTGCACAATAAAGTGATCTGGCATGTGTTTTAAGGAAGGAGGATAATGTAATTATGGGCAGTATGCTTATTGATCGGAATACAGCTAAGAAAGTGGAATTTATCTTCGAGCATCCTGATGAAATCTATTCGGTATATCTGAAATCCGGCGACGATGCCATCTGGTTACAAGGCAAGATTGAATTGTATGAATTTTTACGGAGCTTATAAAGCCAGGCTTTATGGGCGCTATGTGGAAAATCATTGATGCAGATGCTTTTTATCAACAGGAGTTGGTTCATTGTGGGATGTATGAGTCTATGGTTGGAGTAGAGAACATTAAAGGCGGAAGAGAAATGCTAAAAAATGGGGTACTGGTCCAATTAAGGATCAATACCCCATCTATTTTTATTATTCGTAGTCTAGTAAACCAATCAATCAGTCATTGTTATCTTTCTTTCCATTAAACATTTCCATGAAGTAGTTGATCCACGAGCTATCTTCTGACACATTGCATTCAATATTATCCTGAAGGAACTCTTCAACATATCCGATAACCTCATCAATAGAACAACCGTATTTTTCTTCAATCCAGTCCGCATTAAATTCGAGCTGATTCTTAGCATTATCAATACGATACTGAAGTTCTCTATAACGGTAAGCTGCTTCAATTTGTTCTGGCGTCATCTCCCAAGACTTTCCCGTCCAGCTAGTCACAACAATCTTGTTTTCGTTATTCATATTGCAATCTCCTACACTCTATTTATAGTTTTGATTCGCTTGTTTCAACGATTGAAATTATAACCTTGGACTGACATTCACCGATATAGCATCCGCGAATAATAACAGATATGGTATCTTCTCCTTGGAATAATAATATCAATATCCATTCGCGTTGTCAACTAATTTAATATCGCTAGGTTCAACATATCCAGATACGTTCACTGAAATAGGATACTTACCAATGCGGCTTTCAAGATTTGTCACCCGATAGCGCCCATTGACGAGTTTCCCATCGTAGATGAACCATTCACCAAAGCGGCGCATTCCGCAGTGTGTCTGGCTGTTTGCAAATAGCGTTCCGTCTAATTTGATTTTATCTCCTGCGTGTAACTGTTGCATAGTCATCAAGTGAATGAACCCCATGTGCCAGGCCCACAGATTCCATCCGCAGTCAGACCATGTGCTTTCTGATATTCGATCAGTTTTGCTTTTGTCCCAGCCCCGAAATTTCCATCCGCTGTAATACTAAGATGCCGCTGTAGTACAGTTACCGCGTAGCTGATTCTACCCACACAGTCTTTAGCTCCCTGCTTGATGGTAGGCATGATTTTGCTTACGCTCACATAAGCAGTACCAGCCTTACTGATCCAGCGAGACGACCAGGATCGGACATCAACATGCACAAACCCATCTTTCAGGCCGACACGGCTGTAATAGCCGATACCGCCACGCTTAGCATAAAGGGGAAGAGAGGCCGCATAGAGCGCAATCTGAATCGGGTCAACTCCAACGATGCGAATGTCTGCTGCAGTTCCAAGGCAATGTTGACTGCGCGGGCTGCCACCAATTGAAATGTTATATGCAGGAGTGCGATAAGCCGAATTGATTTTTACAGGCTTTCCAAAATGAGCCCGAATCTGTTCCAACACTTCAATCAATGAGGTGTCAACCAGTACCATATCACTCTTATCAGAACAGGCGAACTCATAGACGGAAAAATGAGCCGACACCTTTTTATTCCAATCTTTCTTCATTGAATATGTATTTACTGCCATAAGGAGTCACCTCAGTCTTTCTTCAGTTCATTCTTGACTTTGTTCTCCTGAGTGTCCAGCTCCTTGACGGCAGCTTCAATCATTGCTTCGATCACAGGAGTGACCTTGATACCAAGCATACCGAGAATCTCTTTTGCCTTGGCGTTCTTATCCACCTTGGGGATTGCCCCAGACTCGGCCAGCTTCTCTGCGGCCATAACACCGATCTGAACCATCTTGTACAGACCAATCTTCTTCAGCCAGGGAAGACCGTATGCAATCAGATAAGAACCGCCAGCAGTAACGACCAGCTTCACGAGGGTAGTAAGCAATTCATTTACAAGTTCCATCATAATAAGCACCTCCAAAATAAAAGCCCGGCGGCATACAGCCAACCGGGTTATGTATCAAGTATTCTTTGAACTTTGTCCATCGATCAGATAGCTTTCCAGAGCAGCTTTCGCTTCTTTCATCGGGTCGATTGCGTTTCCGTCAATACCATGACTGAGCAGAGCCAGCAGAGCTTTCATCATTACATTGATTCCATGTTCGCTTCGATTTACACGCTGTTCAACGCCAGCGATTTTACGACTATGTTCCTCGACAATGATGTCCTGTTCTTTCTGGTGTTCTTCCAGTGACAAAATTTTAGAACGATATAAGTCCAGAACTTCCTGATCATTCTTGAGTTTGCGGTCTACATCTTCGAGATGTTTGTCATGGTCGTCCAGCTTTGCATTCTGTTTCGTGTCCGGTTCTTTTGCCTTCTTGATTGCGCTGAGAATAACGGCGACGGCAGCTGCAATTGCTGTGATCCCTCCACAAACACCAAGGATTGATGTCCATAACTGCTCAATGGTAAAAGTATAAACGTGCGGACCAGCATTTAACAATCCAATCATTCTGTAACACCACCTCCTCCAGCAGTAGAGCCGCCAGTGGTATCATTTTTAGGCGTCAGCGTTTTATTCAATGCGGCCAGTTGCTCGGCAATTTTCTGCAATGCAGTCACGATGGATTCTGTATTGGTCGTACAGTTCGTATCAAATGTCTGGATTGCTGCGGTAAGCTCCTTTCCGGTCTCATCGAGGATAAAGGGTTTTAGTATTTCCTGTGCCATATTTTCTCCTTTCTGTTGACAATTTCTTGACGATATGATATATTCCAAGCATGCTAGTTTTTCGTCGAGCTAGTATGTCGATTAGGCAAGGGAAGAGTCTCCGGTGGTTTTCCATCGGGGATTCTTTCTTTTTAGCTTAGAGCTATCGCATTACCAGTGATATTCTGGCTTCTGTTCGTGGAATAACAAATGGCGCAGCCAATCATCAACATAGATGCACAATAGCGCAAGGAAGAACCATAGCACAGTGAATGGGAGACAGATTTGGCCCAGTAGATTGAAGGGTAGGGAAGAGTAGTCCCAGATATGCAAGCCCATCATCAGGTTCAACGGGATGCCTACTACCAGTTCCATGCCGGTTACAAATAGTGCTCCGACGAGACCTTGTTTCCACATCGGCATTTCCCACGGAATGTAATTGTTCAATCCACCGATCACGACGAAGCAAATGCCGCCCACAACAGCCATCGTCCAGTGCGAATAACCACGCCAAAGAATTTCGATGCAATAATAAAGCGCCCCTCCAATCAGGAAGAGCGCGATACACTTTGCTAATTCTTTGTATTTTATTCTGACATCATTCATGAGACGACCTCCTTACCGGCTTCGGCCAAGTATGCGGTCAGCACAGGATCGTATGTAATTTCAATGGCGTCCAGTTCTGCCTGGGTCGTACATTTCTTAATGGCAAGCTCCAACTCCTGCTGACGAGATACAAATGGCTTTACATAAGTTCCAATTGCCAAAGCAAGTGCGGCCAATTCTTCGTAATTCCACTCCACGCACTCGTCACCAGTCGAATTCCACGTCAGCTTGAACGATTGCCCGGCGGTGGCGGAGATTTGATACAGCGCCAAATTCGAGGTCAGCAATGCCTGTTTCTCAGTCGTAACACTGTAATACTTGCCGTCTGACCACTGAATCGGGTGCGCAGCCAGATATGCAGACAGTGTCGTTTTTGATTCAGAAATTTTGTCTTCTTTACGAGGTTTGAGAGCTTCTTCTTCGGTTGGAACCGTACCTGATTCAATAATCTCATAGCGGTCTTCTTTGTCATCAATGGCCCAAAGAACACTACCTGGCAACGCAGAACTATTATGGTCGTTTAGCTGTGTCGCCATCGTAGAATATTGATCGCATTGTTCTTGAGTTTCGACTGGTTTCATGATAAAATATCCAACTTTAATTTCTTCGTTCAAATTTTTCACCTCTTCTTTCTAATAAAGCAACACTCATTTCCAAGTACCGACCGCGATCCACTGAACATCGTTATATGACATGCCGTGTCTTGCATAGGAAAAGCTAGTTGTAGAGCAACCAGTTATATATGAGGCGTTATTTGATGATGTAGTTGCAGTCAGCGAAATACTATACTGTGAATTATTGAATGCAACCGGGAAACTTGTACTGCCAGAATGATCGGATTCTTTATAAAAACCCCAACACATTTGAGTACCATTGCCAAACCTAACATAATAAATACCAGCACCAGTTTTGCCCGATGCGGTGACACCGTTGCCTGCGCTATTAGCAGTACCGGCGCTTGTAGCTTTACCATCGAATGATGCCGCGGTTACTTTTGTGAGACCACCACTGCCGTTACAGAACCTGTAATCATTTATAGTTGAATTGCGATATCCAAAATAGACAGCATTATTTGTTGGCGTCCCTGTAAAGTTGATTTCGTTACCTGCTGTGAAGTTGAGATAATCGGCAGAGTTTGCTTTATTTGCTACGTCAGCACTAGGGTGATAGTTTTCTGTATAGATGCGCTGCCAACCATACCAATCGTCACAACAATCTCGCAATGCTCTTGACCATAAACCTTTACCACCTGTCCATTCGCCACAGATTTCAACAGTACCGGATGCGCCTTGACCGAATCCAATTGTTGAAGTATAAGTAGTTGGCATTCCAGTATGAGCCGATGCGTTTGAATTGTAGCTATACACATTACCATATATTTGATTCCTGCCTGTTTGTGCGTTTTTTACTCCAACGGAATTTATAAACGAATGAGAATGTCCTGCGATAGCAAACTGACTCTTATGAACAGCTCTCAGTTCATAACCATTCCAACCGGCGAGCCAAGTATAATCTGCATAACTCATACCGTCTTTTGAGTAGGCAAATGTGGTAGTTCTGCCATCTCCGACATCTTTTATACTATTATGTGTGTGTCCAGCAACCGCGTAATCTCCAGTATTTTTAGTCACGATTGTTCCAAATCTACCACGGTCACAATACGATAAATTCGATGCACCGTTAGAATTATATGCACCATCCCAATACGCCATAAACGACATAGTAGGTACAATGGCATCGTCTGTTGCATTATTTGTCCAGTCTGTGCTGCCCTTGTTTGAACGTGATTTCGTATTCTTATATGCAGAATCTCCAAGACCAAGCCAACTACGAACTCCGTCTTTTGAGGCGGGGTGTATTTTCTTATCGGACGTATAACCAGCAACATAAGCAAGAGTTTTGGCATCAAGGTCAGCACCCTGCCAACCGATTTTGATGGTATTATTTGCGTTATTATAATCTCGGACACCTGTGGTAGCTATACCGGCAGTCGCAACATTCTTGTTTTTATCTGCGGTGTTGTCCACGTTCTCTAGGCCGACATCATTTTTGTCCAACTTGCGAAAGGTTGCTATACCATCTTTATCTTGAGGACTTGCCAATACTGTATCAGCTTGCCGAACGATCGTTGCATCCCAAACTCGCGTTGTATAGTCCTCTAAATTTTGAATTTTATGGTTATGACCAATGGCAGAATATACACTGTCTGCTTTGGATTTAATATAATCCCACAGAACAGTCAAAGGACGCCGATAATATTTTTGATTTGCGGTGTTTGTATCTTGTGTGATAATTTGGACACTATCGTTTAATGTGGTAGAATTTCCTATGCTTAACCCACTTATAAGTTCACTCAAATCATGCGTGTGGTCTGTGGGACTCTTTTTCTCAAGCTTCCCGTCCATTTCAGCCTCGGTATAATACCTGTCGTCGTGGTTATGCGCTTCAACAGGGAATGTCGTCGGCTTATCTCTCACATTTCCCCATGCAACACTATTTGCACTGTCTGCTGTTCCGGCAGTAGTTGCCCGCTTAACTGTTTTATCAGCATCCGCAATATTATCTACCTTTCCCAGTCCAACCTCTGCTTTTGTATAACTCGGCTTTGTTGCCGCCTTTGCCCACGGATATACATCACTTGCAGGCATCGAGGTAGGAAAGTCAGTGATATCTGCTTTTCCGTGCTGGTGGTTTTTCGCCGCAAAGAAATCTTGCGCCTTTGTTTTGATGTATTCCCATAGCACTACTAACTTGCGCCGGTAATAATGCGACTGCGTAATGTCCGTATCCTGTGTGATGATCTCCACATCATCATTCAAGGAGGTCGAATCTCCGGCAGGCAGCTTTGCGATAGCTTCGTCTAAATCGATAGTTTTATCATTCAGCAGTGTCCAGTTCCCACCCAAGAACACATACAGTTTATCAGGCTTCAAGTAATAAAGTTTTTCGGCTAGAGGAGCCAATGGTAAGTCACTCACAACCTCTAAATCGCTTCCGATTTTTACGTGAGCCGTAGCAGTGTCTCGATAGGCGTTTCCCGTGTCAAGGCAAACAATAAGCTGTCCATCAATTACAGGAGTCGAATCGAGCTGTGATTGCGCAATTTCGCGCAGAGATAAATTTGACATCAGAAAACTCCTTTTCGATAAAAAATAACCCTGCACTCCATTACAGAATGCAGGGATTCATATTAGATTATTATGTCTCAGCGCTTGCACCGGTATCATCAATCGGTTTCCAAGTCAGAGCCTTCTCAACCACCTTCACGCGGCCATCCATTGCAGTATTCAAACCATCTGTATAGGTTTTAGCCCCAGCGAGAGCAGCGTCAGCCTTCTTGGTAGCATCCGCAGCAGCCACAGAAACAGCATCATCATGAGAATTCTTCAATTCGGTCTGCGACACTTTTACGTTCCATGCTTCACGTTCTGCTGCAGTGATATGTACGGTAGTATCCTTCGCATGAGTATTAAGTGCATCCTGAATGGTTTTGACCTTGGTATCAACTTCGGTCTTTGTGTACGCATCAGGCACAGAAACATACAGACCATCTTCCTCAAGCGTTAGCGTATTATTTGCTTTTGCAGAAACCTTCACTGCGACACTGATCTTATTATCTGCAGAAACAGTCACCTCAGCGGACGGGGTTGCAACACCTGTATAAATATCAATCAGTGAGCCAACCGGAATCTTGATGACATCGCCACTGGTAAGTGTCAGTTCAATGTTCTTGTCCTTGGTATTATAAGTACCGTTCTTTACCACCAGATCCTTACCCAGCGCAATCGTCAGTGTATCACCACCAAAGACGGGCAGTTTGATTGTGCGAGTCTCTGCGTCATAGGTGGGCTCATGAACAACACCAGTCAGAGTAGTGGTAACAGGTTCATCACCCTTTGCCACACTCAACACACCAGCATTATAGGTAACATCTGTAACGAATTTACCCTTGATACCTTCCACTGCGGCAACCTTGGCATTGACATAATCGGCGACAGCCTTGGTGGTCGGAATATCATTGTCGGTTGCATCTGCCGGGATCTGAGTTACTGTGGATTTATTCAGCTGCACAAATTCCACGCCGTTCCAGATGTGCATACTATAATCTGTCATGCGGAAATAGATGATACCCTGAATCTGACCAGTCGTCGGCAGAGCAGAGACCATCTTACTGGTTTTCGTGTATTCAGCAGTGCCTTTGAATAACTGTAATGTATCAGTCGTAAAGTACAGCGTGTCCATATCCTTGGGGGATAGGGCATCATACCGTGCTTTCGTGCCATATGAAAATTTTACTTGTGCCATTTGTTCCTCCTTCTTTTTAGAATTCCGTCCACTGGAAATTTGTCTGACTCACAATAAACGGTTCAACTAAAAAGCGCCCCGTGGACGCACTTTGCTGTACGACCCACGGAGCGTATTTCCCTTTATTGTCTTTTATCATCACGGTCTGCCCAGCATATGAATCATCTGCAGCATTCAGCGCCTTGTTTGCTTCCGAAACCGTATTGAACATCAAATTTCGCGGACGAATCGTTTGAACGGATAAATCATCGCGCACATACTTCAGTTCAGAAGTGTCTTTTGTAATGATCATGTCACGTTCGTCAATCAGGCCAAGAGCAATGGCAGCATCAATATCTTCGTCATTGCCGTAGCCGAGTTTCGAATATTCTTTTGCCATCGTTGCCTCCTTATTAAGAGAGCGGATGGCTTAGAACGGAACCACCCGCATCGTATGAGAATCTGCACCAGAACCGCCGCCTGCAATTTCGACAGCATTGCCGATCTCTTTACCATTCGAGGTAAGCTGTAGGATGTTGTTCTGATATTTGATGTTGTCTGCCTTACCATCCAGATTGATATTCAGCTGGTCATACATACTCTTGTTCAGAGCAATCAACTCGATAAGGCGCTGGTCAAGCGAACTCAAAGCTTCATCGGGAACCACGTCTGCCCAGTTGCTAATCGGGATGATATGTACCACGCCTGGGCCAACCTTGCGCACATGTTGGATCGTTTCACCCTCGGCAGTCATCTCAACATCAGAGAAGGTCAGCCAGAACTCAATATCGCCAGCTTCGCTTGTCAGGTTCGTATCAAATGGCAGTTTATACTCCAACTTGTTTTTGTATAGCTCTGTAGATTTTTTTAGAATCTCAGTTTTATAGCTTTTGCTAACAGGGAGCTTGTACTCCAGCAAAACTGTATACTCAGTCATGTCTACGCCACTATAAATCGTATCAGCCAGAAAATGGAGGCTATCCACCAACTTACTGCGTTGCATAATACGCTCAGTCAGACTTGCGGTAATACTGTTATCTGCATTGATCAAAAAAGTGTACATGGCTTACACCTCCTTTCCGTTCACGATATACTCATACTCATCCAGAGAGATACGCCCTTCATCAAGCTTCTTCTTCAAAAATGAATTCTGCACCTTGTGGTCATGATAGAGTCGATGCAAACTTTCAACGAACTCGTTATATTTCTTCTCCTCGCTCATAACAGCCCTCCTTCAATCAGTGTCAGAGTATAAGCATCAATAATAGCCTCAGGCGAGGTTCCACCCAAGGCTTTGATCTGGTTATATTCGTATTTGTCAATTTCCTGCAACACAACAGTATCGTAACCATCAACAGGGATGTAATAGTAGCCATCTACATGCCAGATATACTTGCCATTGCTACTGATGATACCCTGTGCATCGTCTTCCGTGCAGTTCACCATAATGCCATGTTTCGGCTGGTATTTCACAAACTGAAGGCGGTCAAGAGCATCGATCGCTCGACCGTTTTTAAGTACCTTGTAATACACTCTCAACACCTCCTTAAATGCTGAACTCAACAGTTACACCCAGCGACTCAGACGGATAATGGAAGCCATACAGCTCGCCAGTTTCCTCAATTGCGTAGAAGTAGCCATCGTAATTAACAAACGGAGAGCGCAGCCAATACTTGGTCGGTTCACCATCTGCGTTATGCTTAATGCGGGATTCATTGCCAGTCAGGTAGCTGATAGTCTGACCTTCGTAGATGTATGGTTCATCGATCATAGAAGAGCTCACTTCAATCGCAGACGGAATGAAGAAGTAGCAGTCCGAAGTCACAATCTCCTTGCTCTTACCACCGGCAGAACTCGGCACCTTGACTTGCTTGACCAGCTGTTTCCAACCAATCGGAAGCGCATCAACCAGACGAGAATCCAGATATTCGCGCAGAGAAGTGTTCGCCCAGCCACCCGCATTCGAAGAGGAACTGTTCAGCGGCATATTCTGACCCAGCGTGTCTTTCTGCAGGAAGGTAATAGAGCAGCGCTTGTTGGAGTTGTCACTCAGATAGAAGTTCTTGAAGCTTGCAACCTCAACAACCAGATCATCGTGTGTCCATGCGGCCAACTCACGGCAAGCAGCATCACCAAGGTCTGCGTACCAAAGCTTAGACCAATAAACAGTACCTTTAGCATGGCTCTCATAAGCACCATCGTCTGCTTTTGCACATCCAAACACCAATGTAGCGTTCGTCTTAGTAATGCGAGTACGAGCGATTTTTGTGTAGGAAATGCTGGAACCATAAATATTAGAAGAGTAGACATACAGCCCGTTGTCTCCCTTGATGTGTCGGATAACGATCATATCGCGGGAACCAGCAGAAGCGCCGTTTGCAGAGTCAATACCCCATGTCATCTTCACACCATTTGAGTTCCAGAGCTTGATACCATTCATGCCATTCTGCTCAAAGCACTGCATCAGAACGGTGTTATTTGCATTAGCTGAGTCTATCTTGTAATCAACAGCCAGCACAAAATCTCTGTCCTCATCAAACAGGGTGACGTCTGTATCAACGTAGGTCTTTCCGTCAAATACCTTCGGCTCATTGAACAAAACCTTTTCAGTGATATCGTCATAAGAGAAGTCATTGCCAAGCTGAATTGTAACCTCATCCTTTGCTTCAACAACAGTCTGTTCTACGCCAACCTTATTCATTGCGTAGATTTCAACCGGGCGCAGTTGACCGATTTCCTTTCCGTCAAAGTAGTTGGAAACATACTCACACACGTCATAAACAGCGTTGATATCCTTGTCGCCAACAACATAACCACCCTTATCCCAGCCGCTAAACAGGTAATACTTGAATGCAGTCTCTTCTGCGGTATAGACCGGAGTGTCGCCGGTATAAAGCACCATAGAACCATACGGGGCAACAGTTTCCTGCAGCACAGCGCCACGGTTCATATAGCGGACAGTGTACTTGCGCACAGATTCGGTATAAGTTGCGGTAACAGTCTGATTGCTGAAAACAGTCGTAAACTCAGTATCCCAGCCGCTGAAAGTAAAGTCCGTAGAGATGGTGCTCTCAGCAGTAGGTGTCGGAATCGGATTCTCTTCACGGGTAACAGGGTCAACTGCCTTACCACCCTTATCAATGTACTGGATGTCCAGAACAGTGCCGTCTTTATTCACAAACGTCCACTTGAACTGCTGAACCAGCGTGTTATAAGTGATATTCAAATCAGGCCACTGTGCCGTAAACTCTGCCAACTGACGCTCACGCATAATGGGCACATGGACACTACCTTCAACAACAGAATGGTCAGTGTTATAACCGTTTTCATCCAAGCCGGTCATCTTCAGCAGACGATCCAGCAGGGAAGTATCATCCAGCTGCCAATCAACGCCGGTCAGACGCACACGGTTCAAACTCGTGCACTTTGCCAGCATTCCAACTAGGTCAATAGTCGGGCAGTTCTCGGCAGTCAGAGTGGTAATGTTCTTATAATCTGTAATCTTTAGGTCAGTCAGATAATTCAGATTCTTAGCGCTCAGGCTTGCAATCGCAGGCAGTTCGGCCTTCTTGATCTTACCACCTTTAGCGAATGCGACACCAGTAATCCCAGAGCCACCAGCGTAGAACTCTTCCAGATTCGTACAACCAGTCAGACTAATAGATTTCTTCAGGTTCGGCACGTTCTGCAGGTTCAAATGCTCCAGCAGAGTGTTGTTACCAACTGCGAAATCCGTCATGTTCGTATTCTTGTAACCCTCGACAGCAGAACCAATCTTCAGGTCGGTCAGCTTTACGCCATGGCTGAAATCAACATAGCCAGGGTAGAAGCCAGAAATGTCACCAATACTCTGGATGATAGAGGCGTTATAGACATAGACCTCAGTATCATTCATAGCCTCGATCGGGCACTGGATTGCATAAGTCTGGCCACGCTTGCCACGCACCTTCACAGGGTTAGAGCCGTACCGCACAGAGACGTAAGTGTCAGCATAAGGAATAATATGGAAAGTGCCATCGGGCTTCACGCCCGTCCAGTTGGTCGGAGTGTAACCGCGAATGGTCATATCATCCGAAGTACAAGTAGCACCTGTATATTTAGATGCCATGTATTTTTCCTGATAGCGCTGGAATTGACGCCGCTGATGACGTTTGTTACCGTGCATCATAGGCAGATAGCTGGTCGTTCCATTGTCCTCATAAGTACGGAAATACTTGCGCCGCATGTCCATGATCCACAGTTTCTCAGGCTTTACGTCCTGATAATCCTCAAATTTCTTCAGGATACGGGTAGAACTCCATGCCAGAGCACTCTCACGATTCAGGAACATCTTTGCAAGGTCATCCGCAAACAGGTCGCGAACCTTACACCACAGCTTCGAGTCATGTGCGTTAAACACGCTCTTTGTGCCGATGGTGTCAGTGTCCTCGTAGCCGTAGCTCAGAGTCAGACCACCCTCGTTATCGTTGCCCATAGCGGTATCGTTATCATAATCAAAGCAGAAATCCCAGTGAATCAGGTCAGTCGTGTGCGGGAATACGTTCTTTGCACGGTTATCCACCATGGTATGGCGCTCTGTAAATAAATAATGGAACAGGGTGGAATCCTTGACAAAGTAATTTTCAAAGTTCTTCTTGAACTCCTCGTCATCAGCATTCACGACCCAATTCTGCACACGAATCCATGCGTTTTTCGCATCTTGAACTTCTTGCTCACTGCAGTTCTTGTTGATGTAGCGGAATTCAAAACTGTGGTCGCCGTTCCAAGTTTCCTCAGAAAAGTCTCCACTCAAGAAGCGAGTCTGTGCATCGGTATTGTTGTCGATTTCAATGATGACTTCCTTGTGGTTGTTCGGGTCCATGCCCATCGTGTCACTATTCTTCTTAGAGTTACCAAAATCGCCACAAGCATAAAAGTGCCACTGACCATCCTTAAAGACAGTTGCATTAGCGGTATCGGTCTCCTGAATAAACACAACACAGGGATAGAATGCCATGGTGTCGCGCACCTTCGGATTATCCTTGCGAGCCTGACGAATGTACGGATTAAACTCGTTGAACTCATCTGCCAGCAGAGCATTATTTGCATTCTCAGAGGAGGCAACATTGACTTTGATGTTAAAATACTTCTCGCCAACGCTGTTTTCTGTAAATGCATATTTGCTGCCAGTGCTCTCGTTACCAAAGGTAAAACCGCCAGAGCAGTCAATGTCAATATTACGACCGGATTCGCCATAAGCATTAGAGCTAGTACCTTGTCCTTTGTGAGAGCCGGTAGCGATCCAGTTGTCTTCCACGGCGCGACCATTCTTATAAATGTGCTGAATAGTCGTATTCGGCACTTCGTTCTTCTTGCCAGTCGTAAAGGTCGGAGCAGAGATCTTGATAATGCGCAGGTCTGGACACTTCTCAGCCAGCAAGTCGGGGTTCAACTCGCCGCTCACGTCCGTAATGTCGTTGCGGGTGTAACGTTCAATCATTTCCTCTGCGTTCTTTGCGTCTGCAATAAAGTTGTCAAGGATCTCATCGTCTGTCAGGTTCATCATGTAGGACTTCATGCGGTAAACCTGTACGTCGCAATCAGGAGAACCAATCGTAATGCCCACAGGAGATGTCTGTGTAAAGTTATCGCTCGCATCATACAGCTCAACACGGCAGGGAATACCATCCAGCCACAGAACCATTTCCTTATACTGACTATCGGGCAGAATATTAAACTCGAACTCCATGAAATCATCTTCACAGGTCGGTAGAGAAATACTGTTCTGCTCACTGGTCAGCGTGATTTTCTGTGCCTGAATATTCAAGCCAATGCCGCCATTCAAACAAGTCAGTGCCGTAGCATCGTAGTTTTTAACATTCGTGGTTTTAAAAACAAGCTTGAAATTCTTGCCCAGCTTCTTAGCGTCGTTACCAAAAAGCTTATAGCTGATAGTTGCTGTCGTGCCAGCCTTAACACAGAAGTAGGTATCGCCATCTTCGTCCAGCTGATAACCGCCATTAGACCAGTCAAAGTTATCGCTGACAGTCAGGCTGTTATTGCCATCCGTCCACAAACGAGTTGCATCTGCGTTCGTTTTACCGGCAGGGTTAAAATCAAATGCCAGATTCGTCTTGACAGGCTCAATGGTAATACCAAGCTCCTCGATGGTAACATTGATTGTCTTGCTTACAGAGCCGCATACAATTTTTAGCACATGAGAACCAACGTTAGCAGATTTCCAAGTCCATGTCTGCATTGTGCGACCAACAGTCAGGGTACCAGTCTTTACACCGTCAACTTCCAGTGTTACAGTGGTCGTAGAACTGGAAGGGTCATAAACGGTGTAATTGATTGCGACATTACTATATTGTTTTACGCTTGCCATCTTTGTAGCACAGCTGATAATAGGTGTTGTATTGCCCTCAGTTGCCCACATGATGTCTTTAGCAATCTTATTACTTGTAACCTGTTTCCCATTGATCTCAGCGGTCATGGAAACTTCCACAAGATGTGCACCATGGGCTTGAGCAGGAATCGCATAAGTCATCTGTCGGCCAGTAACAGCGGTCGTAGTAGAGCCAAGCGGCGTTCCATCAACCGTAAAATTGATAGTTTTGGAAATATTGCCATACGGAGTGTAACGGAAAGTAACCTCGCCGTTGTATACCAGCGTATCATCAAAAGAGCTCTCCAAGTAGAACTCAACGACATTGACTGTCCATGTCTTTGTTCCGATGCTGCCAACGCTATCTGTGACTTGCAACTTGACCGTATTATCACCGCTGTGCAGATACTGAGTCACATCAAAGCTATTCGTTCCCTGAATGACGGTCTGTGTTCCGACTTTTGTGTTGCCAACGTACCAGACGCCAGTAGCGGAGCCAGTATCGTCACCAGAGTTGTCCACAGAAGTGAACTTATAATTGATAATAGCGGGGTCGCCTGCAATAACAGTCAACGCAGAACCATCCAAACGCTCGATGGTAATCACGCTGGAGTTTCCGCCACCGCCGCCACCGCCTTCAATGATGACCTGTGTTTTCACCGTGCCATTTTCCAGCAGACTCAGCTTAGAGTCCTCATAAGTGATATCATACTCGCGGCCAGAATTCGGATCGGGTTTCACATTGTTTAGTTGCTCTCGAATGTCAGAAATGTCACCATTGATGGTGTCAATAGAGGTCTGTAAGCCAGAAGTTGTATTTTTCACCACCGTCAGGTCGTTCGCCACAGTCGTAACGCTGGTTTTTTCGGCCTTCGCTTCCAGCAGCTTGTCCGTTGCTTCCTTATTATAATAGTCGCTCTGCAAAGTGTTCGGCAGATCCCCCACTTCAGTCTTCAGGTCATCCAGAGCGCTTTTTGTATTTTCCAGTTCTGTCTGAACAGGGGAGAGCTTATCAGCGATTTTTGCTTCGACCGTCTTATTGTATGCAGTCACCCAATCTGCACTAGGGTCAGTATTCAGGGTGATGGTTTTAATGACTTTGTCTCCATTCAGAAACTTGATTGTCTGTGTCTCGGCGCTATACTGAACATCAAATTTAGCTAGACCGTCCACTTTTGCAATCTCACCACGGAGCAGAGCCGTAAATCCATCGACTTCTTCCTTGGTGTAATAGTTCGCTAATGTATCAGCCAGACCATCCACAACAGCCTTTGCTTCCTGTGCACTTGCCGCTGCTTTGCTTGCCGCTGTCTGTGCTTCACCAACCTTCTGACTCATAGTAGCCAGGAACTGGGTATACCAGTCATCGCCGGTCGGGTCTGTCATTCCAGAACCAGAAAGGGCCTTCAAAACAGTCAGCTTATCATTCGGACGAGTACGCCACAGATAATTCTTGGATTCGCCAGAGTTGGGAACCGTAATTGCGCCTGTCGCAATGATCTCAAACTTCAGTGCTCCTTCTTTGGCCGTTGCATAGTTGCTTACCATCCAGTAGAAACGAATCTTGTCATTGCTATATGACACGTTCACGGGCGCAGTATAATTCTCATTGTTGTCAGCGTTCACATAGTGGATCTGGATCGTCATCTGCATCAGGTCTACGCCATCGTAATAACGCGGCATTTCAAACGGAATGACCTGACTGTTGTTTTCCTGAGTAATATTTATCTGATTCGGATTCAGCGTAATATCTTTTCCAGAATCGACCGTAGAATAATCATTGTCCGAAAATGTATCATACCATGTGTAATTGCCGCTCCGTGTGAAATTTGATTCCACCTGGTCAGCTTCCAAAGTCGCGATTTCATCATTGGAGTCAACGACCGGACGCTCAGCCTTCACAGAAGCCTCCATCGTCATTACAGGATTCGCAGCGGCCATACGTCTGGATTTGTTAAAAGAAAGTGCCATCTACTCACTCCTCTCGTTTATCTCGTTAAGATTCTGCCGTCAGACTCGGAAAATACCGGTCCATCAGAGAATCCATGTAATATGTGTGCTTGGAATTTTGTGCATTGCCTTCGCCTACAATGTAGGGATAGTATGGGTAATACCGGCTCAAGCTCAAAGACATCGTTCCTTCTCCCAGATTGATACTGATGCTCTTGATGATCCACTCGACCGGTGTTCTTGAATTCAGATATTTTGCCGCATATTCGATCTTTTCATTTACGTCAAGCCAGGGGACCAGCAAGATCGTAATTGAAAGACCATCGGTCAACCGTGCGCGTTTCCATAGCTCATACTCTGCTACTTCCATAGCTCGTGCATCGGTGGTATATCCTTCATAGTCTCCGCCCGACAACACTTCATTGCGCCGCCCGATTTTCTCCACTGTCATTTGCGAATTATACAAATCATCGATATTATTCGGGTCATTCACACAGATGAATTTCAAATTGTCACAATTTTCTTCCTCTTTCTGTGCTGCAATTTCTGCGGCAGTCGGGATAGTATCAACTAACTTCACCATCGCATGAGATTGCTGCTGTCCGATAAAATAAAAGCAGGATGTCGTCGCGTTAAATTGGATGACATAATATTTGCTACCCTGCATAACAGTCGCATCCTGTTCGTTATCGTTTCCATCTGGGTCTGTAGTTGAAGCAAACAGTTTGGATATCTTTTGCGTTTGACCAGCTTGAACGCTTCCGTCCTCTAACTTAGAGTTGTAAGTAATACTCCAAATAATGTTCAACGCGCCTTTTTGTGTAATGGTCACAGGGCATCTGAATGCAATTTTTTTGTCCGATGTAATGGATGGGCCACTGCCACTTGTGCCGGCAGGAAAACCAGCAGAATCAGCTGACACTGTAAGAGACAGCGTATGAGTTGAAGCATCGTAACTTGTGTTATCTGGCGTTGCGTAACAATCCGCGTCAATCGTCGCGCCAAATACCTCAACGACATTGCGTACAGAAGTATAATCTACGCTGGCCGATTCTCCATCCGATGTGACAAGACTTGCAAATAAGTCGCAATCCAAAACCGGTGGGTCATTGAATCCGCTCGGAATCTCCTTGCACACAAAAACATCATCATCAAAATACATTTCAAATGGGTAGTACAAATCCCGCAGTTCTGTGAGCATCTGCCAGATCGTTGTGCCAGTGTCGTAATCCAAATCATGTGGGACTTTACGGCTCCAATAATCAATGCAATATTTTGAGAATTCGCTTTCCTTCATTACCGCTTCAATACTTTTGTTGATATCTGCTTTTTTGTCGATTCGATGTGCTTGTCCTGCCAGCTGCCCAGCCAGGTCGCCATTCAGTCGGGATACCATATCCACACAAGAAGCACTCACTGTATTCGTTGTAGAATTGTATGTGAACCCATTGGAACTGAAACTAAAACAGCCCTGGTTATACCAATGGATCGAAGAAGTATCAAAATAACTGCTAGAAGCGTTTCTTGAATACTCGTCAAAGACCTCTCCGTAAATTCGGGTAACTCGTTTCCGTCCTTCGAATACGGCAGATTGAATATCGTGCATCGAATGGTCAACATAACGGCTGGTCTTTCCATATTCCTTGCGCAGTTCCGCCTCGCTCCAACCAGAGATCGCGCTCACATCAACTTTTTCCAATGTCGCGCCATTCAATTTCATACCTTCCACTGCGGCAATCATACATTTAACGCGAACCTTCTGTCCGTAGATTGTTTCATCAATGCCGGTCGCGTCCGCTGTTAAAATATTGTCGGGTGTCATACCACCAGGCATTGTTTTTATCTTTGCAACAAGAGCATCAAAATAATTCCAAAGGTCATTATCCAATAGTGGAATCAGTCCGTTATTTGTTTGCAATAGGGGAGTAAACGCTATATAAGGCCCAGTTTCACTATCCGTCTCATAAAGCGGGTCGTCTGAACCAAGAACCGTGGAATACGTACCAGCTTCGATTTCATAAGCTTTCGCAAATTCGCTGTATCGCAGCATATTACTGGACGTCCAGTCGATCTTGTCGCGGTTCAAATTGTCGATATTGCCGTATTTCGCATAGCCGTAAGTCTTAAAATTCTGAATCTTCTGGTTGTAATATGTCACGGCATTGATGTATCGGATGTCTTGTTCGGTCAGTAGAGCAGGAGATTTATCGCTGATTTTTGCTTTGGATCTTCCTGCCAGACCGATGTAGACTCGCACATTTCGACTCAGCCATTCTTCCTCTGTGATGTTAGAAAGATTGCTGTTCTTCCCTAGATACATCGTCACATTAAAGGTTCGCCGCACATCGGACTCACTGTCAATGGAAATCGAGCCATCAATCGCAACACCTTCCAAAGAATCAATCGTCGCAAAATCTTTGTTTAACAAGTCGATTCGGCAATATACGTGAGAGGAATGATTCTTTAACAGAGCGAGGTCTTCATCTGTCGGAAGATATGTCATACGCTACCTCCCGGTTCATAAGAACTCAGTCCATTGTTGTACATATCTGCTTCACTCTCGATACTGCCGATCTCCACAAATTCGAATTCGATCATGCCCTTATCAACATGCTCTGGGCAGGAGACAGTCACGTTCCCATTGATGCCAATGAGCCATTCGCGGCCATCTTCCATTTTGAGCACTTTTGCCTTGGTATCTGTCAGCCAGGCACTCAGTTCGTCGCGGAACGCATTTCCACCGTCGATATCAAAACTATCATCTGTATGCTGGAACCGAATACCAACGCCACTAAAACTACCAGTGTAATAATTCGCTTCACTGCCAGAGAAGAGGAATGGATACTTATTGCTCATCGTCTCAACCACTGCGGCAGAACGCACTTTATTTAAGCTATTAACCTTTGGCTCAAGTACGATCCGATAAGTCTTATCCCCATCGGTCAACATTGCACCATTAAAAGAGCTCTTTACCGTTGTCTTGATGTAACCAAGCTCGATTCCATTCGCGACAGGGGAGAGTGCGTACTCATATTCCGTGCCACGTCCTGCTGCATACAGGTCCGAAAATCCAACCGTCACATAACCATTGTCGGATGTATAAACGGTAAGGTCGTTAAAATCAGAGGTCGAAAGAGCCGCGCCGGAAGGGGAGATTACCTCGAATCGGTAATAAGCAACTTTATCAGCGAAAGAACCGGATAACCATGTGAGTGCCTCACTCGATGCCCGGAACTCGCTGCCGCTGCTATAGAATTTTGTTGCTCCAAGAAACGACTTTGTGCTGGAGTATGCGCGGAGACCGAATTGTTTATCTGTCGAGCTAAAATGGTATGAGTTGATTCGTCCAATGCTGAGATAATCCGACAAAACAGAACTATTCGATGCACTCACAGTGCCCGATTCGTTGATGTGTTGGTTTGTCCATGCAACTTTCACGGCCAGTCGATTTAGCGCAATGCTTTCCTGATAGATCGTCATCCACTGTGCCGTGCCTTTTTTACGTCGCTTGAACCGAACTGCATTCACACCGGTGCTCTGCGTCAGATAATACTTTGCATACAAATCGATCTGTGCGCCCCATTTGTCATTGGTGGCGGTGATTTGTGCGTCTCCAATGGCTTCTGTATAGTCCGTATAGATCTGCAAAAATCCAGTATCCAGCTGGAAACCACCCACCGATTCCGCTTTTGCCCGTACATAATAGGTCGTATGATTGTCCAGTCCGTTCACATCAAAACTCTTCATGGAGTCACGATAATAAAAGCAATTCGATTGCGTAATCAATTCCTTGTTTTCGTCGTACAGGTAATACTCGTAGCGATTGATGACTTCACCCTCCGCAATGGGGTAGTTATAACTAAAATCAAAGGAATAAGAAGGAAAATTGATGGTCTTAACCTTACCAAGTGTCAGTTCCGTAGAGGCAAGATACGGCTCAGAATGGCAGTAAAATAAAATGCGGTCACTGTATTCAGAGAACATATTTGTCCCAGCTAAACGGCATCGAATCACGATATAATACGGGTCATGCCGGTTTTTCATCAGATTTGCCGAGAGCGTAAAATTTCGCGCAAGGCCAGAACCAGTAGGTGCCACCGTACCAAACTTATAGATGCCCTGGTCTGTCATGTTCGGAGCAGTTGGATTATAACCAGTAGCCTTATCGAAGATGATAAAGGCGACAAGATCAATGTCCGCATAGGCCGCAAACTGGAACGTGACCTGCTTCGAGCCATCAAATACTCCAATTTTAGATAAGATAGGTTTCATTTTATCACCTCCGACGTGTGTTTATTTAAGATTTCATAACAAAGCAAAGTGCGCCGTCTTCATTTACGGCCATCCCAAGCTCTGCGAGAAAATTTTTCAATGTAATAGCAGCCACTGTTTCATTCAGCGCAGTGACAGAATCATTTGTGTCCGAAATACTCTGTGTCAGTTCACCGTAATGGTCGGATTCCGTTGACTTGGCATTGTTCAAATCGGTCGTTAAAGTACCGATATTTGTTTTGTTTGTCTTTACCTGATCGCTTGCCGTTTTCAAATCGGCCTGCAACGTTTCAATGTTTGATTTGTTTGTACCAATCTGAGAATTTGCCGTCTTGAGGTCGGTCTGCAAGGCTTCGATATTCGTTTTGTTTGTACCGACCTGTTTCTTTGTCTTATTGTAATCCCATGCAGTAAACGAGCCGACATTTCCTTGAATCTGTTCCACTGAATCTTTTACTTTTTCAATTGCTGTTTTATTATCCGAAACACCCTGCGACAGTTCATTATAGTGACTGGTTTCAGTATCGATCTGAGTATTCAAAGTTCTATTGACTTCTTTTGCAAAGGTGTCGTCTGTATATTTAGTTGCTAAAATCCAATCGTCCTTGCTGTATGACTCTGTATCGCCGCGTGATTTGATGCAGACATACAGGTCTCCAGACGGGCCCTCTGTCCAAATATCTCCTGCGTTATACATCGGCGTTGGTTTTTGTGTGAACGTCTGACTTTTTGAGTTCGCCGTATCACGAGCATAGATTGCCATGGAGAGAGCATTGATTAGGCCAGAATCCGTGATTCGCACCCACTCATAACCTTCGCCGGTGTCTGCCCAGCGGAAGCAGTGATTCCTTCGGACATTCTGATATAAGTCACCATCATGGGCTTTCTTTTGCTCATCAGTTGTCCAATTTACAGAGGGGTCATTCGAGCCTTTTTCATTGGGGTCTTTGTATCGATAATACGTTGTAATCGTGTTATTGATCTGGGACTGAACTTCTTTCTGTTCAGAATTCGCTTTGTCTGATAATTTTTCCAAGTCGTTGCCGAGCTGTCCGACAACCGATTTGATATTCAATAGTTCAACATTGGTATTGCCTTCCGTCACAACGATGTTTCGGAAGTTCTTCTGCAATGCCGTCACAACAACTTTCTGTCCAACGCTATATTCGTGAGAACTTGTAAACCGATACACACCGCCAAATGCGGCTACTTTATATGCGGTCCCCGCCTTTTCGGTGATTACACCATAAGTTGATGTATCAAATTTTGCTTCGTCTACGGCTTTTCGTGCGGCAGAAGCAGTTTCTTCAACCAAGATATCAAGTGCTGATTTTTCTGACATGTTCTGCCTCCTGAAAAAATAAAAAGCCGACCCGCTGGGCTATCCCAGTGGTATCGGCATTGTGTGTAGATATTCGATTTAGCGCTTATTCCATTCCTGCGCCATCCGGGTCGAGAAGTTCTTCTTGATTTCAGAAGCCAGATCCTCAGAGTTGCCAACAGGATTGTTGATCACAATATTACCAGTCGAGAAACTGGTGTTGCCAGTGCTCTTCGTAGTAATCGCCTGAGAACCATACTTAGCCATCTGTTCAGAGAACCACTTGTTCGGGTTGCCACCCATCTCAAACAATTTCGATGTAATATCAGCAGGCACCACACCATCACCAGTTTCGAGGTAAGTGTAACGACCAGATTGTGGCTTACGAACCAGAAGCTCAGGGCCAAGCTCGTCAACATTGGCGAAATGACTCTTAGATGCAGACTTTAAGCCGGAAGCGTGTTTGCCAAATAGACCACCAAAGAAATCCTTTGCAGCATTTCCAAGGTATTTTACTGATTCTACAACCGAACTGATCGGATGTGTGACTGTATGAACAGCATTTTGTAAAAAATTGTTCTTTGATTTGTCTTCTGTGTTATATTTTGTAACCGTGTCAAGCAAAGTGCCAACTGGATTCAGCACCCATTCATACCATGCGTGTCCTGTATTCTTTGCAACTTCTTCCGAATCGGATGCTTTTTTGTTGACAGCATCAATTGCGCTGGCAATCGCACTGAAACCTGCTGACGTCGAATTAAGGTTTGTATTGACAGAATTGACGGTATCAGAGCAGCCCTGCTTTGTAGCGAGGTAAGCCTGATCCATGGTCCACTGCATATTCTTCGACAAGTTCGTAGCGCCCGGCTCCACATTCTTCCAAGCATTGTCTGCATCGGTCTTCAGTGTACCTTCCGCACCAAATGTAGCATTACTCTGAGAAGTAATTTCTGCCCAAGCTGTTGAAAGCTTGTCTTTCGGGTTATTTGCCAAACTGCTGACACCCTGTTCCACAGCACCCCAGCCAGAATCAAAGCAGGCACGGGTATCATAGAGCATCTTCTCTGCGCTTCCGCTGGAATCTGCCCATGCTTTACTCAGTGTCTGGTAGGTACCATTTGCCAAATTCTGAACGCCACCGCCGCACTGCTCCCAGCTGCCGACCATCGTGTTACGGATGGTATCCATTGCCTTGGTGCAGCCATCAGAAGAGGACTTATATGCGGAATTCAGTGTATTTGCGGTTTCCTGAGACATGCCAGTAGAAGTAGCATAGACGGCATTCCAACCAGAAGTGTAAATGCTCTGCATCGACTGGAACAAACTCTTTGTGATGTCATTCAGTTGGTCAGAACTCATACCGGCGTTGCTGTCGATCGCATCGTACGTCTGATTCACCAAGGCTTCCATCTTGCTGAACATTTCAGAACTAATCGAAGTGATCTTATCTTTGCTTACGCCAGTCTCTTTTGCCACAGAAGCCCACGTACTTTCAAACGTAGACCGCATCTTGTTCATTGTGTCGATGGTTTTGCTCTTTGTACCACTCAACAGTTCCGTAGTAGAAGAATACTCTTTTGCGCTCTTTGAGATAGCGCCAGAAACACCGGAGCTGAAGCTGCCCAACAGTTTCCCCATATTGGCCTTGCCAAACATGGTCTTGACTCGGCTAAGAATGGTGCCAGCAGCCGTCGTAACACTTGTTGACCCGCCCTGGAACGAGTCATTCATGGAGTCAATCAGGTCTTCTGTGCTCATCTTCACGGTATTCCATGCAGAAGAGAAAGTGTTCACAACAGAGCTTGCAAGAACCTGAGAAGCTTTTGTGACAGCCCCTTCATCGACCTTGCCTTCTACGACATCTTTCGCGGCAGAAGCGCCAAGAATCTTACCGACATTTTCAGTCAACCACTTGAGCGGGTTTTTACCGATCGTCATCAGATTCTCAGTCTCATTTGCAGGAATAACACCGTCGCCCTTTTCGAGATAGGTCATCCGGCCAGTCTGAGGCTTACGGACGATAATTTCGTCGCCTTCTTCATCAACATTGTACGGAGCAGACTTCTTGATTTTCTTATCGCCTTTTGCCTTTTTGCCCCAGTTCCACGGCCAGATCTTCCACGAGCCAACACCCTTTTTGCCAGAAACAGAACTAGATGTGCTGACACCATCGCCACTTTCCTTGAACTTCACACCGAAGACTTTGAGAATACTCTTGATGGTGTTCCAGATATTGTCCAGCATCGTACCAAGGCCAGTCGCATAGTATAGGGATTTCGCACCATATTCTAATTTTTGCCACAGACCTTCGCCCTCAGCGGCCATCTTAGCATATTGAACCGACTTATCCCAACCCTCAACAGGGGAGAGGTGATAGAGCACGTTACCAACACTGCTTACGATCTTCTCACCAGTCGTGCTATTTTGATCTGCCCAGATCTTGGTGTTTTCTTTACTGATCTTACCGAATTGCTGAACAGCGTTATTTACAGCGACCGCAATAAGTGCGCCAACGACAGGAATAGAAGAAATACCAGTAGTTACCGTGGCAGTTCCTGCTCCAGTTGTCGCCGCTGTAGATGCTCCAGTTGTCGCCGCAGCTCCACCGAACCGTGTGAGTAGATTGCCAGCGCCTTTTTGAACGACTTCTTTTTTCGCCAAAGTAGCCAGAGTCTCGTCCACACCAGCTTCAACGCCTGTCGCTACAATTTTACCAGAGAAAATTCCCTTTAACTTATCCCATAGACCAGTTGCCGCTTTAATGATAGGATTGTCTGCATTCGCTTCGAGTGCCGCACCGGTATTGTCTAGGAATGTTCCAATTACTTCCTTCGCTGCTGTTTCGAGCCCCTTTGTTTTCGCTGTACTTATGAAATTACCGATATTGCCAAACAGACCATTCTTGCTAAACAGACCAGTCAGTCCGCCACCGTCTGTGCTCTTTCCAAGCGTACTAATCCACGTCAGCACATTATTCAGAGTCTCAAGTGTCGTAATCAGCTTCTCAATTTTAGTGATAATTTCGTTGACATTCGTGACGACCTGTGTGGATTTCATATTGCCGAGGATAGAGTTTTTCCAATTTTCATTGTAAGAAATCATATCATCGTAGGTCATCTTGTCGAACTCTGCGAGATATTTCTTCTTCTTCTCATAATCCTCAAAACTGGAGCCAATCAGCTCGTTATTTTCCTGGACGGCCTTCTTCAGTTTGTTCAGTCGATCAATCTCGTCCTCTTTGCGGTTCTTTCGAATCGTGTCATCCAGTGTAGACTGTGCATCACGAACGGCGTTCTGGTCAGCCTCCCACTCGAAGCCACTTCCGCCGGCATGATAAACATGGACAGTCTTATTAGCTTTGGCTTTTTCGAGTGCGTCCTGAGCTTTGGAGAGTTCAATGGCTCGTTCCTGGGCATCATTCTGTTCATTCAGTGCATCGATTCGCTTGTCAATCACGTCAAGCCATGCGTCGCCCTGAATCTTGAGGTCATTGGACTTGTCCGTATTGAACTGTTCAAAGACACCAATCAAGTCAGATAAAAGTGATTTGATATTCGAAAGGGTGTCTTCGAAATTCTTGGCCTTATCAGCCGCACTGGTAAATCCATCGCCAGCCTTATCAACTGCCGCAAGTAATTCACGAAGTCGTTGAGCAAGAGCTTTTGTCTGGTCAGCCTTGTCATACTCGTCAATCATTGCTTGAATCTTTAATTTGAAGAGTTCTTTGTAAAGCTGCGTATCAAACTTGATCTGGTCGCCTTCAAGTTTCAAGCATTTGATTTGGTCGTCACTCAGACTCATGAGCTTCTGATAATTATCAATGCTCAGACCACCATAGGTATTATACTCTTTAACAATGTCTTGGATGTCAGAAAATGCGCTCTGGAACCCATCAATCTGATTGTTGGCACGTTCAATCGAAGAACCAATACCGTCGATGTACTCGCGAATGCTCATCACATTCTGAGAGATCTTAGCCGCAGCGTCCTCAAAACCTTGAGCAAGATATTCTCCAGCCTCACCACCAGTCTCACGAGCAGTTGTTGCAAGCCCTGCGAGATAATCAGCAAACATCTGCTTGAATGCATCGCTATTGTAATCAATCTCACCGGTTTCTGGATTCAAAGCATCTTTATATGCTTGATTGGTAAACAAATCTGTGTTACCATATAAATTACGGATAGCTTGGAATTTCTTCTCGATATCATCCGAATCTAAGAACCCAAAATCGTTGTCTTGCTTATTCAAGCCAACACTGTATAAGTCAGAAAATGCGGATTTTATAGCGTCCGTCTTTTCCTTGGCTTCATCCATCGCAGTGCCGTAACCCTTGATAGCGTCAGTCAGCTGCTCAAAAGAGATGGTTGTTGTATCTACATTCTGATCAAGATAATTCAGAATTTTATTCATCTCATCAGCTGATTTTCCGCCATCTTTTGCGGCATTCGCTTCTTTGAGTTGTTCTTTCACAAACTTACGGAACTGCTCTACATTGATTTGGAGCTTATCGCCTTGCTTTGTTAGGCAAGCCGTGAACTTATCATCCAGACCAATCAAAGACTTTGCTGTGTCAGCACACAGATAACCATACTGGTTATACTCCTTCATTGCCTTATTTAAGGTATCGAAGGCAGAAGCTACATCAGTTACAGATTTGGCAGTATTCTTATTCCGGTTCTTGGTTTCCTTATCAAAACCATTCATGTGCTGACGGAACTTATCCGAATTGCCCATAATTTGGTCAACAGTTGCGTCCAAAATATCTAAACCAGAAGCAAGGCCAGCATAGACCTCTTTAGTCCTTTCTGGGTCAACAGACCATGCTGCATCTCCATTTGCCAAGAACTCTTGTGCTGCAGCGGCTGTCATAGATGCTTTTGCAAACTCGCCAAGGGCAGGACAGACCCGTTCAGTCAAAGCTGTTGCTTGGTCTTCTGTTGCCTTGGTTGCATCCTCGACTGCATCCTTCTTTTCGCCCTGAGCAATCTTTGCAAGCTCCGCATTTGCTTTCTCAACAAGAGCCATGGCCGCAGACTGATACTGAGCGGCAATCATACCCTGATACTTCTCGGTATTCACCTGAAGCTGACCATCAACGAGTTCGAGACAACTCAGATACTCGAAGTCTTCATTAAGAAGAGTTTGGAGTGTGTCCGCACTCAAATAGCCATATTTATTGTACTCCTCAATAGCGGTGGTCGCATTCTTATAAGCAGTCTGAATCTCATCAATCTTAGAGGAGATATCCTCCATCTTCTGAGAAGCTTGTGCTACCGCATCAACATCATTTGCAGAAGACTGAGCTACAATACCAACTTGAACAAGTGCTTGGATAAACGCATTCACGCCGTTTGTATCAGCGGAGAAGTCCATGTCGGTTAGAGCCTTACGAAGATTTGCGAGAGCTTGAGCTTGCTCATCAGACAATCCTTCGTTTGTACCCCATAAGAGTTCATTTAGTTTACTAGCATCAAACCCATCAATTGTATCTTCCAGTGTTTGAACGGCAGAATTTACTTTATCAAAAGTAAAGCTAACATCCATACTGTTATTATTGTCATTCTGCCAAAAATCTACAGCTTGAAGCTTTCTACGAGCATTCGTATTATTGTTGATGGCATCGGTAGAATCATTGTAAGCATCCACATCATCATGAAGTGCGGCTTCTTCATCCATTAAATACTGATAAACAGTATGATACGCACCTCCGGCTGCTCTTTGTGCTTCAGTTGTATTTTGAACAATATAATCTAAAGCTCTACCAAGTTCGGAATAATACTTTGCAATAGAATCTGGACTATTAAGGTCTTTTACGCCAAAATCACCGCTCTTATTGAATACATCAATCCCCGCATCCTTTAACTCATTCATAATACCAAGGTTGGCATTTGCAGAAATAGAACTAAAGAAATGAGAGCGATTGTTATCTTTTGCTGTTTTAACTAGCTTATTGCTTTGAGCATCCTTGGATTGCATCAACTTCGACTCGGAATCTTTGAGCTGTTCTTCCGTGATATCCTTCAGCAAACCAAGTTGTTCTTCATATTTTCCATTTTGAAGATCAAGCTGATTTGCTTTGTTTTCGTCAAGAGTGCCTTGTTCTTTTGCAAGAGCCAAAAGCTCCTCTTGGATATCCTTTGCTTGGTCAAAATCTTCTGTACTCCAACCAGACTTGTCACCAAGTTCTTTGTAGGCATCGACTAAATCCTTCAAGGAAGAAGTCGTGTTGTTGGCCGCATCAGCAGCTTCTTTCGTTTTTGTAGCTGCTGTATCAATCCGCTGTGTATAGCTTGTAATCGCACCAATAAGAGAGGAAACTACAAGCCCAGTAACAACACCAAGGGCCATATTCAAAAGTAACGCAGCACCACGAAGAGCCAAAATCTTTAACTTCGTAGCATCAATTGGGGCTTGACCAGAGATTAGCCATTTGATAAAATCAGATATGGAAAGATTTGTCTCGCCCAAAGCCTTTTTGTATGCTTTGTATTGCGCGATTAAGTCAACAAGAGACGCTTTTATTTTAGAAAATGTCTGAATTTGTAACTTTTGAATGTTAGCATCTACCGTGAAGAAAGTTAATATCGATTTCGAGGAGAAGAGAAATCATGGAAGAATATGTACGGTATTGCCCATTTTGCGACAAATATTACCATAAAAGAGATTTGTTGTGCGCGTTTTGTTTGAGAGATACTATTCTATTGCCTCAATGGAACGGAATGAGCGAGCAGAAAAAAATCAATTGGAGGTTTACAAACAGACCCAAAAGAGATATCTCAGAATTAGACCCGAATTTTGTTAAAGAGATGCAAGATAAAGCCAATGCCTTTGACGCTCAATATAGAGCCGATTTGGAGGAGAAAGAACATCCGAAGTATGTGCCTACCTGCCCAACCTGTCATAGCCCCAACATTCACAAAGTATCAACCACGGCAAAATTAGTTGACGCCGCCGTTTGGGGACTGCTGGCGCGTAAGCCTAGAGTTCAGTTTCATTGCGATAACTGTGGTTACGAATGGTAAGAGGGAAGTGAATTAGAATGTCTCTAGCACTAGCTGTCTGTAACAAAAACGGTATTGTTGTATCCACTGATGTGTGTACAACAATTACACTAACGGACCCTGATACTAATAAAATAGTGGAAGAATGGCACGACAACTTTGCTCAGAAATCTTACCTAACCAAACAAGGTCACGCAGTTGCATTCACCGGAGCTGGCGAATTAGATAATAAACAGAAAACACATATTGTAATTCTTGACCTCTTAAAAATTTCTGACATGATGTTAATGTCCGTAAAAGAAGAGCTCAATTTTCTCTTACAGGAATTATCAGCAAGAACCAGCAAAAATATTGTTTACCTAATCGATGCGGCTATTGAAGATGGAAATAACGTCATTCTTTATACAGACACAAGTAGTAAAATAGTTCACCCCAATATTGGGATAGACTATGCTGTGGCATCTGGAATGCACGACGTATACACAGAAGAGTTTCATAAAGGCAACTACGATATTAGTAATATGGACTTCTCTAATATGGTTGACTTCGTAAAGAAAATGACTTCTTTGACCGCAAAGAAATATGACTCCGTAAGTGAAGAAGTCGATTTAATCGTCATAGATGATACTGAATCTTACCGCGTGACAGAGATCCCTCGTCAGCCATACATAGTTGATCCGTAAAAGCTTTGAATTCTTCGAACGCAGAAAAACATTTCTGCTCCCAAGAATGAGTTCCTTTGTTCCAAATTTTAGCTTCAACACTTCCGTCCTTTGAGTTATTACAATCAGACGCAAAATAGTTTTGATCTTTTTCGTAATGTGCAAAATAATACATAAATACCTCCAAAGAAAAGGATGTGAATTAACGTGTCTCTGATTATGGCTCTGGCGAACCAAGACGTGTGGTAACAAATCCGTTTGATGGTGATAGCCAACTCGAAAAAGACTTTAACGATTTTGACGCTAAGGTGAGAGCCGAGAGGGAAGAGGCGCTGAAACCAAAACTCCAGAAGTAGCAAAACCTGTTTACACCCCAAAATGCCCCGTCTGCGGATGCCCCCATCTCGACAAAATAGGTGCAGGCTCTAAACTGGTTGATGTAGCAATTTGGGGATTTGCGAGTAAGAAACCTGGAAAGCAGTTTAAATGTAAGGCATGTGGGTATGAGTTCTAACATTCTACGTCAAATGTGACCTCCCGTTCTCTTTACATTTTGTCTTTTTATGGTAGACTTAAATAAAGACTAGAAGAAAGGAGGAGACTACAATGACTAGAGAAGAATTTAATAAGATTCTTCAGGACGAGATCGAGAAGAATCTGAATGATTTTGCCAACGTTCTGTCGGAAAGAGAAGACAAGAAGATAACAGTTGAGCAAATGGTCGCCGCTGCGTACAATATGGCAGTCACAGACGCCACCGCATCTCTTGTTGCTACTCTCGAAAAAATTGGTGTACTCAAGTACGAAGATTGAGTTGTGAAGTGATTTTTTGAGGCAGTCCCTTAACAACTTCCTCAGCTAATACTTGAGTGTTACCAATAGGTTCTCGCTGCCCCTTGATATAGTCAAGAAAGGCAGTGAGTTCTTTTGTTTCAATTTCAATTTTCATATACGAATTCACCTCGATTAAAAAATGCAAAGTTGGTTGATGTAGCAATATGGGGCTGGGCAAGCAGAAAGCCCGGCAAACAGTTCAAGTGTAAGAATTGTGGGTATGAGTGGTGACAAAAGAAAAGCCCTGCTACACAAAGTAGCAGGGTAGTGGTCGTATTTGTTTTAACGCAGAACATACTTTGCAGTTTTGGACTCAGGGTTTGGATACAAAATTTCAAATTGCTTAACTCGCTTTGTTGGAACGCATAAAACAGCATCAGTGTATGGCTTTTGTGCAGCCTCATCCATATCTTTTCCAGCAGGCGTTTTTGCATAGCAATAATTCGTCAGTGTAATATACTCATCGTCTGCATTCTCAAACAATCCAAGAATATATGTGTCATCATCCATATGGAGTGTAAGCAAGTTTCCTTCTGGATCGAGATGCCTTGTCCAAACATTGTCACCAGAGTCAACACCAAGAAATTTCGACACATTGCGTCTTACACAAATCGAATTCTTTCCTTTATAAAAAATGATAGCTCCGATGATTCCAACTAAAACGTACACAACAATTATCGGAAATCCAGCAATTGTAAACCGTCCTAGCAAACGGTCAGCGTAATCCACACAGTATTTAATTACGAAACCAATGGCAATACTAAGAGTGAGATATCCTTGGTATTCCATTTTCCGCAAGGATAACTTAGAGTAACACCATACGCAAATAGCACCTGGAACAAAGATATTGAAAAGTGTCTCTACATTATTTATTAGTTTGATTATCTCTGTCATCTGCTCCTCCTTCTTGATTATAATTTGAATGATTGTCGCTATGATTTCTCAAATATGTTTCCAGTGGATTTGCAGAACTACCATTCCCTGAATATGTATATTCAGTCGGTTTCCGATTACTGTAAGTCGAAATTTCATAATCCGGCACATGCTTCTTATTGTTTTCCATGATTTAACACTCCTTTTACAAGAGTGTATCACGGTTCAGAGATAGTGTCAACTAAACTTTGCTACACAGGGCTCCACAATAATCCAAAACAGAGATTGACAAGATATTACGATATATCCTATAATAGATAAGCAATCACTATGTACTATGCTAAAATTCCAACTGAAAGGAGGTCGCCAGTTATGACGCATAAAGAATTTAATGAAATCTTAGAGACTGAAACGAACAACGGTATCGATCTTTTAATGCAAAAAATGCGAGGACTCGAGGGAAAATCTCAAACTGAGCAGATAGCCAATATGATTTGTTTAAGTATGGGCGCTACAATTAAAATTATAATAGCCATACTTAAACAGTGCGGCGTTATCAAATTCGAAGACTAAATAGCAAAAGCCCGGCCTCCCAGTAGTAGGGAAGTCGGGCTTTGTTTTATGATGATACCTTACTTCAAAAGTTCAGCGATATCTTCAGCAGTCATGCCATTGGCCAGTGCGTTGGCAACAATGTCTTCTGCCTTTTTGCGATTCAACTCTGCCGCAATCTTTTCATCGGCATCAGCCTTTTTCTTTTCGAGTTTTGCAATCTCTTTATTGAGTTTTTTCAGCTCTGCTTCTTTTGCTTTTTTCTCAGCATTCAGTGCAGCAATATTCGAGCCGAGAGATGCGATTTCTTCAGCGATAGATTCCGCTGCGGCATTCTTCTCAGCGATCTGCGCTGCATAATCAACGCCATCAAGAACCTTTGCTTTGTTCTTGCTTCCTTTGGGTCTAGCCATAATAAAATACCTCCATATATTTTGGATACACGATTGTACTTATATTATAGCCAGAAAACTTCAGGAAAGCAATCTCTTTTTTATGTATTATAAATTACATTATAGTGATATTGACAGGATATGACAGACGGGTGTATAATAATCTGGCAGTCAAGGATTCCGCGTTTACTTTCTTCCTTTCATAGACGTGTATAGGCGAACGTCCTCCCATTCAGCCGAAAGGCGAGAAGGAGAATGCCATATCTTTTACTCCCTTTCGGTGAGTCTACCGAGAGGAGTGATGTGTAATGACTATTGAGATCACTACGGTCTACTATGTCGCAATGCTGATTTTCGGCTTTGCTGGCTTTGTCAAAACGCTTCTTGAGATTTTCAAGATGTTACATCATCATAGCGAAAGCCGTGATAAGTAAAAGAGCCGCCTATTAGCAGTAGGTGGCTCTTTCTGTGATGTGAATGTGTCCAAGCATTTACATTGCATTTTAAACTGTTCACCGAGGGCTTCGTCTATAGGAGTCCTTGGCTGTTTTTATTATACACTTTTTAGAGTACGCTGTCAACGAACAACAGTGTACTTTTTCTTTTTGTTCAATTATTCAATCATTTTTCTCTTACTTGTATCGCGCCAGAGAACAGCGTGTCTCCTCATTCCACCTACTTCTTTAAGTCGTCTGGTTACGTCTGAGGTGGACTTCTGAACTTTCGTCCAGAACTGACTATCCTTCCAGTGGTTGCTCACTGACCCTTTTTAGTCGATGAACCTTCCGCTCTCCTACATTATATAATAGGGGAGTGGATCGGCTGCTGACCGCCCATTGTAAATACTACTTAGCACTCAATTATTACCATATTTTAACAATACGATAAAACCGAGCTTTTATCTCAGCATATAGCATCCATATCCTTGTTTCTATCTTTCGATTCCTACATTATATAAATATAGGCGATATGGCTCTTAGGGTTTCCCAGCACTCTAGGGGCTATTTTATTTTTACATGGTGCCGCATCCTATATTTTTTATACACAACAAATATAAGAGGGCATATTAACTTTACCCGCACCATTCTTGAGCTTTCCGCTCATCTGCATTACAGACAACACGCCAGAGATGGCAGCTGTAATGGCCGGAATAGAACCTGCAAGATTAACCATCCCGTCTGCTGCGTCAACAATCTTCGTAGCAAGAGTCACAAAGAACTTGACTAGATCACTACTTAGAACGTCGTTTGAGAATTTCTCAAAGCTGGCGTTAAGCCGCTTTAAACGACCCTCAATTGAGTCCATCATACGCTCTTGTTCGGTCATTGCCGAATTAGAACTGTTAGCGGCATCCTCCATTGATTTTTCAGCAATGGAGAATTGCTCGATCACGGAAAGTACCGCATTCGAGTTTCTTTTGCCACCAAGCATCTCTGTGACGTTAGCTTTACTAACATCAGTAAGTTTATCCCATACGGCAGAAATCTCTTTTAGGATCTGATATGTACTCTTAAATTCTGTACCGGCGGAATCCTTCATAATGTCAACGCCAGTCAGAGACTTCAACTCGCTTCGAAGTTCCGAAACAGAATCTGCCATGTCATCAACTGAAACACCAAATGCCTCCGCGTCTGTCTTACTGGCTCGCAGATACATTGAAATTGTTTTCAAAGTTGTGCCTACGGTATCCGGGTCCTGAAGTACAGAGTTGGCTGCACTAATCAACGAAACGGACTCTTCAAACGAGTTCCCGGCTGCCGATAATGCACTTGCCGATCTTACGAGTGCCTCCGCAATACCACTTTCGGAGATGGGTTCGTTGTTACCCACCGAGTTAAGAACATTGACGACGTGTTCTACTTCGTCAGCTTCCATTCTAAATCCCTTTAGAATAGAGACTAGATAAGAAGCTGCGTCAGATGCACTATCAATTCCATCACCAATGTTACTTAGGACAGTGGACCACTTTGCAAGCTCTTGTGATTCGTCCAGTGTATAGCCTAGACGAGACCATTCTGCTGTACTATCAATAACATCCGAGATAGAAGCGCCAAGCTCACGCGCCTGACTTGAAGCAGACGACAAAAAGCTTGAGTATGCCGATTCAGTTTCATTTGTGACTTTTTTTAAGTTAGTCATAGATGTGTCTATCTCTACGACATTATTATAAACCTCTCGCAGACCCTGCTTAACCATAGCAACGCCATACATTGCAACGGCAGTCTGGAAGTGTTCCTTAAATAGACGAGACAGCTTTTGACTTAAAGTTTCAGTTGTCGCACCACATCTGTTGGCTTCGACCTCAAGGCTTGATAGTCTTGCGCTGAGTTCGGTCACATCGCCTTCACAACCAGATGCTGCCGATTTTATGCCATTTATGCTATCAATCAAGAAAGAATATTTGCTTTTATTTGAAATCGAGTTTTCTAACTTTGTTGCGCGTTCGTAGACACTTTTGAATTTTGTCATGTCAACATTGGCTTGCTTTAAATCTCTAAAATCAAACCCAAGCTCTTTCAGATGTTGACTCGTAGAATTGAGCGTTCCATCAAGTGCTTTACAATTTTTATCAAAGTCTTTAACAGCCTTGCTCGGATCTGTATTTTCAATAAGAGATAACTGTTCTCGAAGCTCTTTTATTTTGCCAGATGTATTACCAGTGCCGTCTTCACCATATAAATAAGTTTGAATATTGGAATTTTTATAATTGGAGTTATTCTTGGCATAATTCTCAAGAGCCTGAATTTGCTTTCTACGATTTTCATAAATAGATTCTTGCTGCTTTAGGGTGCGTTTTAAGTCATCTTCGGTTGCTTTTTGCTGTTTTTTTAGCTCTTGAGTTGCATTATCTGTGCCATTCAATGTTTTCCTGCTTGCCTTGAATTGCGCATCGGAATCCATGTTTGTTAGCTGTAATTTTTGTTTTTCAGAAAGAACATTTTTTATATTCTTATATAGTTCTTTCATCTGAGTATTTGTTTTAGTCAGCTCATCATTTACAGCTTTAAGTTCTGATTCTTTCTTACCATTTGCAGTTAATGCGGCTGAATCGACCAGAAGTTTTGCTCGTTTCTGTTCAAGCTGATAAAGTTTTTGAAATTCATCATCTGACGAATTTGCTTTAGCGCTATTTTTTACGCTCCCAGTGTTGACCTTAACCGTCTGCTTGGCCGCAGAAGCCATAGCTTTCTTTAACTGTGCGGTTACTTTGCTCTGGTCAATCTTGACATCAAGCGTTACCTTCGGGGTGATGATTTTTCCGCTTGAAATCATACTACGCAAAGCGGTATTGATGTTCTTTGCGGTCTCATTCTGATTCAACCCAAAGGCCAGCTTAATCGGACTATTTTTATATTTTTCTTTGACGGACTCGAATTGCTTATCGAGTTCTGCTTTACTCGTATCAAGAACGACCTTGACCTTTATGGCCGTTACAGAGGAAGTATCAGCACTACTTACGGTGTTTGTGTTATCCGCCATACCGTTGGTCACCTCTCTTTTCCATTTTCAACATTCCTTTCAAAACAAAAAAGAGAAGCGGCCAGCTCCTTAAAGCCAGCCCTCCTCTCATTGAATTTTATTCCAAATAAATTCTCATAAAAGATGGCTTTTACAATCCATGTAAAGCCGTCTTAACAATCATTGCCGCCTCGAGTTGAACAGGTTTAATGAATTCTCTTTTTGGACGTTTCATTTTTGCACCTTCGCTTCTGAAATACCATTCCAAATCCATCCACAATCCATGCTCAATCCAATTTGCGAACATGGTTCCACCAACAGCCTCGTCTTCTTCATCATTGAATCCAATATTAACGGCTCTTGGGTCGTCATTAAGCCCATTTCGCTTATCTATTCCATACTGAACCTCAGAACGATCTGTGCTATGATTAAGGAAAACTGATGGCTCTGGTTTGGCAATATCCTTAACAATTAGTGAAATTACGTTTCCATTACGAGAAACATTGCTAACAATATTTTTGGCATCAGTAATACCTGATATCCCGTATTTTGGATGGATGTTTTGTTTTGCACTTTCAAGCAAACGTGCTTCTAGCTGTGGAGCAACATCATCACGAACAATACGTTCCACACCATCTGCCACATCGCTCAATATGTCATCGAAGTTTGTGTATGACTGTTTCATTCACTCCACCTCAAATCTCAAACCGATCCTTTGCAGACTGAATTTTTGTCGTATCCTTCTTGATGTAATACTTATTGGTCACATCTGTACCGGCATGATTGAGCAGGGAAGAGACGTCCTCCAGACTCATACCAGCATTCTTCAGCAGGGTAGCACCACTATGCCGGAAGTCATGCGGGTGCAGCGTAGGCTCATCGATCATCTCACCAATCTTCTTACACCAGTCGCCAGCAGTGCTTGAAGTAATCGGCATCCAAGCTCCATTGATTTTTGTACCAACAAACACATAGCCGCCATCCTCAATATCATGCTCAGTGCGGTATTCCTTCAGCGCTTTTAAAAGCTCAGAAACTTCCTTGCTGAACATCAAATCAACAATTTTTCCTTCCTTCTCCAGAACGTCATGCACCATACGATTCTCATAGTCGATAGACTTCCAGAGCGTATTCCGCACGGCGTTGACACGAGCCATCGTAGACAACGAGAACAGGGCGTATAACCGCAGCGTCATCGCATTATCTTTCATGTGAACTGTGGTTGCAGATTCAACCAACGCATTCAGCTTCTCTCGCATCAACTTGACCTCATCCGGCGTAAGATATGTCTGCTTCACAACAGCCACATCCTTGGTTGGACGGTCAATAAACTCCATCGGGTTTTCTTTGATGATTTTCTTTTTGCGAAGATACCGGTACAGCGCAGAAATCGTACTCATGCGCCGTTTCATGCGAGCAGAGTTGTTTCCGTGCTTCTTACAATAGAACAGAAATTCCTCAATATCTTCTTCTTCAAGTTCCGTTACAGGGGCATTACCCTGATTGTCCAAAACATAAATCATCCACTGCTTGAAATCCGATTCATAATTGTAAACAGTAGACGGGCTGAGATCACGGATGCCCATATCAGTCTCATATCTATCCCAGTATTTCAAAGACACTGGGTTCACGTTCTTGAACTTCTCAGCATCCCATAACTTCAGCGGTTTACTTCTTGTAGCCATATTAAAATTCCCTCCAACCCACCTCTAAAAGTGTTTATTCCTTTTTATCTTTTGCCAGCACAGCAGAGATCTCCTGCTTATTATCCAGCATGGCAGAAGTTACTTCAGAAAACTTTTCAACATCAAAGTCTTTCAAGTTGCCCTTCACATCATTCAAATAGTTCTCCATAAAGTCAACGAAATCAGAAATAGGGTCAGGCTTCTTAATAATCTCGTTGAGCTTGCCACAGAGACCAAGAACCAACCATTCCTTATGAGAACGGTCAATCTGCTCGTAAACGGCCTTCTCCAGAGAATCATACTGATCCCAGAACGCAGAAGTATCACAACCAGCCTTGTTAATCTTGAAATTGAAAGATTCGTAAGCAATACGAGGCCACTCACTCTGCGGCTCGCTACGATAGTCATAATCTGCAAAATACTTCAGGATAGTCAACCGGAACACAACATCGAGCAGTGCAGGCTGATAATCACCATCGATAGTACATGTCTTGACTACCTCATCAAGAAACTCATTTCGCTCCTGAAAATTTAAAACCTTCATTTTATCTCCCTTTCGTCTGTGCTTGCTTTAATTTCTTTCGCTCTTTCCGAGCTTTTTTTAGGTCGTCATAATCGACCCAGCCTCCATCGATTTTGGAGTATGTGATCCAGCGGTAATCTACATCAGGATACTTGAACCAGAACATCTTGCGCTTCATCAAAGCAACACTATCAGCGAATCCCTTCGTATCAATCACTTGTTTGCTGCCATCTCGATATGTAATTTCATAGTCCGCCACATAGTCAATCTTCCGCACCGCTACGTCCTTGCCGTCCTTATCGACCCGGCGGAACGATTCTTGCAGAAGAAATGGGACCTGCTTACGACACTCTACAATTTCGCCGCTTGCCAGCCTTGGCAATACAATATCTCGATAAAACAACATTTCTGCCTTACTATCATAAACTACGCCATCATATGTTCTATCTGCTGGATTCTTACTGACATTAAACTTCGTTCTGTTCTTTTTCTCCATAAAATCACCACGAAAAATAAAGGGGCGGTTATGCCCGCCCCTTACGATTTGATGTTTTCTTAACTACCGGCTTCACGGGCGTTTCATCTTTTACATCACCAGATGACTCATTCTCTGCCTTTGCAGGCTCATCTATGATTTCATGGAAAATGTCACGAACAGCCGGGATGAAATTTTCCACCTCGGACTCCGTAATATTCTTGTACTTGCGTGTCAAAAGAGTAGTCAAGTCTGCCTTTGCAGTCTCTTTTGAAATAATTCCCTGGCGATACTGGTTTACAGCAGTCCACACAAGAAAGTGTGGCTCAGTGTCACAAATCATTCGCCAAGGGTTAAGACGCGCATCCTGCTCGCAATGCGGGCATACCGGATATTCTTTTCCGCAAGTACGGCACCAATTCAGATTTGCCATTAGGCAGCAGCAGTCTCAATACGGAACAGGCGCTTGTCTTCAGAGCAGTATTCCTGAGTAGCGCTAATCTTGACCGGATGAGCCAGCTCATTAGTGAAAGTCATATCGATAGCATTGTCCATCTTGGCATTCGGGAAGATGATACGCATCAGCTTCTTATTTGCCTTGTCGCAAGGATTGTAGCAGAATGCCTCAATCACGAACTCGCCCTCGGTAGAGAACTTATTGGCGCTATCATTGATAGCAATGCCCTCCTCGCTCTCGTACTGATACTTCACAACAAAGCGGTCGCCAGCCTTCAGGTTTGCACCAGTGGGCAGAGTAACCTCAGTGCCAGAAACAGAGAACTGAGATTCGGCGGTCTCACCCAGCTCAAAGGTCTTTAGTGCATTACCCTGACCATCGACCAGATCAATGTACTTAAAGGGGGCATTTGCAACAGCAGCCTTGGGGGTATGAGTCAGAGTCAGCTTCTGGCCGTCGGCAGAAGTCAGATACTCAACAGTGGTAAAGACCTGTTTTGCTGTAGAAGAAGCAACCTCCTTCTTGGAGCCCATCTGCTCTGCCAGAGCACCCAGATGCATCAGAGCATTAGACCAATCCGCCTCGGCAGTCTTGCTCTTGTCGAATGCCATGATGTTAACGCCCTGTGCATCCTGAGCATAAACGGTCTCGCCACCCAGAGTCAGCTTGAAATCCTTAACCTGATTCATGGTCCACAGGCGCTTGCCGTTCAGGTCATACTCGTGAATGCGATGAACGCGGTCAATAACGACCTCATTAAAATTAAAATCGCTCATAATTTTCTTCCTTTCAATTTATTTGGATAAAATAAAAAGAGCAAGGTAAATCAGTCAACCTTGCTCGTCCAATCCAGTTGTGATTTTGAAATCTTTCCAAACTCCACGGTGCCAGCATAAACGCCATGCATCGTATTGTCGTAGTTCTTTATTTGCTGAATCTTTCTTACATGATTCATAAACACACTCATAGGGTAGTCCATAGCCTTGAAGTAATCCGCTTTAAAGCCGGAGGAGCACGCCATTGAGAGAACAAGCTCCGCAAGTCGTGGCTCATAACGCTTTATTTTCTGATACTCCAAATTATCTCTGGCTTCCTCTATCATTGCAATCCTTGTCGGTTCGTCAGCGGCAAATTCGGAATGCTTTTCAATTCCATTCGCAGCACATAGGTACTGAGAAATTGTTTCATACACTACATGGTCAATACGGGTATCCGTAAGTCTGTTGTGTAACACAATTTCACCACTTATGTTATCTTTTGCCATTACAAACCCGGAAATATCCATATCGCCAAACAAAATAGACATATCTTGATTTTTGTTGCCTATAAAGAGCTGCCGAAACATTTCAAAGTCCGAAATTTTTTGCCAATCAACCCCAACAGAGTCAAGTTGTGCTTTATAGTCGCTTGATGTAGAGCAGAACAAATAAACCAACTGAAAATACTTTTGCTCACCATAATCGATAATATCACCGACAGACGGCATGTGAATCGTAATTTTGTCGTTGATTTTAAAGTCTCTTCCACGCATCAAGCTCGGCTCGTACATTTCTCTAAGCTCCATTAACCACACCCCACAAGGTCATCCAGATCCTGCGTCTTAAACGTCATAATTCGCACACGATGGTGTAAATCCATGTTGTCCTCGATATTGGATGTGATTTTAAGTTGCTTAATTCCAAAAATTGTACTGCCGTGTAATTCTTTCTCCACTAGACCGCTCAGATAGTCAACTCGTGTTGCTCCACCATGACCTTTCATCTTCATCAACGCCTGATTCACAATAACCCACACAGTAAGCGTAAAGTTCTCGTACCAGTCATTAACATTACTGCGGTCAGTCATGTTTACCTTAAAACAAATATAGCTGTGTGCTGCCTCAATCGTGTCGGGAATATGGAAGTATGGGAAGATATATGTATAAATTGCCTCATCTGGCTCTTCAATATCATCATTACCCATCGCTTCAACAAGCCCATCCGTATTGACCAACTTTAAAGCTAATTTGTTTTTGTAGTCCGTAATCAATTCACTCGTTGTCACAGCAAGCTCACCACCTTACATTCAATGGATGTATTTGCCGTACCATCTGCATTTGTCAGAGAAATTCTAACAGTTACGCCATCCATGATGCTATTATTCAAAATACGAATTTTGAAAACACCATCCGTAGCAACCTGTGTTTCAACAAAACTCTTAAACTCATCAAGGCAAATAAAGCTCCACTTTGCAACTTCCGCAACCTCTTCGCCCGTAATACTTGTGAATACCGGAGTGAATTTCTTCCAAGAACCACCAACACGAACTTCCGGCTTGCCTGCGTACTTAATAGTGGCCGTTACCTGAGAATCCGCATCTGGCTCATCACTCTTATTTGGCTCAAAATAATCACAAATCATCTTCTCGGCATTGTCCGTCTTACTGTTATACTGATCCTGCCGGATATTCAGCACAAGGAATCCCTGTGTCTTACCATGCAACTCATAACGCTCTGTACTCTGGTCAACAGAAGTCGTAACATATGTTTTCGGCTCTCCATTGATGATTTCCAGCATAAAGCGCTTATCAAGGTCAATCAGTGCAGTCTCATCATCAAAAGGCATCTGCACTTTATACTCACGTTGACTCAGTGAAGTCACAACAAGTTCCTTATTATTTGCGTAATAAGGCTTACTCAGTGTTGCCCAACGAGATACTATCTCACCAGTAATCGGATTTTGCCATTGAATCTGGCGGTTACACAGCTCCATTTTCCCACGAAGAAAAATCTCATCATTTGGTTCTATCTCAGTTACCAGCCATTTACAGTTGTAGCAGTCAACAATATCACCAAGATTCAAAGAATCACCGGGATACGCCCAAATCTTCTTTTCCTTGGCCACACTGTTACTACGGCTGACGACCAGTTTCTGAGGCAAACCATTTACTAAAGTATTATCCTCGTAGTCAACACTATCCTTGAAGTGTGCAGCGAAGTCACGTTTCGCAAAAGCAATTTTGACATCCTTTTTATTAGACATCTTTGCGGCACCGCCAACAGCTCGCACCCTCGTATAAAAGTCCATCGGTACACCTCCTTACTCAGAGTAGGAAGCGTATGTATCATAGTCGATGGTCTTACGCTTGCGGGTCGAGCGGTCTTTTGCCATATAGTTGTCCAACATCGTCATATTCTCCTCATGGATGTCTTTCACAAGAGCACGAATGCTCGTGCGCTCGTTAGCAGGGGAGAATACCTGTAAACTTGTAGGAAGGTCCTGTGCGCTAAATGCTTTCAACTTCCCAAACTCTCGTTTGAAATGCTGCTCTAACATCAAATGTGCAAGCATATCAATTTCGTCATATGTAAGGTCTAAGTTGAATTCCTCTAGCTCAGAATCGTAATCATCAAAGCTAAAATTCTCTTCAGGCTCAATATTTCTGGAAACAACAGAAAGTGACTCCATCAAATAACTCTTTGCACGGTCATGTACAAGATCTCTTACCTCGTTCTCGTTTAGGTCAAAATACTGAAAGAAATTACTATCAGTCTCGACTAACTCGTAGAACTTGTCGTATACCTGTGAAAATGCGGTCACATTATCCCTCCAATCTTACTCGGCGGGAACGGCCTCCGCCTTTTCTCCATCAGCCTTCTTGCGGCTACGCTTAGTAGTCTTCTCAACAGGAGTGTCCTGTGCCACAGGCTGTGCACCAGCCATCATAGCCTGCATCTGTGCCAGTGCTGCCTGCATCTGCTTCTGCATTTCAGCAAGCTGGTTCTTTGCGGCCTCAAGCTCCGCCTGAACATCAGCAGGGGCAGACTTGGCCGCAGGCACAACAGACAGCTCACTGTTACGCTTGCCAGCACGAAGCTCCTTATAACGCTCATCAATCAGGCGCTTGACCTTAGTGGACAGGTCTTCACCGGCATTCGTCATGCGATAAAAGCGACCACGAATACGCTCAAACTGAGCACCATCCTTAATGTCAATCATTCGCTGAAGATTCTCGACAGTGGGATTCAGAATCGCATCATCAATATCCTCAACGAACAGAACGTCGTCACCTTTAACGCCAATAGCCTTAAAGATTTCATTCTGCTCTTCAGGGCGAAAACGCAGAACACCATTCTTGAACGCAGAACAAGTGCTGTTCATATACATAATCTCCTCCGGCGGAATAGGAATCACACAAGGCTCTTCCACACTACCGGGCTCGAAAGTATAACCCTTACCGTTCAGTGACGAAATGGTAACCACGTTATCGTCGCAGTTCAGAACGTCAATAAACTTCTTTTCCATCACGGAACTCATAATTTGTCTCCTTTTCTATAAAAGCGGAGACTTTGCGGTCTCCGCCCAGATTTGTCTTTGGTAAAAAATTACTGCAGAACAATCTTAGCAACACGATCGATATGATCAATGCTGTAGCCGAAGGTGAAGTCCTTGACCATCAGATGAATCTTTTCGTTGTTGTTGTCGTGATCCTCGTAAGTATGAGTCTCACCCTTCATGTCAAGTCTTCCGATCTTGCCCGCAATACCATAAATACGTTTCCAAAATTTTTAAGAAAAATGTTTATCTAAAATATTTTCTACATTATCAAAATCTGTGTAGGGAATTCTGATAAGTTTGATTCCATTACGATTACAATATTCTGTTTTTAAAGAATCTTTCTTTTGCTGACTTTTATATGTACTAATAGAGTCGGATTCGGTTACACTCTTGCTAAACCTAACAGGCATAAAATGTTGTTGCCCGTCGTATTCAATGCAAGTGTTTTTTGATGGTATATAGAAATCAAAAGGAAGCTGCCGTTCATTTTTACAATCTTTAAAACGGTATTCTCGTATGTAATCAATGCCATGACTATCGAGATAATTGCATACTTTTTCTTCACCATGAGAAGAACAACACTTTGGACATCCATGCCCGCCAAGAACTGAATTGACAGCTGTTGACCATTTGTAACCACATTTCTTACATTTAAAATTTGCATGAGATAATATATTTTTATATCCGCTCAAATACTCAACACTTGGAGAAACCGTTCTTAGTCGTTCTATCATTTCAGACTCTAAAATATGTGCTCTCCCAGCACATTTTGGACAACCAGAATTTTTATTATTAAGTATCGTATCAGGAATTGCGGTCCAATGGTAACCGCAAACATCACATGCAAAATCCACTTTCACAGCAACACGGACATATTTTGAAAGAACATGAATAGTAGGAAATCGTTCACGCATTTCTTTTAAGAATTCATCTTCCGTTCGTCTGTTTGCAATCCGTCGATAACATTCTGGACACCCATGTCCATCAAGCAATGTATGAGGTATGCCATTCCACTCATGCCCATCAAGTTTACAACGACAATGCACTCTCGCATTGTTTGTTGTGTATTCAGATAACAACTCAATATTAGGATTTACTTCAAACAGCTCCGTGGAAAATTGTATTGGCGACTTTCTTTTTTCTGCTCCACGCTTAGAGGCAACACATGCTTGACACCCACGATTATCAAGCAACATTCTTGCCTGTACTTCACGTACATCACCGCATACTTTACATTTCCTGGTAATCTTTTTTCGAAGACCATTATATTCGGATAAAATTTCAAAATTTGGGTTTACATCAAACACTTCTTTTTTGAAGTCTTCTGTCGTTCTCATTGGTGTCATCCATGCTACCTCCTTTCTTGCAAAATAAAAGCCAGACATTCTACACAACATCTGGTCAAATTAAATATTAGATAAACATTATACCGGACGCTACTCCGTTCTTGTTGCATCTAGCAACCTCGTACTCTCATACGAGTGAAGACTATATCTTCACCCAGTAAAAACACTGGGGCACACCACTTCGGATGCCAAACACTTGCATCCTAACCGCTCCCACGCGGATAGTCGTTGAACCTTTTCCTTTTCGGAACTTGGCTGCTGATTGCCCATTATTTTATGTTTAGGTTTTAACCATGCATCATCTACAATTTTCTTTCTGCTTTCGCGACCACCCATCTAGGCATATTTCATCCTTCTGTTTTGGTAATTGTAGTTTTAGGGTTTTCCAGCAATTCAATGTGTATTTTTTATCGTGATTTGCATCACGACTGGACTATTTTATGTAAACTACATAGTTTAATCCGGGATCAGCAGGGAACCATCACCCAGCTTCTTGGCAGAGCTAATACCAGTAATAGCAACACCATCGTAAGTCTTAACCAGACCATAACGGTTAAACTCGTCCTTAGCTGCGTCAGACAGATACTCAGCGTAGCCGGTCATACGACGCATCTTGGCACAGTACTTCATCAGGCTGACAGTGAAGGGATTACCACCATCGGCGTACTCATTCAGATACAGAGCCAGAGCGTCCATGTCCTGCATAGTGGGCTCCTTACCCTGTGCATCGATCTTCTGCTCGCCACCAGTGATAGCGTCATCAACCATGCTGAAGATGTCATAGAACATCTGGTTCTTCAGAGCCTCAGTCATAAAGGTGGTCAGAGTTGCCACACTCTTCCAAGCATTGCGTCTTACATCCACAAAGCTAAGATCAGCCTCGATCTGCTTATTACGCCAGACGGGCTTAATGGTCTCGTAGTGCAGGTAAGACTTCGGCACGTTGCCGCCCTTGGCTGCATCATAAGCCTTCAGGGTGTTCTTAACAGTACGACCTGCCTCATAATCATCAAACTCACCAACATTACCACGCTCAAACATGGAGTCCAGCAGCTCATCAGGTGCACCATACAGCTCATCAGTCACGGTGCGGTTAACAAACTGAGCAATCTCCTTGTTGGGGTCACCCTTGTCAATCAGCTCCTCAACATGAGCGCCAACAACCTCAGCAATTTCCTTGTCCTCGGCATCCATAGCGCGATTGTACTGAGTCTTCTCAGCAACTTCATAAACACGACCAGGCTGCTTCATCAGCTCGGCCACTTCAATATTCAGTGCCATAATTCATTTCCTTTCTCTTCGCGCAAAATAAAAGAGCTACCGCCAAAAGACGATAGCCTTAAATTTCACGTATCGTATTCAAGTTTTTTCTCTCAATCAAGCAACAGTCTTTGCCTCGGGCAGCACACTGATCATAATCAGCTTGTGGCCGTTGTCGTCCATCACACCAGCAAACTCAAAACGAGAAGTACCAGTAGTAGCAACCTGCCATTTACCGTCAGTGTTGACCTCCAGCAGCTTGCCGACATTAGCATCCTGTGCATCATCTGCCTTATACTGGTCTGTGCCGTACAGCTCACCAGCATACAGCGGAACGCGCTTCACCAGCACACCTGCCTTAATCTCGGTGACCATCTTATCATAGTCATCAAAATTAGTCTGGCTTGCATAGATGCCCTCCGGGATAAACTCATGGGCAACCATCTCGATGCCCTCAGCGGTAGCTGCATCAGGGAACTTAACCTGACCAGCCTTGTGGTCAACCTGAACACCCATACCGGTGACCATAGCGACCTTTGCGGCATAGTTAGCGGGAATATTCTTCGCGCCGTTCACCATCAGTTCACGAATCATAATATTTTTCCTTTCTCTCAAATGTTATTACTTGCCCAAATATTCCCGCCATGCGTCACGCTTGTTAGCGTTAGTGGTGTTATACTTGGTTTCATTCAAATTCAGCTTGATACTCTCAGGCTTATGTACCTCAGATGTCTCAATCTTCTTTTCGGCAGGAGCCTTCTTAGCGGCTTCAACGCAACGCTCGGCAATCACACTCTTGATGCCGGTCTCATCCAGATTATCAATCAGACTTGCGTAGTTGCCACCCTCAGAAACCTCAGCTTCAGTAATCATCTTGCTGGAGATTGCGTACTGACGCAGATCCTCCTTCTTCTGTGCAAGCTCCGCAGCAGCTTTCTCAGCAGCTTCCTTCTCGGCCTGATCCTTATATGGGGTCAAAGAAGCAACCTTTTCCTTTGCACTCTGCAATTCAGTATTCAAGCTTGCAATAGTGTTATTCAGCTCCGCAATCTTGGTGTTGACCTGAGAAACAGAAACAACCAGAGTGATATTCTGCGGCTCGCCAAGAGAAACCTCATTGCCCTCAACGGTATAAGGGAACATGATGTAATCAAGGCTATTGATAGGACCATACTTTTTACACCAAACGGTATGGTCCTCCGGGAACATCTCTACCAGATACATATCAGAATTGATCTTACGAACTTCCATTCGCAGCTTACTCATGATATCATCAACAGTCAGACTGGAAGTCTCTGGAGCGGGTTCAGTGCCGGTTTCAGGTTCAGTCGGGGGAGGGGTTTCACCGCCTTCCTCGGAAGTTTGAACATCAGGCTCTGCCGGAGTAGTGGGCTCAGTGGTAGACTCAGTAGCGGTCTGCTCTGCCTGCTCAATCTCGGTGGGATTCTCAATCTGTGCGGTTTGAGTTTCCTTATCCTTATTCAGTTCCAAATTTTTTGCCTCCTTTTCATTAGATTCTATATTTGAAATCTCTTTTGTGTCCTCAATGTAGGCATTTGCCAACTCAAGACCAAAATCGGTTTCAGCGACTTCAAGCAGTTTAGAACACTTATATGCCGGTTCAACATTTGCACCAAGCAGACAATGTGCAGTAAACACGCCATCGTCAATAATTTTTGTCATGCGGCCACCCACGATTCCCTTATGAGCTTTCAGCACATCAATTTCCCAACTTGTATTCAATGTGCCACTCTCAATACGGCGCAGAATCGTCGCACAAGCTTTTGGATATCGCTTCCAGATCTTACAAGAGGCAACAATAAAGTCGGTATCGTCAATTTTCTCGATACCGACCGATTGAAAGCTACCGAACGCATCAGTGTCAAATTCGGCAGTCTTGTATTCATTGCCGTCAGCGTCTTTTCTGGTGACGACTTTCATATTGTGACCGGAAAAATCCAGCTCACCCTTTGGAGCTACAACCAACTTACCAACAAGCGGGTTGCCAACCAGTGTACTCATCCAACTTTCAATGGTTTCACGGTTCAAAGCAACCTGATTTCCATTTACTGAGAAATCACAAATGACAAACTTGGCAAGATAGTGGTCTGGATGCTCCGTAATCTCAGAGCAACAGATGTTTCTACTATAGAAATACTCCTTACTCATCGTTCATCACCTCACTTACTATCTTCATTTCTTTGCTGGTCATAAATCTGTTTTTCAGTTTCCTCGCCCTTTGGACGGCCTGTCTTTTTATCACTGTCACCACCGCTTGAGTTGCCGGTTGATGTATAAGAGGTCTGTCGAGCCACAAACACATCATCATAACCTTCCTCAGTTTCGGCCTGACGTTTACGGAGTTCGTCTTCAGCATGAAGCCCCATGTACTCGTAAGCAGTCTTGTAAGAACAATTCAAGGTGGTAAACAGGAACTGAGCAATCGCCTTCTTCATCTCCATACCCATCATTTCAGTAGTAGAGACCTTTACATCAGGGCAGTACATAGTGTCCACACCTGCATCTTCAAGGCGAATACGATACCATCGCTTTAATACATCCTCAATCTGTTCCGCAATCTTACCGATATTTTTCATCAGCTGGTCAAGAGACACCTTTGCAGTTGAAACAGTCTGTTGACCATCAGTGTTTAAGAAACTAATACCTAAAGCTGCCATTTCTCGGTTACGATACTGTTTGACAGTCTCGATATTCGTCATCTCAACCTTCGGCTCAACATATTTGATATCCTTGACGTAGGGAGCAGTCGTCACAAGCACGGTATTTTGCTTCCATGCACGCAGCAGGTTATCGTGTGCCGTCACCTGTTCAGAAAAACCCTTCTTGTCTTTGTTTGGACCCATCAATTCAGGGTCAAGCTGTTGCCAGATGATTTTCTTTGCCTTTGCCTTAGCATTCACACGGTCCGAAGTATCAAAAGTCTCAAGCATCAATGCCGGGCGTAAGGCGCGGAATAGGGGAGAAACACCATACTTCTGACCCATATTGCCAATGCGAATTACACCACAGTGGTCAACATCAAGCTTCGCGTATGTATCACCGTTTTTGAATGCCTGATATACCTCGTCTGGGTAGTTGTTCTGAATCTCAGTCTCCTGATTTTCAAAGAATAGCGCTTTATTCTTCTTATCCTTCAGCATAGACTTGCTTAAAGCGGATTTCAGCTTAGACATATTGATAAGCACAACAGGCTGTCCATTTGATAGGTAATCACTTATCTCAGCAATACCAAGAGGGTAGTAGTCTACAATGTAGTTCTCATCTTTCTGACGCAGATATGTAATATAAGTGCCCTCTGCGTAAGTCATCGGAATGGCAGCACGTAACAGACTTCGCACATTGATTTGTGTGTTGAAATCATCAACCACTTCACGGGCGTAATTTACCTGTTTTGTCTTATTACGCTGTTCAGGGAACTGCGCAAAACTGCATTTAAACTCCGTATTAACATTCGCTTCAATCGCATCATAGGTAATACCAATTAGGTCATCTTTATTGATGTAATTACGGATGATTCCATTGACCGTCTGCACATTCGTCAGACTCGACTGTAACCCTCGTGCAAGTTCATCAATTCGGTCAACCGTCAGCGTTTCAGAGGAGGCTGAAATTTTCAGGTATGTACTATATTGCTTGTTTTCAGGATCATAGGACGCGATAGCATGGCGGATAACATTGTCCATTCTTTCTTCCGAAAGCTCGTTTACAGATGTAAGCACAACAGTACCATCATCTGTCTGTGAAGCAGTCACGACATCAAAATCTTCCTTTTTCTTTCTTGCCACATTTTCACCTCCTCTGCTTAGAAGTCAATGTTAGAAATACAAATCGGCGGAGCAGTCATTGTCTCCACCGCAGACTGGCGCACTTTATCCTTACGACGTAATTCGTATAGACGATGAGCAAGCAAAATAGCAACATAGAACCTATCATCGTGAATTTTATTGGCAACATCGGGTGCCAAAGCATATGTTACGGTCGTGTTTTCAGAGTTTGTCGTTTTCTGAATGCTTGTAATCTCGTTCTTCATCAAGTCGATATTAACCCATGCAGTCTGTTCTTCTAAAGTGAGTTCATGCGTCTTCAAAATTTCTTGACCAGTTGATTTATCCACGCCGTCTACTACCTGAACGTAATCTCCGCCGTTATATTCAAGAGGGAAGTGAATGACGCCAAGATTCATCAACTCAATAAATTCCTCAACCATGGCAGTACGGAATTTACGAGGACTAATTAGACGTAGCTTATCAACAGCATCTGGGTAACGGGCATCATATCCTTCATATAATTCATGATTTGCGTCGATAAAACCACGATGTTCCGCACCTGTTTTATCGGTCCAATTATTAAGCAAACCGTCCGCATATGTGGAAGTACCACCGCCGCCAGCGCCTTGGTCAATCATCAATCTATCAATGTACTCGTAATCAGGATTTTGACCATTGTAATGTAGAATCAACTCATGTAACTGCTCAAGCTGACGATTAGAATCGAGCTTGAATTTTTTCTCATTTGCAATATCAACCATGTTCACGCAGTTGATAATATCTCCACACATGCCGTTTTCTGGATCGTTATAAATACGCATAACACCAACAATAGAATTATCCATTGTGCGGGCAGGATCAAACGCAAGAATATACTGATAGTTCTTATCCCAATAAAGCTGTGGGATATACTTTCGCTCATTGCGACGAACTGTACCCCATTTGATAATCTGGTTTACGCCACCATCACGGCTTGGGCGATTATAATATTCACGCAACGCCTTCATTTTATTTGACTTTAGAGCGGCTTCCACTTTGTCTCTTGTCAACAAAGCCTTGTATGGTTTACCATTCATATAGACCTGAATTGCAACATCGCAAATCATGTCGCAAACAAAATAATCACGGTCACCGGCAATCATACGCTTTGCAAAGTTTTTATAATAACGATAGAATAGTTTATCCATCGTATCCTGACTCGAAGCATACACAAGTTGTGTAGGAACCTTGCGCGGTTGTGTCTCGGGATTATAGCTGTCGTCTGTATCAGTCACGAAGTCTGTGTTCTGAGTTGCAAATGCTTCACAGACAACAATCAATTCGTCAGCACAAAACGCTGCCTCATCAAAAAACACAAGACTGGCACGGCGACTTCTTGCACTATCCGGGTTGGAGTTCAGTGTACTGATGGAACTACCATTATAAAACTCAACAACATACCCGGCGGGATTATGACTAAAACCACTCTTATTCGTCGCAGACTTTTTCGTTTCCTTCTCTGCAATATCTTGCAGACTACGTATAGACGCTGCCGTCTTACCAGCACGAGTGACAATTTCTTCGATTTTATTAAAAGTTTCTGAATGTATTTAATGTACATCGCAACTGTACATTGCCGCATAAACGACCACACAATTTCTTGTCGTGAATAGACTATTTCATCATCCAAAATAAATTTGGAGCTTGATTTTTCCTCCGCCATAAGCTTGCGGTTTTACTCTCCCACAAGGAGATAGTCGTTGAACCTCATCCTGTCATATAGACGTTACGGGTGGTGGCTGCATGAACATGGATTATTACGAGCCTTAGCACGTCATAAGACGCTTTTATTTCAGCATAGCTCATCTCTACGTTTTTTCTGCTTTCGCACATTTACGTTTGTCGTTTCCAACTCCGTTTTAGTGTAGAGCTTTACCAATTACCTGCAATTAACCAAGAAGCACACACACATCTCTGTATATGTGAGGCAACTTACCTTACTCTGATCACCAACGCTACTTACGATGTAAATAGCTTGATTCTCATATAGGATAGCCTTTAGTAGAATGAAAACAGAACCTACAAAAGACTTACCAAAGTTTCGACTACATGCCCAAAGAACATGACTTGCATTCCAGCTTTGTTCCAGCATATATGCCTGAGCGTCAAATAGTTGGATACCCAATAAATCTCTGGCCGCAATAACAGGATTACGCCGATAGAACGCAATCGTTGCCGCATCACACTCATAAATCTTACGTTTTACGGCTGTAATAATAGGCGCTCTTTGTTTCATTCTCATACGGCATCACCATCCGTATCTTTTGCGTTTGCGTCAATACCAGCATCTTCTAACAATTCTTTGAGCCGCTGATTTTCGATAAGAGACAGCCTGTATTTTTCCTTAGCGTCATCACTTTCTTTCTGGAACTTATCAATCAGTTCTCTTTGTGTATCGAAAATTTCCTGCATATCATTTTCGTCAAAGAAAGCATTTTCCTTGATTGCCTTAACACTCATATCTGCCGCCCATTGAGTGCCCGGAGACCGTAACTGGTCGTAAAAGTTTGCTTCTGCACCAGCAATATCCTTTTCCCGCATATCCTTCATCAAGAATGTAAGCGTATTACGTCCGGCATCCTTATTGGAACGGTTCTTGACAGAAATCTCGTTTTCCTTGGCAATTTTATCGTTGTTAGAAACCAACTTGACCTTAATATCATTAAGGCTCTTGATAGTGTCTGCTGAATTCATCGGGTCAAGCTGGGCAAGTCGGAAATCAATCTTACGAATCTGGCCGTTATTGATGACAACCTGAATAATCTGTGACAGCTTATAAGGGTCATCTTCAATTCCGTCTTCAAAATATTTAATTAGATCACTAAACAGATATCTTCGATCATTTTCGGCATGACCTTCAAATGGGTCGTAACCAACAATAGCGATAACATCGTCCTTCGCTTGGATTTCAGCTTTAGACCATTTCTGTTCTTTTTCATCTCGAACATCCAGAGCGTTCTTATTCAATTCACCATTCGTAAGAACGGTTGCAAATGTCTGAAATTGATACTGCCGACACGAGAGAGCTCTGGCGTACATTCCTGGTTTGCAAGAGCCTGAGTTCTGCACAATAGAATCATAAAGACTGTTATAGAATGGAAAATCCAACATATGACAGAGAATCATACATGCTGTACGTTCACTCTCATATCGTTTCGTGTACTCATCGAATAATTCATTGACACACTCTTTACAAAGAGTAGAGAACCCACCTCGATTTTTAAATAATTGAGAAAAACTATTTTTATAAAAATGTCCAGTTGGAGCTTCATATGAGTGTTCACAACGAGTACATTCCCATTTTTCCTTGGTGGGTATAGATGCCTCGACGGAATCTAGTACCTTTTTCTTTCTCGGCATCAATACACCTCCATTCAAAATCAAAATAAAAGCCGTAGAACGTGCGCACATTCCACGGCAAACAAAAGACACCCTCTAATGTGCTTGCGTAGCAGAGGCCAAGAGTGTTTCATTCATTAAAAGACCCACCATGATACGCGTCGTTGAGAGGCTTAGTGGGCTCAGACGACTCCGCCATTATACGCTTCCGTGAGAGGCGCGGCGGAGTCTTTATCATCTATATAGGTTTGCTACGTCAATAACGTACCGCGCCCTGCCACCGAAGTAGCATAATAATCTTCAAATACCTGAGTTATGGAGGGAGTAGTAAAACCATAACTCAGGCTTGCAAAAGGAGAGATGCTGGGTACAGCGGTTGGATTTGAACCAACGAATACACGGCTTATGAGGCCGGTGCCGTAGACCTGACTGGGCAACGCTGCGCTATATGATGCCTAAGTGTCTCAAGAAGTAGAAAGTCATGTGTACATCATGATTCTAAAACCAAGACTTCGGACTTGCTATATGTCGCGCTCATATAGCCATTTTCTTCGAGCTTGACAGGATTCGAACCTGCGCTGTATCCACGAATAAGCAATCTCGCTTCGTGCAGATGTCTGCTACCATCCGCCACGTTCAACCTCTTCGCATTACAAGCTCACAATAAAACCTACCTTTTAGTCGGTGGTAGGGAACCGGTATAATATAGGCCCTCCGGGAGAAGGACTGGCGCGGTCTCAGAGATTCGAACTCTGGCATCGGGTTCGCCGACCTAACGGTTTTCAGGACCGTTCTCTTCAACCACTTGAGTAAGACCGCACAATAACCCTACTTTCCTGTACAGCTACCTTTATATAAAGGTGTAGGGAATAGCTGTACAATCTTTGGAGGCCCTAGCCAGAGTTGAACTGGCGACACTCTGATTAACAGTCAGATGCTCTAGCCACTGAGCTACATCCCCATGTAAACAAGCATCCATCAAATCATCCGAGCTAGTTGAATTGTCCTCGTGTTGATAAAACGCTTGTTTTAGACTTTTAAAGCTTCGCATTAACGTGGCGAAACACGAATAGCTTATCATTTCGTTCCACAGAACTACTTTGTATCCAACCATCCGTAGATTGAGTTGGTCTAGGCGGTAGCAACTATTGACCGCACAGCTTGGAGCCACCTGTAGGAATCAAACCTACGACATATGTGGTACGAACACATCATTCTATCTACTGAATTAAAGTGGCATGGAGCCAGTGACATGACTTGAACATGCGAAATCCATAAAGGCATCGGGATTACAAAACCCGCGTTCTACCAACTGAACTACACTGGCACAATAAGCTGGAGCAATCACCCCAGCCCATAGAAAAGGAGACAACAAATGATGTCCCAAGCAGACCTTACGGTCGTACTTCTTTTTTAGGTTCCCGTTTAGTGGTAGGGGCTCACCGCTTTTAATTTAGACGTACAATGTGCGTCTTATCTTCATTCAGCCTTCCAAATTTATCCTGATAGACCAGAATAAATCCTTCTCGCTGAGATGGGGTTAATTTTCCATCTGCGTAATCCATTTTTGACGTTTCACAACAACAGCCCTGCTCATAAATTACAGAATTACCGATATCATAGTGACCTGTTTTATGAGTGTGTGCCATCACGATAGTATCAAAGAAATAATCATTATCCTTGAAATACCGATATGCCTTTTCTGCCGTTTTCAACATACCGCTAGAGTAAGCAAGTGGATGCACAAAAATTGTTTCGCCAACAAAACTAAACCAAGTATCGTTATAACCGATCTCGATACCACTGTCCTTAAAAACATCAATCAGAGGGTCGTAATGAACCTTTGTATGAAGCTCCTTGTTGTAATGGTTAAAGCCATCAACAAAAATAAGCTCCAAAGATGTCTTTGGCATCAGTTCAAGCAAGTCGGTGTCCAGATTCTTAGCAAGATAATTCTGGAAGCGTAAGTCATGATTACCATAATTGACAACAACCTTCTTAGGCTGAAGCATCTCAATCAGGTCAATCATATACTGACGTGCAATCAGAATTTCCTCCATTGGACTCTTACGATACACCTTGTTGAAACGAGAAATGGCCTGCGCATCTACCAGATCTCCGTTTACCTGAAGAATATCAATCTTGCCAGCGTACTCACTAAAAGTCTCAATGGGCTTCTGGAATGGAATATGTAGGTCGGAAATAGACAGAATGCAGGTTCCCACATCTCTATTAGATAATGACTCCTGATACTGCATACCCGCACGGAATGCCTTAAAACGCTTGCGATATGCGCACTCACCAAAATTCTTACCCAATTCATCATTGAGTACTTTGGATGCGCCATCCCAAGTCAATTCTCTAGCCAGAACAGCATTCCCGATTCTTACAAAGAAGTCATCGCTCGTTTCTTCTGGCCGTTTATTATAGCAACCCATTGGCATCAAGCCGGGTCGCCCAGCAGCTCATCAGAAGTGGAAATATTGATGGTGACACCCTCAATACCATCCCACTTTGCCAAAGCTTCCTTCAGATTGAAGACGTTCTCACCGTCCTTGGTGATCTCAGTGATAGTGCCCTCGGCAGTATCAATAATAGCGTTCTTAAAAACAACACTCTTCTTAGCAACCATAATTTTATTCTCCCTTATATTTTATTTCAAAATTGAAGTATTTTAGCATTCAAGAGCATCAGCCCAAGTGCTAATCCAACCACGATGATTTGTATTCAACTCACAAATTGCGGTACGGTCATGCCCCCTGAAATGCTCCGTGTACGGAATCAGTGCTGACCGTTCCGGGTGCTTATACAAGTCACATTGACCAGAATGTCCGATCGCAATGAGGAGGCACGAGTCTTTTACTCGCGTAATGACTTTCTTCGCATCGGCTAGAGTGAAATTTTGTATTTCGTCGAGGATAATAACCTTGTTTTCAAAGTTGACACCTCGCATATAAGTATGTGCTGCACACTGGATGTACGCACCATACTTCTGACTTTCAGGATTTTCATCAGCAATTACCGCCGTATTTGGATTAACGCCAATGGTTTCAAGAGCCTCGAAAAGTGGCTCCATGTACGGAGCACTCTTTTGTTCCTGAGTTCCTGGAAGGTAACCCTGTTTCTCTTCCTGAGTAGGAGATACAATATACACAATGCCATTGTAACGACCATACTTAACAAGCAGGTCAGCAACACCAACAGCAATTGTAGTCTTACCGGTTCCGGCACGGGCGTTCGCAAAGACGACATCAATATTAGGGTCCCAGATAGCGTCCCTAAAAATTTTCTGTTCTGGATCAAGCGTCATACCATAAAAGGTAGAATACTCATCCAGACTCTGAGGGATATCCTTCTTCTTACGCATTTCAGTCTTATCAGAAGCCATATATTACAACTCTCCCTTAATTGAACTCATCCACATCATCGCAAATCTTATCGACGATACCAAAATTGACCTGCTCATTAGCATCCAGATACCAATCCTTGGCCTTATTCTTTGTCATAGTCTTCTTGTCAATGGCAGAATGAGCCATAATATACTCACGCATCTTCACAACCTGCTTCTCGTAGTAGTCCATAGCCATCTTAGACTGCTCAAAAGTACCCTGCGTACCTCCAGAGCCACTGTGAATCAGCGCAGTAGAATGAGGCAGAGCAAAGCGCTTCTGACCAGACAGCAACATCACAAGAGCAGCGCTCATTGCAATACCTGCGTTAATCGTCCAAACAGGAGTCTTGCTCAGTGCAACAACATCAATGAAACTGAACATAGCGTCCAACTCACCACCATAGCTGTAAATAAACAGTTTAATGGGCTTGCGCTGCTCAACAGGGGTATTCTTATCGATACGATTGTATTGCAGAATTTTACGTTCAATTTCAATCAGAGACTGGTCAATCTCAAAGTCGATAAAAAAGATACGCTCTTTCTCATCAACATAGAAATTCATCATCTCAGGAGAGGGGAGACCACCCTTGTTCATCAGTTCAGTGATCTCTTCGGGCAGCTGAATCTCAAAATCCAAATTACTATACCTCGTTCTTTCAAAGATTAGTAACGTGCGTTACGCTGCATCTGCTTTAGCATCTCGACAGCGGCGATATTAAAAGGAAGCAGCTCAAGATATCGAGCGGACTCTTCCAGATACCGCTTGTGACGGGTCTTTGCAATACAAGCATGAGGGAAGACCTTTCGCACAGCCTTCGCTTCGGACTTAGTGATTTCAATCATTAGGTAAAACACCCTTTCAAAATAAAATAGGTAGGAAGAAAACAAGCATCCTCGCTCTCTCCCTACCATAACTTTCCGCACTGTGTTTTACTCTATATATGTAAAATTATAACGTATCTACGTTAAAATATTGCGCTTTTTCGCATTTCATAAATCAAACATTTTTCTATTTTGCACGGTTTTCTCAATATTTACGTTTTTAGCGCACTTACGACAGTATTTTTGTCTGCGTCCGGTGCGAGCAACCATCTTTCCGCAACAATCACACTTGATGTACTCTTTCCCACAATACTGGCTCCACAGAATACCAGCATTCTCAAAATCGTCCACGAAAATCTCATGAGGAGAATCCGGCTCCGCAATCAAAACATGGATGTTCAAGTTGTCAATCTTTTTCAAGCTGGCAAACCCAATAAAGCCAAGATTATGTAACTCACAAATCATCTCGTTCTGTTTTTTTTCATTCGCGGATACGTTTGCCATCCTGAAAATATCAGCCGTATCTTCCGTAATCCAGTAGTTGCATTTTTCATTAACTGCAATATGATATTTTGCCAGACACAGCATCGTAAACATCAAGCGTTGCATCTGCTTGCCCTCAAGTGCTTGAATCTTCTCTACCTCTGCTTTTGTAATGCACACACCATCAAGTTCCACCATAGGACGGCCTTTAGCAGAAGCGATTGCTTTATCAATCAGTTCTCTATCCAGAACCTTGTTGTACCCTTCAAAATGACGCAACATATACTCGTTGAGCTTTTCTCTTACATCATCCTTTGAGTACCCTTTGTAAAAATAGTACTTCGCAACATAATGCAAAACATGCCCCGCCCTTTTCCAAGGTACATCCTTTTCTAGCCACTCTTCAGCGTAAAGAACTTCATTCAATACAATCATCCGCATCCTCCTTGCTATTCATGTTAATCAACACATCCTTGAAACGCTTGCCATCATATTCAATGTCGCCATTCTCGTCCTGCACAAGAGAATGCACCATACCGTCATGGCGTTCCAATAAGCGTTTAATCAAAGTATCATGAAACAGTTCCCAGACGATTGCAATACTGGATGCATTCTTCTTACAAAGATCAAGCATAATATCGCAAAGCACATCGTCATTGGAACATTTATCGTGAAGATTACGGAACATACTTTCCTGATATAGCGCAATTCGCTCCTTGCGGTCTGCGCTGGTTTCTTTATTATTGTTTCCGTTGCCAGAATGGATTGCGTTGCCACGAGCAAACCTCAAGTAATCCTTAAAAATAGAGCGGATACCATAGTATTGAGAATTGGTGTACTCAACGCCAGACTTGAGTGAGTCATAATCAAACTTACGCTTTATCTTGAGTTCTTCTTCAAAGTCCTCTAATTCATCCTCGACAGTCCAGCATAAACGATTCATGGTACAAGAATTGATTCCGACCGGCATCCGATAGAGGTAATACTGGATAACCATTTCATCCACATCGTCCTTGACGGTCTTTTGCATAATCTCATCCAGGCCGGCAAACCCATCCCACTTGATGCGCTTGCGAGCTGCGGCCACATACTGCTTGTAATCACGCATCTGAGCAGGGTAGATGTAGCTCATGAAGTATGGCTTACGCCATGCGCAAATACTACTCCAGAACTTCTTATCCTCGATAGTATCAGGATTATCATCATCTTTAACGGCGCAAGCTTTATTGTCATACCAGTATTGCGGCATATCTGTCGTAGCTACGCCTTTTATTTTGTCGATCGCGTTCTGTTGATAAAGCTGTCCGCAGATAATGCGATACGTAAGTTCATCGTACTCTTTACTACCTTGCTCAAATTTACTTCGCACATCAAACATCGTTGTAATTCGGTTTGTTGTACGTCCAATATTATCTCCAAATCCGCTGATATTAGATTCAATAAAATCCTTTTCGGTCGGAACTTTTTTCTCGCATTTACGCTGAACACAAAGAACGACCGGCTCATTTACCCATTTATCAATGAGGACTCTATTGTCGGTAGAAAATGTAAGGTCGGCATCGAAATCTTCACCGTTAAGCGCTGCACACATATTATCCCACGCATTGGTGATAAACACGGACTTCATATAGCGATACCAGTATTGGCAATCATCAGATACATTCAAATTCATGCACCGAATATTTGCCATCTGACTCATAGGAGCTCTAAAACAAGCAACCCTCTTGACGTCTCTATCATTCCAAAAACGACTGTAAACCTCACCGGCCTTCAATAGTCCGGTTACCTCCATCCGAAACATAGACTGGCAAAGCGCATATGGATCGCCACTCGCAACTTGAAAATTCCCTCGTACCTTTACAACACCAGTTTTTGCCTGAGAGATTCGCTTTTTAATAAAGTATCGAATCCGATTCTGCACATAAGGGTCGTTAATCATTTCTGGCTCAATCATAAGAGCCTTAATATAGTCGTTTTCCAGACTGTTTATGTAATTCGGGTCATCACGCATTCCACTGCCACGCAAATACAGCAACGCATCACGCCAATCACCGCCCATGACGCCCTTGATTTCGTCCAAAGTCGGCTTTACAAGCTCACGAATCTCATCATTCGTAAGCTGATAGCTTTGGATAAACTGATAATTCAGATTGCGCTCCTCATCAAGCTCCAACTCACAAGTCTTGGTTACAGAGAAGTGATAGTGGTTCTCTCTACAGTTTTCAAGATAGTCCTCACAACTATGATAACTATCCCACAGCTTCAACATAGAGGTACTAAGAACTACTTGAATCCTATTTATATCACGATAATCTCCCCATGCGTCTTTTAGCATATTCTGTTTTGCTATCTTCTTAGCGAACTCGCGGAAAGGGAAGGGAAATAACATGCCTTTACAGAACGCATTCCGCACGCAGAAGCCAGACGCGGTGGATGGGAGCTTCAGATCCTCACTCCACTGCTGTGCAAGGTCGTAACTGATGAGTCCAAAACCGTCATTCGCACACAGCTCACAATCATGTTCCTTATCTTCAACTATCGTAGGTTCTCCAGACACTCCATCGTCCAGAACAACAACATGGTCTTTAAAGCGCGTATAGCAATCATCTATAACAAGTACACCATCAGGGTCAGTGACCGGAATAGAAGCAGAGCAAGCAAGGGCTCTATAAGCCTCTAACTTTGCAGGCACAAATTCCATTCCCTTGTTACGGCCATTATCGATTCGTTTGCGGATATCATCAATAAGACGGTCGCTCACAAACACAATCGTACTATTCTTTACACCACCAGTGGTTCCAACCAAGCGACGATATGTAATTCCATTGATTTTGAACCCTTTAGGAGAACATGCCCGGCGGTAATCATTCTTCTTGTCTACCACCAGACACATATAATCCGGTTTGAACTGAACTGTGTCAAGCTCAGTGTATAATCTCCGAATTTCCCGGCGGTTCTCTAAGCAAGAGGGTTCATTCCGTAACATCTTAATTCTACGCTTAATACTCCGTGCCTTAGCCTCTGCATCCGTAACACCATTCAACTCATCAATCCATCGTAGAACAGTGCTATCAGCCAACGAGATAATCTCGTGATTTCGTCTGGCTTCATCTAATGGTAGAGTTAAATCCCATTTTGCTTCAACCAGACGCTTCGTATGGATCTTAAAAACAAACTTTTGGCAAGTTTGCTGCTTTGCCATTCGGCAGTCACCTCCATGTTCTTTTTGAATGTATCCTGTAATGTATAGCTAAAGGGAAAATATAAAAGCAGGCTTTTACAAATAGCAGTTCTCACCATCTCTCTCCATCTTCCATAGCCTTGAGCCAAAGTCGTTCACGCTCCTGATAGAGCTCATCCAAATAATCTTCAGCAGATTCATACTCGCTGCGTGTCAGACTGTTGCTATTCATATCACGCACAAGCTGCTTGATTTCTGCATAAACATCCTCGTAAGTACGCATTATTCATCCCTCAACTTCCATTGTAACCATGCTGATTTTACGATATGGACACAAGACTTGCATACACCGATCAATATCATCAAATACTACATCTTTTCTTCGGCCACGTTCTATCTTTTCATGTTCAAAATATTGACAGATATCGTATAGACGAATTTCAATCACTTCTACCACACCATTGAACTTGTGGTGATTTATGATTACGGAATAAATATAATCAGAGTAAGTAATCCTGTCTATTTCCAATGAATCGAAATTTTTACAGATGTCTTTGATAATACATTCTAAAGCTATTACACCAGATCTATCTGGTGCTACAATATCACAGTCGTGCTCAATTGCGTATTTGCAAGCATCATATGAACGTCCATACCCACGAGGTAAAAGAACTTTCTCCATCACTTAACCTCCTCAGCTACCAAACGAATTGTCTCGTCAATCTGTTCAAGCTCTGCCAGCAAAACATTCACGGTATCAGCATCACTTTCGGAAATAATCAAGTCCTTAATCTTATGTAATACCCACTCAAGATTCGGATAATAGCCGACCGTAACTTCCTTCGTGCCAGTGCCTACCTCACCAGTCTTTGGGTTCTTACCGGCTGGCCGCTGCTCAACAATAACGAGATTCCGCTCGTCGCAGTTCTTAATAATGTATTTACCAATCTGAATACGCATAGTGCCTCCTAAAATTATTCTTCCTTTTTATTCTCGTCCATCAGCTTCTTAAAATATCTCAAAAAGAACGCCTGTCCTTTTGGTGTAAGTTTTGGAAAGTATCTCTTTTTTCCGTCTTGATTGATTAGTTCAGAAATCTTAAAGTATCCAAAACAATCAAATTCTGGATATGGAAGATTCCAATAAAATCCTCGCTTATTATTAAGAAATCCATTATTGCGAAGAGCGTTGTACACATTGCTGCGATGCGGAGCACTACCGTTTATCAGGATGTTATTCTCTTCCAAAATGTGAGCGAAGCTAGAAATTGTAATACAACCATCCGCATCCTCTATTTTTTGCGAAAATGGGTCTTGTTTGTAATACGTTTTATCGTCTTTTGTGTCTGGCACTAATTCAAATTCGTCCTTCAATAGCTGACAAATAAACTTACGACCCTCATACGTCCACTTGAGATATTTCTTTTCAATGCTACCACTTCTGCATACAACATTTTCAAGGACAGCATAACCCTTATCTTTATATTGGTCAGAAAGATACCACGAGTTCGTTTTCTCGTCTTTGTAAATCACACCATACTCTACAAGAATATTATTTAGCTTTGCACCAGACCACCCGAATCTTTCTGCAATCTTAGAAATTGGAAGATCTCTTTTTATACTTACATGAAAAATAGGATCTTTTTGATAGCTCATTTATGTAATTCTCCTTAAATATTTCTAGTGGCCTCAAATGCGGCCACATCGTTCATAAAATCATTGATATGTAGATACTTATCATCATTTCGCACAGTCTTAGGCTTAAACTCTCGGCACTTGCATCGCACCTCATCACAAGTAGTGAAGCACGGAATCTCATACTGGCATTTTGTGCAGACATGCTTCTTGTGGAATTCTGGTAAGCGGCCAGCAGCTTGGTAATACTCATACGTTACCTTTAAATCAATCCAGTAGGGGTTATCAAAATTCATTGTCGTCAACCTTCTTTCTTACCTTTTATAAGAACCATACCATTTAAATCCAGCACGAGGAATTCCAGAATTTGCAGGGACACGAATCATTCCATCTATAAAGAGCTGAAGAACCTCATCACTCAACTGTCTATGCACAAAGCGAAACGGCGGCTGAGAAGCATCGTTATAATATTCTGGATTCTCTTCCAACACCGCTCTACCTCTTCTGACGGTAGAAAGCGTTGGAATATTCTCACACATAGCGTCATTCATCTCGTGGAAACTTTGCTGTTGCAATTTGTATTCCGTCCGTGCAGCAGATCGCTTCAATGAGTTCGGCTCAATTGTAATATGATACATTGGTCGTGCTAGGTCGTATGTAAAAATTTCCTTGAATCTATTATCTAGCTCTTCATAGAACTCATGAAGTCGTCCGGTCAAAAATACGTCTTGTTCACTCTGACACACTCGCCCAGATGACGTGTAAAACTCATGAAGCACATTCGTATACATCTTCATATAAATTGCTTTTTGGTCTTCAGAAGGAATGTGATACTCTTCTGGGTTGTGGTTTATAAATACGGCAGCACAGTCTTCAAAAAATATTTCCTTGTTTTTTGCCATAGATTTGAGTGCAGACTCAATGTACCCAACCATTGTAGATTTCGTACAATGCTGAAACGTCTCGGCATCTGCAGCTAAATTTTCTCTAAACTCATCCATTTGCTCACGAGCAATACTTTCCAATGGTGTACCAACTATCTCAGCCCAAAAGGTATCCTCACCATGTAGATCTTCTGAATATTGATAAAAATTCTTGTTTGTCATCCCACATGCTCGTAATATTGCGGCAGGTGTCCAAAAAAATTCCATCCAACTACTGCCATCACATTCTCTAAGTAGGTGGTAAGCAATCTGGTTTTGTAGACGCAGGGAAAACTTTCCTTTGTTTCTAGTTTGCAATGGTGGAAGTATCTCATCCTTTTGACGCACCTTAATGACAACAAAGCGCTTTCCGTTCTTCTGAAGTTCAACAAACCGATTGAGTTCGTCCAAGAAATGTTTCCGGCTATTACCTTCAAGTGGTTTTCCGTTCTTGTTAAAGATATCAAGATATTTAGATAACTCTAAAAAATTTGAAAATACCTGACCTTCTTTTAATTTACTGACTACTTCCGATGAGACCCCATATTTTTTTTGCTCCATAGAACCTCCTACTTATATAATTTTGTAACTATTTTGTAATATATTCGTACTGACGAGTCTGTATATATATAAGGTATGAAGATACATAGTTGTCAGTACGAGTACGAATACTTTCAAGATTCCAATTCCTTCAAAAATGTTAGCGATGTCTGCGAAAGGTCGCTTGCGACCGTAGCTGACCATCGATAACATTTTCCTGCCATAGGCAGGGACCGCTTGCGGCTTGTCCGGGAGGACTACTATCAATGCCAACCATAATCATTCTAGCACCATCTCTTTTCCGTATCCTGTATTGTATAGCTATCTACACTCATTATACCATGAGACTGCCAAAAATTCAATAGCTACATAGTACAGGATACAAATATTTCTAGTACCTATTATAATAAGGTATGTTTCTTGGAGTTCATCTACTGTGGTCTTTCCAGACAGGGCTCGCAAGCTCGCTCCCGCTCTATGAGCGGCGACCATCGCTAAGTAAGCTGACGGTCACTACGTTCCCTCTGCATACTTAGCTCAAGTCGTTATTGCACATTATTCTCCATAAAAGATATCCAGAGGCTCTGTGTGTTCTGTGTAAGCTACCAGAGGCAACAATCATGCTTTTTGTAGGGCTTTAGAGTCTCTGAGAGTGCTATTCAGATGCCAGATCAGTCCATTTGTGATGATAGGGGAGTACAGATAAGTACAAATAGGTACTTTATGCTCCGAAGAATGGTCATTTTCGGTACATTTCGGGTACGCATCGGGAAAACCCGCATGAAACCTAGACTTTTCGGCTTTTATTGAGTCAGAAAGGAACAAAATAAGGGGAAAAAAGGTATAAATAAAAAGAAAAACTAGCCAAAATATAACGAAAGTACGTTAAATTATAGCTAGTTACCGAATGAGTTACCGATTGAAAAATAGCGATTTTAAGCCATTTTTAGGGGATTTTAGATGGAAATTGATAAATTAGTGGGTATGTGTTGGAGAAGGTATAGTGGTGTATTTTGGAGTGTTTTCGTCAGGGGAAAGTGTACCGGGGTAGGTTTAGAATGTCAAGAAATTATTTATTGACAGATTAAAAGGGAGGGGAGTAGTGTTAGCTGCCAGTAGGAGAAGTATTGGTGGAATTATTGAGATTATTGGGAATTAAAGATATAATAATGCGTAAAATATTACGATAAATCGTCATTAAATCGTTATTTCTTGAGGATGAATAAGAAAGATGTACTGGGCTTCGGCCTGCTGCCTGGAATACCCAAAAAAATGGAAAGTATACCCCATTGGATGGAATCTCGCTTTTGTGCAAAAAGCGGTATTTACTTTAGTTGAATAAAGCACCTGTTTTTGTGGTATCTGAGGCAACTTTTCAGGCCGGGAATTATTCCTATTTTCCCAGTATGTTTATAGTGCTGATTTTTGCCGGGAATTGAATTTGCAAATTAGTTGCATTTTCGTTATGTTCGATATCAAAATGATATCAAATGTTGCACACGCAACATTATATACTTTTCTATATATCGTATATATGTTTTTTGATATATATTCTATTTCCCCTTATAAGGTAATTATAATATAAAGCAAAAATCCATTTGTTGCGTACGCAACATTTACGGTGAAACCGCTTGACTTTCTACGGTGAAACCGTTATACTAATGCCATGCTCAAGGGCAACACCGGAAAGCGGAAAACATGATGGTTCTGAAACACCGGAAAAGTTCAGTTTCTACTTTTTGACGTTGTACCGCTTGAGCGGTTCAAAAAATAGGGCTTGACAGAACGGTTAAACCGTGATACAATCTAGTCAAGCTCAAGGGCAAAAACCCAAAAGCAAAACCCAAAACCCAATAGCACATTGACAAGTCAAGACTTCTGATTTTAGCCTGTTTGGTTTAACTCTTGTTTAATTACAAGAAAAATCATGCAACAAAAGTCAAGATTAGAAGTCTACCATATCGGCAAACATTTACTTGTTTTGTCGGTTTGGTGCGACAAGTCACAAAAAATCGTACCTTGAATTTTGATAACACTATCTTTGCGGTAGGGGCGGAAACGCATAACCAAAAGCAAGAAAAGCGCATATTGGCAAACAAGATGTTTTAGACACAAGTCTTTCACTGGTCCCTAGGTAGATTATACCTAAGAGGATCAGAAAGATACGCTCATTCTAACGAGTAAAGCGGGGATTAGAACACTACTTGCCTAGCTTCTGTACGGCGGGGGCAAGCACCTAGGAGATAGCCATAGGTTTATTCTGGCACAGTTTTACAGGGAGATTGTACGATTTCAAAGTACAGGGATCTTCACCAAAATCCAAACGGTTATTGCGCAAGATCGGGGAACACTATGCAGGGCATAGTATTGCGCACAAGGACGGTCATTAGTATGCACCTTGTAAGAAAAGCGTACTATACCACAACGACAGACAGTAGTTTGTCGCAAGTACGATCATACACACAATTATAGCACAACAAAGGAGATAATACTATGTCTAACCTGTCTAACGTCTGTCTGTCCATCCGTAGCTCTAATAACAAGACTTCTACCGCAAAGGGCTATGCAAGCAACGGCAAGGCTCTTGTTAGCTTTACCAACAAGGGCGGTGTTAATACGCTCAAGGCATACCCTAAAGCCGATAAAGTACCGTCTTATCTGCTGATGGACGAAAAAGAGTATACGGCATACGGCAACGCAATCAAGTACGTTTACAATTCCGCTTGCCACGTCAACGCAAGCACTACCAACAAAGAGGACGAAAGCATCATCAAGGTTTATACCACCGATTTCCATTCTTGCCTGTCTGATCTCGCAATCATCGTTTTTGGCGATACGTTCTCTATGCAAGAGTATCCCTCTTTTGGCACAGAAGTCCTTGCAATGGCAAAGACTTACCTTACCACCACTATGGATGGTGACGTTTCCCCGGCAAATCTTCCGATCAATCGTTTCGTCAAGGCTCTTGAACCTATGCTTTTGAGCGTAGCAGCACACAGCGTTTTCCTGAAAGACTATGAACGGGACTATAACCTTGCTTGCAAGCGTTGCAATTCCCGTATCAACAAGGCAACGGCACAGCTTGATAAAGCACAGGCAGAGTATGATAAGGCACTGTCTGAACTGGATAAGGCAAAAGAGCAGATTGTCAAAGACAAGAGCGACAGCACTATCAAAGCATCTACTAAGAAAACCCATGAAAACAATCTTGACAAGGCTCAGAAAGAATTTGATGCAAAAAAGAGCGTCCTTGATACTGTCAAGAACACTATTGACACATGGAAGATCAAGCTGGCTGATGCTGAAAAGACTTACAAGGCAGCAAAAGCGGCAGATTCTGAGAACTCTTAAAAACAAACCTAAGAAGTTAGTCTAAACATACCAGAATGCAATACATAACACGCCTGGCGACTAGAGGTACAGGGGAAGAAGTAACCTCTACCAACGGCAAAACGCCGTAACAAGATACCATGAAAGAGGTGAAATATCTTGAAATCCTATCAGAATACGATGGGAGAAGTGCGTCAGAACACTTCTGGGCACTCTATCATCTACAACGGCACAGAAATCAAAGAGCTTGATCTTTACGGCACATTTGACGGCGTTGTGTTCGTCAGTCGTCCGTTTATCGCAATGAAAACAGGCTTTATGCCTATGTACATCAAAACGTCTATGGGATGGACTTCTATCCATCCTTGCAAGATTGTTGACTTCCTTAAAGAAGCATACCACGCAAGGAGTGTTTCCCTTTATGACTGGAATGCCTATCAGCAGAGCAAGAAAGAAAAGCGTCTTGTAATGGAAAAGGCAAAACAGCAGCAGAGCGAAACAGCTTTTCTCAGAGCGTCACAAGCTAATGCAGAGGGCTCTTTGCGCTATCATAAGAGCAAGAAACGTCTTGATGACCGTTATAATGAAGTTGGTAAACCAGTTCAAAAAAAGCGTTCTCAGCGTGTCGTGTTTGGCTCTAGTGAATACGTCACAGTTTCCGGCTGGATCTACGGCAGAGAAGTCTTGATGAATAATCATAGCTTCCGCATGGATGAAAGAATGTCGTACTACATGGACGGAACTGGATGCTGTGCCCGTGATTTCGATAACAGAGATATGCGCCCTTTGAATGACGTGTTTCCTGTGAAATCTGGCAAGAAAGCAAGGTGATAATTTTGAGTTTGACAGCAATTCGTCAGAATGATATAATTGCATCATCAAGAAAAGGCGGTGCAATTATGGCAAATCGTGATTATAAAAAAGAGTACGCCAGAGAAAAGGATCAATCGAAGCATATCGGCCTGAAGGTTGAGCCCACTCTCTTTGAAGCGTTCACGGCGAAAACAGAGCTAAATGGAACGACGAAAAACGCCGTTTTGAAAGCCTGTGCGGAAGCATACACTTATGGCAATCTCATTATTGATGAGAATGGAAAGCCTAAGATTCTGAAATGATTTTGTTGTAGAAATCTTTGTTATCTTTTTTGATTTTTTCTAAAATTAAATCAAAGTAATCTCCATATTCTAAAACAAAAGCGGCAAGCTCTCGTATATCGTCTGGCACAGTTCCTTTTGTCCCATCAAAATGAAAGCCTGTTGTTATGTAATGATATGCGTCAGACAGATCATAAGAATTAGCATTTAGAAAAACCTGTGAATACTTTTTAGTACGACCTAATGCTAAATAACCATAGAGGCAATCTAAACAGATCTTGAAGTCATTATCCATATTGTTGTTTTGAGAAGCATGAAAAATATTCAACTTTGCTTCTTCAACCTTTGCGAAAACACTCGTCATAAATTGAATTTTTTCTGATTCAAGATAGTGAATGGCTATACATTTGCTTCCCATAGCAAGGACTTCCTTTCAAATTATGATGTCTTTATTCTAGCAGAACCGAATACTCACGTCAACAAACACCTTATGACCTAAAACTCATAGGGTGTTATTTTTATGCCCTAAAATGAATATTTATGCAAATGATATGCAAAATATGCAAGTCAGAAACACAATAAAAGAGGAGTTCTACCATGGCAATTTTGGCTATTGAATCGGCTCTTGATGTTGCCATAACGTTTGGTGACACAGAGCTTGTGAAAATCTATCAGGAAGCCCTGGCAGAAGCCGGTGTTGAATATGTCAGCACCGCAAAATGCTGGATGGAATAAGAGAGGAGAATGTAAAATGGCTTGGTATTTCTGGATGGTTAAGTGGGTTCCGCTCATTGTGATTGTGCTTTGTGCGCTTGGTACGGCATACATGATTTACTCTATGTTTTCGGAGGTATAACCTGATAAGAATTTTGAGTAAAGGAGAATGAAAAGCATGAAGAAGATCGTTGTTTTCAACCACTTTGGTAGATGGAAAATGACCACTTACGAGAATTACAGCGCATACATCATGGATGAGCGCAAGTGCTGCAACCTCATTGTGGCAGATGCAAAAGAAGCTGTGGAGTGTGTAAAAATGTACTATCCTGATGCTGAAATCATCGTAAAAGATATGTTTTAAGGAGAGTTTGATATGACCGCAAGAGAATATTGTAAGAGCCATCCTGTAACTGCTTATGATAGCAGCTACGGCAGATGTGGTGGTTTCCAGATTCATGGCGATATCGAATACGGCATTGACGATTATCTCTATGGTATGTCTGGTGTGTTGTGTGATGATGAGAAGTATTTTCACTATCATCATTTGAAGATCATCTATGCACCGTCTGGCAGAGCATACGTCAAGTGTTTCGGTAAACGAATCTATCTTGATGAGTGCATGAGAGTGTAAAGGAGAACACAAGATGAAAAAAGGTCAGTATTTTATGAACGATGATACCGGTATTATCACTAATATTCACCGTGAAGCTGTCGAGTGGTATCGGCAGGGCGCAAACATTTCTATCTGGATTAACGGCGTTATCGTGTGCCGTTGGGGTCACTAAGAAAGGAGAAAACGAAAATGAGAGTAAGTGTTGAAGTGTATGAGGATAATGCAGGCGGCATTTATGCGGCAGTCTTTGGTCAAGAAGGACTGAAAAATGTTCTCTCAGGTTTTGAGTACGGCGGAATGTCTACGTCAGAATTCTATGATACCGCTATGTATGGATTTTATGATGCGGATGAGTATAATTCCGCAGAACATAACGGAAGAACTCTCGACGAAGAATATACTTCGCTTGAGAGTTGTAATTTGATTGCAGAATTTTACAGCGATCGTGTTATAAAATTGTACCCGGCAGACATGGGATCTGCTGGTATGAAATTATTTGGTTTGAAAGATTGAAAAGGAGATACATAAAATGAAACTTACTCAGAATAAGCTGTCCGTCATCCTGGCTACCGTTGTGGCTGGTGTTTCCATTCTGGCGAACTGTATGACTGCAAATGCAGCAGAGCCTATGAAAACTCGCCTGGAGAATCGTTATGTCCTGGCCGGTAGCGTGGATGAAATCGAAGTATTCCGTAACGGAATCAAGACAATCCATGTGGTTGATGAGAACGGCGAAGAATGGCTGTATTCTTACGCAAGCATGGAAGAAACCCCGTCAGATGGTCAGAAAGTTACCATGGTTATGAACAGCAATGGAACAGAAACCATCTATGACGATACCATCGAAGACGTTCTGTGGGTACGGTCTGATGAAGTGGATGTTGATTGACATTCACAAAACAGTCACAAATAAACAACGTATCAACGCACTAAAATGCGACGTTAATAAAATCTACATTTTAGTGCTTGACATTTCTATCAGTATCCTGTATTATGTAGCTAAGAAAGGCAGTCCGTTAGAGGACTTTTATTTTTACCGTTCAGCTATATAATACAGGATACGCAAGAAAAGGAGATCCAACTATGGCTATGTATAAAACTAAGAAAGACGCAGCATACGCATGGGTTCAGGAATTTAATGCGATTCCTCAGAGCGTTATTGAAAAGCTCAATAAGCTGAATATGTATGAGAACGGCGAAGAGATGACGGAGATCACCCCGCCAACTATCAATGATCGCGTTTCGATTTTGGGTGGTGATTATAACGGCGAAGGTGAGGTTGTTGGCTATAGCAAGAATGACGATGGAGAAATGATTTATACCATCGTTCCAGATGAGGACACCAGCGTGAAGATTCATCTGAGTACGGACGAATTTGAAGTCATTCGTTATGATGGTCTTCCGATGTGGGGCACGATGTGGCAGTTCAGTGACGGCTGTGACAATTGGTGGCTTGAGAATCATCTTCAGGAAATGGCAGACTGTGGTTTTCGTATCTATGAGCAAGAAGATTACGGTTACATTTTCGGCATTGATGGTTGTGGCTACGACTTTTTTGAAGCTCATTGGATTCCGCTTTATGAAAAGCGTGGATTTCATTGGGACGATGAGACTGTAAAGGAGATGAAAGAAAATGCGTAAGTACACTCGGAAAGAACTGAAGAATATGGTTGCCCTTGGAATGGCAGAAGATGTTACTCGTGCAAACAATGAGGATTATGAAAAGATTATCAAAAGAGAAGATTATCTTTCTCAGGTCGGATATTCCTCTGGTGTTTATGGTTGCGATGGAATGTTACTCAAAGGATACAAAACCGGAACATATTATGCCGTGACTTCCAGAACGTCAGCAATTTATATTTTTGGTTAAGAGGTGAAAACTTTGATTATTGATTCCATTCTCGACCGCCGGGACGGAAGGCACTACAGTGCATACGACTTCTATCTTGAAGTCAGAAAGTATGAACGCCTGGGTGTTGGAACTCACGGTGAAGATATCTCGTTGGCAATGGACTATGGTGACAACCGTGATGTGCAGCGTATGCTGTGTCAGTATGTCCAGCGCAATGGTTATCCAGCAGATATTGAGGACTACATAAGAAGTCAAGTCTGGGTAGTATAAATAGCAGATGCTAGGTGATTAGCGGTACTAGGGCAGACATAACCGCTACCAGAATGTGAAAACACAATAATATTAAAAGGAGTGTTAGGTATGGCTTATATCGGTAAAAAGGACTTTCAGATGCTTGGAAAGATGTGGACACAGATGCGAGATCACAATGGATATGTCCCTGAAAGTATGTTTCTTGAGTTTTCTGATGTAATGCATAGAGTTTCGATAAATAACGATAAGGTCACTGAAAGAACTGTTAAAAAGATATATGAAGCTAGAGAAAAGGATAAGAATTATGGTCGCCGCCAGCAGAGATTTGTAAAGGCTTATCGGTGGGCATACGATTGTAAAGCAAAAGAGGCAGTGGAGATGTATAAGAAATATAGAGAAGAATCTCCTGAGAAGATTAACGAAGTTATTGATTATTATGACAAGTGTCAAGAACAGTGTCGTCTTAAAAACGAAGAGAGTGATATCTAAAAGGAGCGATTGATATGGAAACATTGTACGACCGCATTAAGCGAATGGATAAGCATGAGCTTGCTGAGTTTATCTATGTTGTTTATCAAGCTGGTGTTAAAGATGGTGAACAGAATCTTTGTGATTCTCCTGCTGGATTTTTTGGTTGCGGTTACTTCCTTAATGATAATGCAAAAGTATGGATGCCGAATGATAAGCCCGAAGATCTTTATGATGCTTTTGATATCTAAAATCATGCTTTTATGAGGTGATAAAAATGAAACGCGGAACAAAAAATGAATTTGTTGTTGGCTATGCAAAAATGTTTGGTGTTTCAATTCAAAAATTGGAATATCTTGAGCAGAAAATTTTGAACATTCCATATGTGACCGAAGTTGATTTCGATGCAGCTCCGCTTGAAGGAAAGCAACTTTGCGTTCTTGTCGGATATGATATTCCAGTAGGTGCAACAGATTATTGGATTCTTAGAAGAGACTTCAAAAGAGCTGTTATTAAATCAGCGAAAGAATGTGGTCTTAACCGAACGGAAGATTTGATTGAAGATTATGGCGAACATTTCTATTTTGTATTTGATGCTAGTGCATGGTTTTGATAAATCAGATATTTTACAATGATTGAGGTGACAAATATGACTGAAAAAGATAAGCGTGTTTTGAAGTGCGCGATTGATAATTTGATTGCAAGAGAAAACAACTTGTGCGAAGGATTTTGCAAAAACAATCCCGCACATAGGGCAGAACGTGAGCGTGATAGGGATTTTATTATCATTGGTATTCGTAATGTTTTGTGTGAAGTTGAACGTCTTGAAGAACAAGAGAAAGAGATGCTGGAGAAAGCCAAACATGAAGTGGTTCAGTTTTGATTGAGGTGATAAAAATGTATACTAGCGAAACTGTAAAACAGGTTAACGATTGGATGATTAACAGTATTTCCGATTGGATGGTCAAAAGTGGAACAAGAAGCACCACAGAAGGTAATTGGATTATTCATGTTTATGAAATCACTAGAAAATTCAATGTAACAAAAAACTGGATCACAGCATACCGTGATGAAATTATTGATGCTCTTTATAAGCACAATGCAGTTGCAGATGTGACTTATGGGTGGTCCCCTGATGGTGATGTGGAATGTTTCGATATTGATTTTTATTTGAGTTTTTGTCAGAACCTGAGCGATGAAGATTGAGGTGATAAAAATGGAATCTATGGTTACTTATAGCGTTTGTGGATGGTTAGATAAACATGGTTGGCCCACGTTTAGGAAAACTGGATACAAAACAAAAAAACGGCGCATTTCGTATGATGAAGCGGTTGATTGAAGATGGTTTCTATGAACGGGTGATTCTCAGAGAGAGGATTATTTCGGATGAGCACCCTGATGTTTATATAAGTGGCGTGATTTATTCTTGGGATGATAAAAAAGGTTGGATTGTCTATGACGGAAAGGACGTGACAGAACATGACCAACACTGAAAAGAATATCGTTCTCGCAGCTCTTTCTTTCTATCGGCGTAAGCTGATGGATCAGAGTGTTTCGTTCCTTAGAGCTGGTAATCACGAGGATGCAAAGCAGTCAACGATGGAAGCGGCCAACGTGAATGCGTTGGTGATTAAGTTTACAAGAGAAAAGGAGTTTGCAATATGACCGATCCTTGCCGTTACTGTGTGGCACCGGAGCGTTATCCTGGTTGTCATGACCATTGTGAAAAGCTGAAGGCTCATCGTGAAAGTGACGAGTATAAGAAGCTGTGTGAATACAAAGAAAAGTATTTCAGAAACAATATGCCGAAAAATACGGTAGCAATCTATTATGATATGCGTCGTAAGAAGCATAAAGGTTTACATATGATGGGCTATAAAGGAATGGGTGTTTAATGTGAAATATTGTATTTCTTGTGCAAATACTGGATGCCATTTTAATGGCGATAGAGGAATGGATATAAATCGTTGTCCTCAGTACATTGAAAACGACAAAGAATATAAGTGGGACGCTGGTTTATGCGCTGAAGATACGTGTGAAAGCACTGTCTTGCTTACTATGGCAGAAAAACGTGCTGTCGATAAATTCATTTCCCAACTGCATCAGGAGGGATATTGCGGTTTCGTTTGGATTGATGACAAACCGATTGAATTTTATGGAGTGTGATAAAATGTGGGATTTAGTTGAAAATGAATATTCTAAAAAATATAGAATTGGGTGCGCAACCTTTTTTCGTGACAAACAATTAAAAACAGCAATGGTTATGTATAAATATAATGGCCGTAGCATTATGTTTTGCTATTCCGAGTACGATAATAAGATTCTATCTGACGGTGATAAAGACGAAATTGAGATGACAATCAAAAAGAAACTCAACTTTTGGAAGGATTAACTATGTGGGATTTAATGGGTAACAATTATTCAGAAGTATACGGTATTGGATATGCTTTACTGAATGGAATTTCAGCTGGGTTTTATGTGAGTGTCATGTACAAGGATCTTGGAGATGAAATTTACTTCTATTATCTTGACAATGCTCCTTACGGAAAACTTGATGATAGTACCAAAAATAAAATTGAGGATATTATCCGTGATGACCTTAACAAGCGTCATATCTTTGGGGAGGACTGATTATGTGGGATTTAAGAGAAGTTCATGCACTGCACGATGGTGATGGCTGGGTTTGGAATGAATCTTTCCATCACAAGAATGTGTTCGTAGGAGAGAATGAAGATCCGAAAGAAATCTTCTGGCAAGAATGTCAGATGTTCTTCCTTCAGGATTATCTGAACAAATGTGAGGTCGTGGATGACGGCGACATTCTGGAACTTCAGCTGAAAGATTCCGGTGAACCAGTTCTCGCTATGATGATTGCAGAGTAAGAGTAAAGGAGAATGAATATGTTGCTTTTTAATGACGTTCTGGACGACTGTGCAGTAATTGTTAAGGATGATAATGGCAACAGTAGAGTTATTTCTGGCAGTGTTGATTCCATGCTTTATGACTGGTGGCACGAATGTAATTATGTGGCAAGTAATGACTCTTTGGTTGTTTATGCAGCTTGTTTTGGAGTGGAAGTGAAATGCAAAACATTCGGAGAGTATATAGAAATGATTGATAAAATTGCTGGAAGTTGCGACGGAATGAAAAGAGGAGAATGAATCATGACACGGTTTTATCTTAATGCGGGTGCTCTTGGCCGTTGGATGCACCAGAATAAAGCACAATATACTGGTGCTTATGTTGAAGGTGTTTTGGTCGATAGCTTTGTTGTTGAAACAAAGCGTGGTGTTGCAGCCATTTACGAACACGCTCTGAATGAGTGGACAAGCAACTATTATGTTGAGTTTACCGATTATAAGAAAGGCTTTAAGAATGGCGAGGTCGATAAGATTTGGTCTGATTGGTACGCTTTCGAAGAAAAGGCAAGTGCATAATGGAGGTATTGGATATGAATGCAATTGATTGTATCGAGAAAGAGCTTCTTGATAAATACGACGCGATGATGGCGTTATATATATCAAACCCTGATCGCCATATTATGTGTGAACGTCTTGAAGCGATGCTTCTTTGTTTATCTTCTGATATTGAGATTGTAAGAAAATATAAAAATAAAATTTAATAAAAGGGAGATTTTAGATATGTTATATTGCTACGACAATGAAACTATAAAGTGGGAGAATGATGGTGTAAATTACTGCTTGCATATTTGGGCAGATAATGATGGAGAGTGCAATCCTCGTGATTATGGGCATGATTCTATTATGGCTTGTTTTCATAAAAGATACTCTCTTGGTGATGATATTGGTTTTAGTGACCCTAAATATTTTTGGAATGATCTTGTTTGGAAGTATTGCAGTGACGAAGAGGTTCTTGATGCACTAGTGAATAAAAAACTTTTCGATACATGTGCAATCCAATATCATGACAGCGATGATGATAATGATTATTGGGCGATTTGTACTAACGATTCTGAGTCAAATGATTGGATTCCTAACAAAGATGAATACCGATGGATAAATCTGTTTTATGATGATCTTGTTCAGTACTCCAGAGAAGAGTTTTCTATTCGTGACTGTATGATGTTGCTTGAAAAAAGAGCAGTTTGGCTTCCTCTTTGGACTTACGAACATAGCGGAATCACAATGAGTTGCGGGGTACGCAAATATCCTTATAACGATATGTTTGATTCGAGTTATGTAGGATGGATTGTTACTATTCTTTCTGACTTTAACGAAAAGAATAAAGCAATTGCTGAAAAAAATATGGAACTTGAAGTTGAGGCGTATAACAACTATCTGACTGGTGAAGTGTATGGGTATACGCTTTATGAACAGGATGGTTTTGTAGAAGATGATGTCGAAGAAAGCGCCGAACCTAATTGGACTGAAATCGATTCTTGTGGTGGTTTTCTTGGAGATGACCCTGTTCAAAATGGTATAGCCTACAATGCGGGCAATGGTTTAGAAGAAGCTATTAAAAACAACAAATACGAACAAGGCGAAGCAAAAAAGGTTGTTACAACTAGCTGGCGCTTTTGATAAATGTTGAATTTTAGGAGGAAATATTATGAAATATGAAGAATTGGTTGCTGAATTAAGAGCTGGTAAAACTCTTGAGTCGTTATTGGATTTAACCCAAGGTCAGAACTGTCTTATCTATAAGGCAAAAGGAAAGTGTTTTGATCTTAATGAAGTAATTTATATTCCTGATGTTTCATTGAATGATATTCCAACTGATTATATGATGTCGAAAGACGATCTTGCCGAATGCTCGGCTTACTTTTATACATGGAAAGACTTTTTGGATTTGTGTAAAACCGAAGATAAAGCATTGGAGTTATTCGACCTATGTGACTGGGCAAATCCATGGACTGTTTTGGACGAGATGGAGCGAGAAAATCAAGAAGATGATATTAAAGAAAAGTGGTTTGCTGAAACACGTTGGTGCACCGATGATATTATCGGTGTTGCAAAAGACAATGGAATTGAAATGACTCCGCAGCAAGCAGAACAGTGGTGGAAAAAGAATGAAAATTGGTTCAGAAATGTTCTTGTTGAATATGGCAATGAAGTTCTTGCCAATGCGGATTTTAGTGAGGCATAAATTATGAGTTATTATAATGGCCCTTGTTGGTCTTGTATAGAAAAAACCTGTAAAAACTGTCCATGTGCTGTTGCGGAAGCATATGAAAATACATATTTAGATGCACAGTGGATGCAGAAGCTAAGTTGGAATAAAGATGATTGCGATAAATTTGTTGAACGTCTTTGGAAAGAGAACACGGATTTTACATGGGTTGGAAACGAACATGGAGAATTAGTTCTTGATCAGAATTGGAGAGGCTTTCCAGTTGGCAGTTTCACACAAGATGATTGGTTTCGTTGGGTGGATGAGTTCCATAGTAAAGGCGTTGACTGGGTTTACAAGAATGTGAGTGTGTAAAAGGAAGAATACTATGTGGTGTGTTATTGAATGTGGTTCCGAAGGTGAGATTTTTGAGCCTGAATTTTTCAAAACCAAAACGGAAGCAATAAAATACATTATGGATGATTCAGAAGAATGTTATGCAATGTATTCTGATTTTCCTGACGTCCAAACTGATTATGATGACAATGAATTTGAGGCACAAGTTTGGACAGATAAATTCAGTTTCAAATGGAAAGCATTTGATGTTTCTGGTAAGTTAATGTAAAAGGAGAGTTTTATTATGAAATATGACACTCAAGCGATGGCTGAGGTCCTTTGTAAAACAGCAGGCGTTGAGTATAGCTCTGATTTGGAAAAATTGCTATGCCATTTAGATGTTCAAGCACAAAATCCTTACAATGCAGATTTTCGGCGTACAGGTTTGGCTATCATTGTAAAAGTGTGTGAGGAGTTGGAAAAACGATAATGTATTACCATCTTGAATACTCTGTCAGACACTTTATGTACGGCGATACATATAGAGGGCATGAAATCTATCCCACAAAAGAGCTGCGTGATGCGGAGCTTGACTGGATGAAAACGTGTTACAGTAAGCCGACAGAACTTGTCTATACAACATATGAAACTGAAACGCTTGGTGAAGATAAGATAATAATATAAAGGAGAAAGATATATGTATAATGTTGATGAACATGATTTCAAAGTCAAAATTCATGATGGCTGGCTGATTGCTACGGAATCGGCAGATAAAGAAAGCTTTCCAGGGATGGGAATTTTTTACTCTAAAGACGGGGAAACATTTTCATGGGACGATTTGATTACAATTATTGAACAGGACGCAGAAAATGATAAGATTCAGACTGACCTGTACAAGAAAGATTATGAGAATTGTTGCTATGTTTTTGATTACGAAAATGGAGAATTGAGGGAGTGAATGTTATGACTATTCGTGAAGTTGCAGAAGATTTTATCAAGCGTATGAATCCGTCTGGCTGGGATGGCACTGGCAATAAACCGAATGATTTTGATACCAGAATTGTTACATACGATGTTGATGGGTATCCTGGCGTTGAAATGGACTTACATTTTGAAGAAGATGATTTTGATGGATTGGAAGAAGATAATAATTATGAATGGTTTACTGTGATTGAAGGGGTTGATAAGGCGTCTAGTGACCATCTAGGCGGATTATGGACAAGAACTTTATCCTCTGTAAGTGGTATTGAATATAGCCTGAAGAATTATATTAGGGATTTTTTGAACAAAAACAATGAACGTTACATTTAATAGAATCGAGGTTTTAAAAATGTGGACTTTTACTAGGTTTTATCTTCGGGAAAGTTGTATTTTGCTTGTTGATGAGGACGGAGAAAAGAGTGCAATCACAACAAGTGCATATGACTTAATAAGAATGTACAATAACGGCGAGAGTGAATGTCCTAGTGATAACGCAAAGGTTATTTATTGCTTGATTTTTAATGTAAAAATGAAATGTAAAACGTTCAAAGAACTTATGGATATGCTTGAGAAAATTGTAGCTGATTGTTGTTGAGGTTTTAGAAAATGGAACGAACTATGAATGATAAACTTATGGAAGCGGCACAAGTTCTTATTGAAAATGGAATGAGTGCAGATGATGCGTATGTTGCTTTGCAGGCGCAGTGTTATATCCTTTTGGATATTGAAATCGACGATTATCTCACAGATGAAGATTATAAAGAACTCGAAGATTTTGAAAAGAAACTGAGTGAGACAGAGGAGAAATGATTATGAACATCAATGAGATTCGTTACTTTGAACGCAAAATGACCGACAGCGCATTTAACGATGCTGTGAAGTACGATCCAGCGATTGCAGTTCGTGCAAAGCGAGCATGGGTTATGAAGATACAAGGGCTGATTTCGTTCCGGGAGTACATTTCTTGCTTGCAAGATATTACCGGCAACGCACGAATCTTTTGGAAGTATCAGTTTTGAGGTGACGATTATGTATATGCTTTTGGATATTTTTATGCAGAAAAAAGATATTCCTAGTGTCATTAACAAGCAAACGTTTGATACTTTTGAAGAAGCGAAAAATGATGCAATAAATCAAGCTGAAGCAGAGTTCCAGCATTATTATCAAGTAATGTATGGTGGACCTGGAAATGAACCGGAAATCACAGAGCTTAGTGATAGCATATATATCTCTTCGCCTAAAGAAAGCGAATGGTGGACGATTATTGAAGTTTGATAAAACAGTTCTTCTAGGAGGCAAATCAATATGAATGAAAAGCGATTTGAAATCGATACATCCATCGGAAAGATCGTTGCAGAGGGTTTTGTAGAGCCATATCCTGAGATCGTGATTTACCTTAAAAGAAATGATGGCGAAACAATCAACCTGTCTAGTATCAATTATGATAGTAGTGGTGATATTGAAAATTATCTTTGGATGGATGTGCTCAGTGACGAGTACACAGACTATAAGAGCTGGACGTCTGAAGATTTGACCGCAGATTTTTCTTAATGAACGAAAAGGAGTAAAACAAAATGACTACTAACAATTCTATGACCGTAATAACATCTAAGCCTTTTGGTGCACTGAATGTGGATGTGTACGAGGATAATAAGCACCAGTATTACATGACCCGTGAACAGATTGGTGCGGCGCTGGAATATACAGACCCTGTTCGCAATATTTCTAAGATTCATGACCGTAACGCAGATCGTCTTAATCCATTGAGCTCGGTGGTCAATTTGACCACTGAGGTCGGAAATCATACGCAGATGCGTCAAACTTATATGTATAATCTGCGTGGCGTAATGGAGATTTGCCGCTTTAGTCGTCAGCCAAAGGCAGATGCGTTCATGGATTTCTGCTGGGACATCATGGAATCCTTGATGCGTGGTGATACCGTTCTGGCTACGCCTCAGATGGATGCTGCACTGAGTAAGGAGTTCATTGATGTTAGACTTCATGCTTTGTTTGATAGTGTGAAGAACCTTCAGAGTGAACTTGATTCCACCCGTAAGGATCTCAGTGAACAGATTGAGGAGGCTCGTGCTACCAGTAATGAGGCACTGAATGTAATCAGCAGCGTATCTCAGTGCGTTCATCAGATTAAGGATAAGCAGATGGATAACGCGATTCGTGCTAAGAGCTACACTCCTCGCAATGTGTTTCAGGATGAAATGAGTAACTGGCGTAAAGATTTGTATAGCAAGATTGGTGTAATTGCAAATACCAAAGGTTACACGAATAAAGAAACGCTTCACAAGATCTATGAATATTTAAATCGTAATTATGGTTTCGTTTTGGAAGATGCTCGTGCAAAGTATATTAAGAGAACGAATCGTAGTGGGAAAATCTCTACGATTGACATTATTGAAGAGGACTCCACTTGGAAATCCGTTATGGGGTCAGTTGTTGCAGATATGTATGCAGCATCTATTGAGCGTCTGCACCAGAATCAGAATGAACTTCGTCCTGCTTTGAAGACCATTGAAGTAATTCCTGAAGTAAATGCGAACGATGCTCCCGTGGTTGAGGTGGAAGCCAAGGAAGTTGTTAATGAGAAGCCTAAGAAGCAGAGTGAGACAGCATTAAAACTGGTTCCAGTTGTTGAACCTTTGGCAAAGAAAATTGGAGACAATACAATTCATTATCATAAGACTTACCGTATGATTTATGACCAGATTGGTTATACAAAGATGGAAAGTATGTTGAAGGCATACAAACGTGCTCATGGCTGTATGCCCAAACCGAAGACTAAGGTTTTCCTGGAAAGTGATAATGCTATGCGGATGTTTAAGAAGGCTGTGAAGCAGTTGATGAAAGAACAGGAGAAGAAGTAAATGTATGTGATATCGAATGGTCATAACTATATTATGAAACGGAAAGGAGGTCGAATCTGTGCTACTTGTGATATCAATCTGGCATTACAGTTTGAATCTAAGGGACTGGCGATTTGTGAAATCAATAAGCTTCCCGCCGGGTATAAGAATGGACACTACACGCCAAAGTCTATGGACGAGGCCACCATTGTTGGTAAGAGTCCAAATATAGCAGCTCCGGCTGATAAGCCGAATACATACGCATTTCAGATGGAAGATTCTGAATGGCTTGCAAAACTTAAAAAGGATTTGGTTATTACGGATAGGACTATGTGCAATCTGAATGAAATGTATTCAAAAGTGTATGGTGACCTGACTGCTGCAGGCGACGAGATTGATGATCTGGAACACGCTATTGAGTTCAAGACTGTAAACGCAGCGCAAGGTTATCAGCTTATGGCAGAACTTAAAAGGGCTCGGCGGAAGCGTAGGGAAGCTAAGGACGCAAAGTTTTTGCTTGAAATCATTATGAATGAAGAAGATAAGGGCTGGGTAGATGGTAGGTTGGAAACTGCTATTGAACAACTTGGCAATCGTAAGTTTACTCCGAAGATTCGTAACGATTTGTTTGAAAAGAACTGAGGTACATATTATGAGAATTTATGTTTTACATGACTGTTATGAAGAAACGGAATTCTATGCAGAGGCAAATGTAATTGAGGTTTCTTCTGACGAAAAGAAGCTATATGAATTGATGAAGCTGGCTTATATGGAATGCAAAGAGAGCCATCCAGATGCAAGTGAAGAGTCCTATATTGATAGTTTTAGCGCTCTGGTAACAGAAGAGAGTGAAGGCTATTATTACAAGCATCAGTGGATGATTGATGAATTTGAGGTATAAGGTATGATGGTGTATGGAGATATAACGTGTAATCGCTGTGGTATTACATGGTATGGACCAAAATGTGGCAGACTTTATTGTGATAAATGTCGTAAAATTATTAGAAACGAGGCATCTATTAGGTGTAAAAATAAAAAGAAGCATAAGCCAACATTTGTTGAGATCACAAGATTAGCTGATGCAGAAGGATTGTCATATGGGAAATATTGTTTGAAATACGGAATCTAAAAGGAGATATAGTATATGGGAGCATTAGCACAGGAAGAGTATGAATCGGATTTTATAAGTATTGACGAATATTTAGATGAAGATGTTAATCAAGAAACAACTCAATATTCTAAAGGAAAAAATTACAACATCACTCGATATTCTGTGGCACGAAATGGTGAAGTTGAACCGATTCGTGACGTAAAAGATATTCAGGCTATTTCTGAATATTTCTATAATAAAAAGAAGTATAGAGATTGGTGCTTGTTTAATCTTGGTATTGCCACAGGATTTCGTGCGAGTGACCTTCTTCGATTTAGAGTTGAAGATGTATCGCACCTGGTTGATGGAAAACTTGTTGTTAATGAAACAGTCAATGTTCGCTTTAAGGAGAAAAAGACAGGAAAATATCGCGATGTTGTAATTGGGCAGAACACAATGCAGATTATAGCTGAATATATTCGGCTAACGAGGCCGTCGTATCATTCGTGGCTTTTCCCATCTCAGAAAGGAAGTAGCAAAAATTCATTAAGAACGAATGGGGGTATTTCTTCTTGGAAAGTTGGAGGGGGAAAATCAAATGCAGTGAAAGTTGTAAAATATGAAGCTGATCCAAAGAAGAAAGGTGACCCGATTGATGTTGATACGTTTGGACAGATTATGAGAAAAGCTCAAAAAGACTTAGGGCTTTCTTATAAACTTGGGACGCATAGTTGTCGAAAGACTTTTGGTTATCAATTCATGATGAATCATAAAGATGACCAGATGGCACTTGCGTGGTTGCAACATAGCCTGAATCACAGTAATCAGGCTATTACGCTTCACTACATTGGATTAAATGCAGACGTTGATAGAGAATATTATTCTAACATCGACTATGGCGTTGATTGTCATTGTTCAATTGTAGCAATGTGAGGTGTATGATGGCTGATACTTATATTAAAATCTGGGATACTTACGAGAGCTACTTTGAACCCCTTAGTGCTGCTGAGGTGGGGCGTCTGGTACTGGCGATGATGAAATATAAATCGTCTGGAACGGAACCTGAACTCATCGGAAATGAGCGGTACGTGTGGCCTGCTATCAAGAGAGATTTGATTAAAGATGCCGAATACATCGAAGGTAAGCGCATTTCTGGAAAAGCTGGCGGTGAAAGCAAGCGTAAGCAAAACGAAGCAAACGCAAGCAAAACAAAGCTAGAAAAAGAAAAAGAGAAAGAAAAAGATAAGATATCGTCTTCGTCTTGTGATGAGACGACAACGACGAAACCGATCGAGGATGTATTTCGAGAGAATATCGGGAAGCTCGGTGCTACTGGGCAGAAAGCTTTGGCAGAATATGTTGAGCGCATGGGTGACGAACTTGTACTTGCTGTGATTGGAAAGTGCTCTGATCTAGGCGGTAGCACATGGGCTTATGTGCGAAAGGCACTGGATGAAGCCGAATCTCTTGGCTGCAAGACTGTTGATGATTACCGTCGAGTGTGTCCGATAGGTGGCGGTCGTAATCTTAGAGTGAGTAGGGAGATGCCCAGCGATGGTGATTGGCTGAAAAATGCGACGCATAGACGTCCGCTAATAAAGAAAGATGCTTAAAAGTAATATTTTAGGAGGTTGTTATGGGTAATTGGTATAAAGTGTTTGTTAAAGTACAGGACAATCAACTTGAAGGATTCTCTGTTTTATATGAGACGGCAGTGACTTTGTTTTCGGAAAATAAATCTGAAGCAAAATCTTTGGCTGTTAAAAGCTTCAGTGAATACGATAATTTTGTTGTAAAAAACGTTATGGGTGTTGAGGTTGTAGGATAAATGACACAGATTGAACGAGTTTTAAGAGGTATTATACCTGAAAGTATTGAAGTTATATCGCTATTTTTAGGATATACACCAACAGACGAAGAGTTCACAAATATTCAATTACTTGAAGAATCTTTAGAAATGAGGTTGAAGAGTATGACAGATGATGAACTTTCGAGATGGGAAAAGTTTCTTGATTGGTATAATGATTGATAAAAGAGTGATTTTAGGAGCGTGATTATGTGAATGAAGATATCGTTTTGCGAGACGATGAAGCAAAGCAGTTTGTGTATAATCTGCATCATCCCAATGTTGCTAAAATAGTGGAAGAGAATAGACGACGGGATAAGGCACTTGATGAAGTGAACTATCAGGAAACAGATGATGGTTTTACGTTTGACATTGATAAAAGTAAATTGGAGGTTTAAATTATGGGACTGTTACTTGGCTTGGGTTTGCTTGGAGCGGCATTTGGCATTGATGCAGCAAAGCAAGCACCGTTTGATAGAGCGTATCGTCATCTGGAAAATGAGTGGGGAACTTGTACATCGGAAGAGAGTAAGCGATGTGATGCTCTGAAATATGCCGTACAGAACGGTTTGTGCTTCGAGAATGAAAAAAAGCCTGTGATTGAGTGGCAGAAGCTGAGGGATCTTCAGTGGAAATACCAGGTGGCTGGTATTTCTTGGCCGAGAGAATCCGCGATTCGAGATGTGTGTCGTCTAGCAGCTCGTGACCGTGGTTTTGAATACAAAGGATATCTGCGAAACACATTGACGTTTGGTTATATCACTGATCCGAAAAATATTTGCAAGCTTGGTATCGTAGATTGAAAGGAGATTTGAAAATGAATAACACTCGTAGAAAAGCTATTAAGCAAACCATTGACCGTTTTGATTCCATCCGTAAGAAGCTGGAAGAACTTGTGGCGGATGTCGAAAGCATAAAGTCCGATGTCGAGGATATCCAGTGGGAAGAAGAAGAGTATCGTGACAATATGCCTGAGAACCTGCAGGGCAGTGAACGATATGATAAAGCGGATAATGCTTGCACGAATTTGTCTGATGCTGTGGATGCTCTGGATGATATGATTGGTGCTCTGGATTTTGATTTTGGTGATGTGACTACATATCTGGAGGAAGCAATGGAATGATTAAGACCACAAACCCATTAAAGAGAAGTGCATGGGCTGTGTTCTTGTACAGGGGCAAGCAAGTTTGTTCGTATCTTTTGCGTAATAGCAATCTTGGGGACAAGGAACGCATGGTAGAACTGCTGGCACGAAGGTACATGACAGAGCCAGAAAATATTGTTGTCGATATTGAATTTAGAGATTGAGGTGATAAAGAATGACCGCGTTTATGATATTTGCTTTGAATGTTGCACTCATAATAACAATTGGCAATGATCCGTTTGCGCTTTGAAGGAGCAGTCGAGATGATTCGGGAAGAGTATAACATCTCAAAAGAAGGGATGAAACGATTGTTATATTTACTGAAACATCCGTCAGTAAATGAAGCAATAAAAATATATGCAAACCACCCAACAGAAGATTATGAGGTGGTTGAGTTTGAAGATCTTGATTTATCATTTATTGATAAAACCTAAATTCTTTGGAGGGAAAACGAAATGATTATTACGATGTATCGGAGAAAGTGGAAATTTTCAGTGATGAGTGCAGAAGATGCAGAAGACTTTATCCGACAGCCACATTTTGAACGGATTCGGTTTATCTCAATCACTGAAGCTAATGGTCATCATATTGATTTCCATAAGTGTGAGGGTAATATTACTTTTCTGCCGTTAAAGTTTGATGATTGCACTACTGATTTAGAAGGTACATGTATTACGGATATTCAAGCTAGGAATATTGTGAAATTTGTCTTGGATAACCACGAAGCAGATAAGACCGATTGGTTCTGCGTAAATTGTGCTGCTGGCGTATCGAGATCTGCAGCCGTGTGTGCTGCTATTATGAGAATTCTGTGTAATGACGATATGCCGGTATTCACCAACAGTCATTTTTGTCCAAATATGACAGTGTACCGTGAAGTGCTCAATGCTTGGATTGATTGCCTGTCTGATGAGAATGACAGCATTTCGACAGAGACATGGAACTCTGTAAATCAGGATATGTAATACAAATGAGTAAAATAAAATGGCAAACAAGAAAGAAAAAGAGCTTCGTGCAGGGGTTATAAGGGTAGTCAATTGGCTTGATAACAACTGGCATTTTATAAAAACGAATGATTTTGAAAGAGACAAAGAGGCCGTCAATTCAACCGTAGCTTATTATTCAGTGTGCCATACGATTGAGATGCTTGGTGGTGATTGGCAGCGTGACGAGAATGGAAAACATAAGGTATTTATCTGTGGTATCGGAGAAAAGGCAGAAGAGTAAAGGTGGTGAACAACGATGAAAATTGATTTGACTCTTAATGAGGCACGAGTAATCCAAGACGCTCTTGATGCGACAAGCCTGTGCAGGTCTGGATGCTATATGGGTTATAAGAGTGACGATGAGGATTTATGTTTCAGACTTAACAGGAACGGAAATTATCGCTGTAAGCTGATGCGTGAGATTGATTCTATCAATTGCAAGATTGAGGAAGTAATGAACAAGGGTTAATAAAATATTTGTCTGTAGTATCGGAAAAAGGGAGAAGAGTAATGATTGACTTGAAGGAATATGAACAAATGGTAGTTGCCGACAAAGCTGAAGATATTGCGGTTTGGATGAGAATGAACGACACTTTTCTGATTGAAAATGAAGTTATGTCGCATCCGTGCTCGGTGGCAGATCTACTAGACACAATGGCATATGTGCTTCGTGGTAGACAGTCATAAAATCCGGGTTCTTATGAAAATGTTGGAAATTACTTGACTATGATTGGTTGTGCTGTTAAACTTTGCATAACCACAGAATGCGCAAGCATGGAATGAGGTGGACTTATGAATTTACAAGGACTTGAAAATAAAAAATGGGACTTTAATAAACAAGAGAAACTAGCTATCTCTTGGCTATTAAAACATGGCTTTGAGGTGAAATTGAAAAAACAGTATACATCAAAGGATATTTATACGGTAACAAAAGATGGTATTTTAGATGAATTTATCTTTCCGAATAACCAGAAGAACATGAACGTTCGGGCTTTTATGGAAAGATATGAGAAAAATTTTGAAACAAAGAAAGAACTCATAAAATTAAGAGCAGAGGCATCGGCTAATGGTTTGATTAAAGAACGTAGTTGATGTGATGAAAGTTAAGTTCTAGGAGAGTTTCATATGATTGCTACAGAGTTAATTAAGATTTTGGAAAAGCTACCAAGTGATGTTTTTATCGAAACGGATAGCGGCTGGGAATGTGATGCAACAGAGGTAAATGCTGCTTATTATAGCAGTCAAAAAAATGTTTTGGTTTTAACATGGAAACCGCAAGGAAACTATAAATATTACGAGGAATCTCCAAAATGGGAGTGTGTGTTCTGCGATGTAGACAGTCGCTCCCCGGTAGTGCTGCATTCTGATTTTTGATAGAAGCTGAGATTTAAGGAGAGAGTAGTTATGAAAGTTGGAGACAAAGTTTACGCTGAAGATTGGTGCGAAGGCATTATCGATGAAATCGACGGAGATACTGCCATTGTTGAGTTCACTACTTTTTGCGGAGGCGGAAGACTTTCGTTTTCGTTGGAAGAGCTTCAGTTAGCTGAGTCTGATAAAAAAGCTAAGATTTAAGGAGGATTTAATATGAAGTTGGCCGAGCTGTTATCTGTTATGAGTAAAGATGAAGCGGTACTTGTCGCAAATGAAGGTCATGGCGTTTATGGACAGCATTTGATTTACAATAGTGTTTCAAAGATTTCGATGGAAGATGCTGACAAGTACGAAGTTCTGCGGATTGAGCACCCAATGGACAAGGCATATTTTATCGTGTATGTAAAATAACGATAAAACTAATCTTTTATAGGAGGCAGTCTTATGAAATTTATAGTGATTCCAGATTCCAAACGAGAATCTGCTCGACGATACATTAACAACAATCTCGGCCCTACTGAACTTCTTGCGCTTTGTGATGATATGTTTGATGTTATATGTCTCAAGAAAGATAAAAACGACGGAGTGTACAGCAGAACGCTTAACTTGCTGCAGTTGCAAGATGTTCCAGAGGCACTTCAATTTGAAGTCGTAGATGCAGCATATCAAACATTTGGGAAAGTGGCTTGTATGCTATTCAACAACGATGTAAAAAGATGTCTGTATGGGCCATACATTGCAGAGCATGATTTATAAAACCAATATTTTAGGAGTAATATTATGAAAACTTTTGATGTTTTAAAAGCTGGACAGACTATTGTGGCCGAAGACGGGGACACAATGAAAGTTATTGATTATGATTTTTATGGAACGGGGCAGAAGATCATGTGCTTCATGTCGGATTATTGTGTATATCCATCAACTGAGTTTAATGCAGGCGATTGGGAGATTGAAAGTTGAGAGGAGGTTTTATTTATCACTAATAAATTGTTAATAAATCGTGAGCAAAGCGTTGCTATTGTATGTATAATGTGCTTGCTGGCAGGGAATCTAGTAGCGAAAACGTTACCAAATGTTGGAGCTGAAAGCACGTATACATATTATAATGGTCAATTTACTTCAAATGTTGCACAAGCAACAAAAGAGGATGAAAACGATGAACTTACAATTTTTGTAAAGGAAATCGTTGAGACGAAGGTGGTGAACTTTAGCCAGGGTAAACATGAACTCACTGATGATGAGCGTGCCCTTGCAGAGCAGATTGTTGCTTGTGAAGCAGGTGCTGACAGTTTGGAAGGCCAGATGGCCGTTGCTCAATGTCTTTATGATTCCGCTGTACTTGATGGTCTAACCATCCAGCAGGTCTTTAAGAAGTATGGTTATAGTTCCTTATATAATAGAAAGGTTACGGCAGAGAATGAGCTGGCTGTCTCTATGGTGTTTGACTATGGTGCTAAAATTTCAGACAAACCTATTCAATGGTTTGTAACCCCGACTGCAGCTCCCGGCAGTTGGCACGAGCGTGGAGCAACCTTTGCTGGACAATTTGGCGCACATAGGTTCTATTATGATTCGAAGTTGGTTGTGGATGATGCTGAGTAAATGGCGTCATCTAAAATTTTGATAAATAATACAACAAAAAGATGTATAATATATTGACTAAAACAAAAGGCTGTGTATAATATATCTTGAAAGTTGTTTGTGTGAGCGGAAGGCGGTTATTCTTGATGAGCGATAGAAAGGTTTTGAAAGTTATACGGGTTGATGATTTTTTAAAGTACATAAGAAAAAAGCGAGTGTGGGTCTGCTTTGTTTGTAATGGTGTGGATATTCACATGATCTGCAAAAAGATTGACGACATTGGCGTAGAGACGGGGGGGATTGTTAATGGCGTGGGGTTCTTCGGAAATGAGAGTCACATCGAGTTGCGACAAAAATGCCATGAAGTAAGGAGAATTGAACTTAGGTCTGGCTGTGCAGAGAAAGCGTATGAGATGATCTTCGATAATAATATCAGTGTGTTCGTATCAGAGAATCCTGAGTTGTACGGGCACTAAAAATATTTTCAAAAACCTCTTGACTTCTGTGATTGTATCCTGTATAATGTAGCTATGGAACGGAGCTACATCATTGTAGAGGAGAATGACTATGGATAACAATATTGACCCAAAGGTCGGAGAGGTTTGGTTGGTTGATCTATCTAATGCGACAGGTCATCAGCAGCGCGGCATTCGACCGTTCGTTGTGACAAGTAACAACAAGCGTAACCTCTTCAGCCCAACAATCAAGGGGAATCCGTTATCTTCAAGAACATGCAAGCGTTCTCCGGTTCATGTTCTACTTTCAAAGGAAGACTGTGAGTTCCTAGAGGTTGATAGTATCGTTCTCTGCGAAGAGACTGATACACTTAACAAAGGACAGTTCATCAAGAAACTTGGTGTTTTGTCGGAGCGTCAGATGAATATGATTGCAATGGCAAGATGCAAAGATGAACCATTTTTGCTCGCAGCATTTCTGAGCGGCGTACAACATACTATGGAATTTCAGAATTTTGCCGCATTTGCTTGATTTGTTCTCAGGTTTAATGGTACACTACATAATAAGAAGGAGTGTGCCACTATGCTTACTGAAGAAAAAATCAAAGCTTTTGCCGAAAAGTATTCTGATAGAAGCGGTGAGTTTGTTATATCGACGCTTAACCATGTTATGGATTACGAGGCCGAGCGTGGGTATGAGTTGTTTGACTTCACAAAAGATGATTTTGTAAAGATGTTTGCTAAATACAATTGGGTGAACTCAAGTCGGTCGTTCAGAAATGTAAAGTCGATAATTACAGGGTACATCAAAAGTGAGGATCGAGCGAGTATGTATGACTTAGCTGAATTCTCGGAGAGCGATGTGAGTTCAGACAATATGTACGAGGACAAGTATTTTGCGTCAGTTGATGAGTTTGTTGATTTCTTGGACAAGTATGAAGAGCCATATCAGATTCGTATGAATGTGATTGCCGTGCTGTACTGGATTGGCCTTACTTCTGAAGAAGTTTCCAATCTGACGATTAACGATGTTGACTTTGAATCATGTACTGTTTTGAATAAGACCAGTGTTGACGCGAGACTGATGAATATCATCAAGCAGTGTTATGAAATGAAACAATATGATGCCCCCAATATGGGAGGATACAGAACGTTTTATGTCATAAATGGTGATTACATTCTTCGCAAAACAGAGGATAGAACTGGTGCAGACAGTGATTCAAGAATGTCTACGAATACGATTCATAGTTATTTCACGCGCTTGAATGATATTCTCGAAAGAAGATATCATTCAAAGGCTTTAGACCGAAGACATCTGACCAGAAACGGCGAGTATGTAAAGGTTTATAACTACTGCAAAACTCATCCAGAATTTAATCTTACAGAACTTAGTTTCGGAAATGGTAAAGATCCTCTTGCGGACATTATCGGAAGAAAGTGCAGCAAGGTTGCATACATTAGTTTCCGGCAAGGATACAAGGGCTGGATCGAATACTTCCACAAAAATTAAAAACAGGGGGCTTCGGCCCCTTGATTTTAACATTGTAACTATATAACACAGGATACTTATTAGAAAGGGAAATGTAGATGAGAACGCTTTTGCTGTTCCGTGGAGCACCAGGTTGTGGGAAGTCCACCTATATTAAAGAGCATAATCTTGAGCAGTACGTATTGAGTGCTGATACACTTCGCCTTATGTGCCAGAGCGCACAGGAAACACCTGCCGGGAAGATGGAGATTTCTCCGCAGAATGATGATGTTGTATGGGAGATGCTTTTTAAACTGCTTGAGGTGCGCATGAGTCATGGCGAGTTTACCGTGATTGATGCAACGAATTCCAAGACGGTCGAAATGAATCGTTATAAGAATCTTGCAAAACAGTATCGTTATCGAATGTATGTTATTGACATGACGGACCTTCCGATCGAGGAATGCAAACGAAGAAACGCTCAGAGAGAATGGCTGAAGCGAGTTCCTGAAGCGGCCATTGATAAGATGTACGCTCGGTTTGCTACTCAAAAAGTTCCTTCTGGCGTGAATGTCCTTCCTTCTACTACAGATGTGATGTCCGATTTGAACTACTGTCCGAATGACTTCAACCAGTGGAAGAAGATCCATGTCATCGGTGACATTCATGGCTGTTATACTTGTTTAAGTGAATACCTTGGTGAGATGAAGGACGACGAACTTTATATCTTCGTTGGTGATTATCTCGATCGTGGCATCGAGAACGTTGAGGTATTCAAGTTCTTGTGTGATGTTGTAAATAACAACCGCAAGAATGTGATCCTTTTGGAGGGGAATCACGAACGTTGGCTGAACAAGTGGGGGCATGATGAACCGGTTCAGAGTGAAGAGTTTGCAAACTACACTCGTCCGCAGCTCTTTAAAGCCGGTATTGACAAGAACACTGCTCGTAAGATCTATTCCAGAGTTGGCCAATGTGCTTACTTTGAGTATGATGGGAAGCGGTATTTCGTGAGCCACGGTGGTTTGAGTTATCTGCCTTATTTTCTTCCTTTTATATCTGCTGATCAGATGATTAAAGGTGTAGGTCGCTATCCTGATATGCTAACCGTGGCTGAGTCTTGGGAAAAATCGATGCCGGATAGCTACATTCAGATCTTCGGTCATCGAAATGTGCAGGATGTTCCTATTGATATGGGGCATCGGTGCTACAACCTCGAAGGAAAAATCGAGTTTGGTGGATATCTCCGTTGCGTGGAACTTGAACATGGTCAGTCAATCAAATGTGTAGAAACAAAGAATGATGTGTTCCGAAAAGAGGAGCCAAAGACTGAAACTGCCGTTGAAATGAAAACTGAGTTCGATAACGCAGAACTTGTCAGTAAGATGCGTCAAAGCAAATATGTGTTTGAGAAGCGATTCGGAGATATTTCTTCTTTCAACTTCTCTCGTGAAGCATTTTATAAGAAGCACTGGGATGAGGTTTCTACCAAAGCAAGGGGATTGTTCATTAACACAAAGACGAATAAGATTGTAGCTCGAAGCTATGATAAGTTCTTTGCGGTCGATGAGCGGAATGAAACGAGAATTGGAAACCTACAGAACACTTTGAAGTTCCCAGTGACTGCATATCTGAAGGAAAACGGATTTCTTGGAATTGTCTCGTATGATGCAGAACAGGATGGTCTGTTCATTGCAAGTAAATCCACTCCTGAAGGGCCTTTTGCAGATATGTTCCGAAAAATTCTCATGGATACGACTTCTGATGAAGACCGTAAGAATCTGAAGGAAGTTGCAAAAGAGAATGGTTCCATCATTTTTGAGGTGATTGATCCTGTAAATGACCCGCATATCATCGAATACAAGACACCACATATTGTTTTGCTGGATATTATTGCGAATGATATGAACTTCAGTGTGATGGATTACGATGATCTGAAGCGTGTTGCTGAAAAGTGTCATTTGCAGATTAAGGAGAAGGTTAAAATCTTTGAGAGCTGGAGTGAATTCTATCCTTGGTATGAAGAAGTCATGAATGAGAATTATCTGTACAATGGCATCGAGCATATTGAAGGCTTTGTTTTGAGAGATAACAACAATTTTATGTTTAAGCTGAAGCTTCCTTATTATAAGCACTGGAAGTTCTTGCGTGGTGTTATGCAGAGCGTTCAGAAGCGTGGCTATTATGAAAATACCGCAAAGTTGTTTACTGCTGAGGATAACCTGTTCTATGGTTGGATGCGTGAGCAACGAGAGAAAGACCAGGAATCTTTTTGCAAGAAGGGTATTATTCAGTTACGGAATGAATTCTATGAGAATCGGCACGAATAACTAAGATATTTTCTTCCTCCGAAAATGCCCTGTGTGTGGCTGACAGCCGGGAAAGACCGGCGATATAAGCCCAAATGATGGAATGTAGGCAGACATGGAGTTCTCAAACAACTCTGCGAAAGCGTATGGGTTCGAATCCCATTTTGGGCATATAAGCCACCGTGGTGAAATTGGCAGGCACGAGGGACTTAAAATCCCTTTCTGGCAACAGAGTACGGGTTCAAATCCCGTCGGTGGCATTTATATCCGGGTGTAGCTCAGTTGGAAGAGCGCGTGCTTTGGGAGCATGAGGCCGCAGGATCATGACCTGTCACTCGGACCAGCCCGAAAGGGCATGTAGAATTTTTCATTCACATTATTCCCGGCTCTCTGGAAACAGAGCAGTGTGGTGTAGCAAGCTGGGTAGATGATGCGCCATCGCCAAGCGGTAAGGCAGAGGACTTTGACTCCTCCATCACAGGTTCGACCCCTGTTGGCGCAATTTATGCGGATATGGTGGAATGGCAGACACGCCAGATTTAGGATCTGGTGCTTCGGCGTGTGGGTTCGATGCCCACTATCCGCACCACGGTCATGAATCGTTGTTGTTCATGGTTGAACTCCTTTGACCACTATTATTCCCAGCTCGCCAGTGATGGTGCAGTAGTGCTTTGTAAGCTGGGTTCTCATGCAGCGGTCGTACAACGGCTAGTATATCAGCCTTCCAAGCTGAGGATGAGGTTTCGACTACCTTTCGCTGCTCCAATTTCGTACGGGTAGGGATTTTAAGCGGTCAGTCCCGGCTGCGCCTGTGCGAAATACCACCCCAAAAGGGGCGAGATATAGGAAATGTGCATCGCTGTTATTCCTTCCTCGTCTATATGATATAGATGCAATAGTGTTTTATAAGGAAGGTGCCCAGTTGAATAGTTGCAGCTGTTTAACTGGTAATATGGGATAGTAGCTCAGTTGGTCAGAGCTGGCGGCTCATAACCGCTTGGTCGGGAGTTCAAATCTCTCCTGTCCCACCAGCCCGATAGGGTATACATAAAATCCGCTAGAAATTTTGTTTTATAAGCGAATGAATAATATGGCGTTGATACGTCTATTATTTTTCGCTCATTTTTAAAGTTTTAGCTATATAATACAGGATACTAAAAGGAGGAATGGGAACTGAAACATTACGGAGATATCACACAACTCCATGGTGACCAGATTGAACCTGTTGATTGTATCACTGGAGGTTCGCCCTGCCAAGACCTTTCAATTGCCGGTAAAAGAGCCGGTCTCGCAGGAGGTCGGTCTGGTCTGTTTATGGAAATGATTCGTGTGATTCGAGAAATGATGGAGGCTACAAATGGAGAATATCCAAAATTTGTTATCTGGGAGAATGTCAAAGGAGCATTTAGCTCAAATAAGGGAGAAGACTTCCGGTGCGTCTTGGAAGAATTTGCTCACCTTTCAGAGCCAGAAGTTTCAATTCCTCGACCTTCTGGGAAAGACGGAAAATGGTCAAAATCTGGCGCAATTTCCGGTAATGGATGGTCTATCGCGTGGAGATTGTTCAATGCTTGTGGTTGGGGCTTACCCCAGCGTCGAGAGAGAATCGCGCTTGTCATGGATCTTAGAGGGCAACGTGCCGCAGAAATATTATTTGAGCGCACGGGCGTGCCAGGGAATCCTGAACAGAGCATCTCGGCGTGGAAAGGCATTGCCCGACCTCCTGAAGAATGCGCTTCTGGAAATGATCGAGTGGTGGAGAATGAAAGAGCATACACTTTAAAAATCCGTTCAGGATGCGAAGGTGGCGGAAAGGGTGCTCTGGTACAGACCGAAAAGAGTGCAATGCTATCAACGCTACAGGATCAAACCTTAATTTGCTTGGCAGATAATGGATTTGATGGATACAATTCTTGTTTGACGGGATGTATTTCTTCGACTCTTGGAGTTAATTGCGGCACATCAGCAGGAAGAAACGGTGTTATCCAATTACATAATTTAAAACAAAATATTTCCACAGCGGTATTTGAAAGCCATAGTCAGGATGCTCGATACACTCAGCAAGGTAATACAAGCCCAGCTTGTACAGCTCAATGGGGTACTGGTGGTAATAATATGCCGCTTGTCGCTGAAAAGAAAGCCTTTGCTATGCAACGTATTGGTGAATATAAGGAAAGCGAACAGGCCAGCACAATGAAATCTCGTGATTATAAAGATGCAACTGATCTTGTAGTTGAAGAGAAAGAGGTGAAATGTGCTGGATTTCCACTTGGATTTAGACCAGAAAACACTCGTTGTTATGATGAATGTGCGACTACACTTTGTAATGGCACAAGACCAGGATGGACAACTGCGTGTGTTCTCAATTGGATTGTTCGCCGTTTGACTCCTGTTGAATGCGAACGGCTACAGGGTTTTCCTGATGGATGGACTGATATTGGGGAATGGACTGACGAGAATGGGAAGAAGCATAAACCCGCCGATTCTCCTCGGTATAAGGCTCTCGGTAATTCGATTGCACTTCCTCAGTGGTTCTGGATTGCACAGAAAATGAAACCATATCTTGGTGACGGTGCTACGCTTGGCAGTCTTTTCGATGGAATTGGTGGCTTTCCGCTTGTCTTTGAAAGTACGTATGGTGATGGTACTGCTATCTGGGCGAGCGAAGTGGATAGTTTTTGCATCGCAGTTACAAAGAAAAGATTCCCAGAAAATTAAAAGGAGATATTGATGCCAGAAAACAAAGGATATCTTACATCTGACCGATCTACGGCAGGCGACGAGCGATACACTCCGGTTTACGCAGTTGTTCCATTGCTTGAATTTGCCCCCCCATCGAGTAAAGCAGTGATTTGGTGTCCGTTTGATAAAGAATGGTCTGCTTTTGTGCAGGTGTTTAGAAATGCTGGGTACAAAGTAGAGTGTAGCCATATCGATAATGGGCAAGATTTCTTTACATATGAACCAGAACGTTGGGATGTTATGATTTCGAATCCTCCTTTTAGTAAGAAGGATGATGTGCTGCGTAGAGCATATGAACTTGAAAAACCGTTTGCTCTACTGCTTCCTGCAAATAGTATTCAGGGGAAAACACGATTTGACATTTTTAAAAATGATGTACAGATGTTGTGTTTTGATTCTCGAATCGGATTTATGGACCCTGAACACACAGACAGTCCTGTCGAGGGAGTGTCGTTTGGAAGTGCATACTTCTGTAGAAATTTTCTTCCAAGTAAGTTAGAACTGCGGAAGCTTGATAAGAAAATTTCATAAAAGGCTAATTCAAATAAGAGGTGACACGATGAACAGCAAAATTTCTATCAATGCAACCATCGACCCCGGTTCTTTGAGTATTCCGGCAAGTCCTATCTTCCAACAGGAAAAGAATACATATTTTTGTCCGTTTTGTGTGACGAAGCTGGAGAAGTTCGAGCGTGAATGTTCTGATTGTCATCGCAAGATGGATTGGAGTAGGTTCACTGAAAAGAAGGAGGAGGTGTTCACTTGAATATAGATTTCTTCCGACGGCGCAAGACTCAGCTTGAAGATACGCTTCTTTTGAAAAATCAGGCCGTCGATATGCTTGATTATCTAAAGACGCACTGCATCAACAATGACCAGTATTGTGTAATTCGGGATTATATTGAAGAAGCTGCGAAGATTCTGGAGAGCGATCTCGAATATGCAAATAACAAACTGCAGTCTGCATTTAGACCTAAGCATGGTCGGAACAACAGATTGACTCGTGCTCAATCTAAGATGTTCCGTGATAGGGAATATTAAAATGGGGTGATGCCGTATGAACACATGTAAGAAAATATGTAACTGGTGTGGTCGTGAAATCAAGCCGATAGGCAGCGAGCAGGGAATCAGTTTTGAACATCAATACTCTTACGGTAGCCAACTTGATGGTTCGCTTTTGAGTTTTGATCTGTGTCCTGAATGTTCAGAACGGCTCCCGGTAGTGCTCGGCGCGATGTTTTTACATAATCCCTTAAAGGACGATTTCTAACGGTAAAAGCCGTATGAAATATAAGCCATCAATAAGCCAGACGGAGGATAATACATAGAATGAATAGTGCATGAATTGATTTAAGACAGCATAAAGAAACATAAGTGATTGTTAATGAAACAAAATTACATAAAGGAGACTTGATATGGCAGATAGAATTTTTAATCTTCCTCAGACCCGTGGCTCTTTTGAGATGGCTGGTAAGGTCACCGGCACTCAGCGTAGCAACTTCTATAATGAGAAGGAGACAAAGAGTGGTGCTATGCGCCGTGTCTTGAGCTTTGGCGTTCAGACCTCTAACGAGAACACTTTCTATATTGATCTGGCTGGTATGCCTCGTGACAAGGTTTACTTCTTCCGACGTGCCGATAAGGACAAGGGCATTGAGAAGGACAAGAAGGAAGTCGCTTGGAAGGATCGCATGACCTATGTTGCACCGGAAGGCTATGACATGATTGGCGTTAAGGTCGGTGTTACCAAGAAGACGAATGAGTCCGGCAAGGTTGTCAACGATAACAAGACTCTGACTGACTTCGATGCAGCTAAAGAGATTTCTGAGAACCTGCATGACGGCGATAATGTGTATGTCCGTGGTAACATTGAGTACAGCACTTACAATGGTAAGCACCAGATTCGTTTTGTTCCTACTCAGGTGTCGCTGAGTTCTAAGGAAATCGACTTCGATGCAGAGGGTTTTGAGGAACTGGCTCTGTTCACTCAGACCATTGTGTACACTGGTTGCCGCAAGAGCGATGAGGGTGATGAAGTAGTTGTCGATGCGAAGATCGTAAACTATAACACCATCGAGGATGCAGAGTTCTTCATTGATTATAAGGCAAACGCTCAGAATAAGGTCCTGGCTGATTCTATTCGTAAGCGTCTGAAGCCTTATACTAGCTTCGAGTGTTTTGGTCCCATCGTTAATCAGCAGAAGGTTGAGGAAGTTGAGACTGAGAATATCTGGGGTGGCCCCAACAAGATGAAGCGCCAGAGCACCCCGGCGGTTCGCAAGCTGTATATTGAGGGTGTTAATCCTGATTCCTTTGATCCGAATCCTGGTGACAATGATGCGGAGCCCACTTACACTGAGGACAATATTTCCGAGGCACGGGCAAAGATTGTTGCCAACGTTCAGGCCAAGAAGGACTTCGACGGCAAGGCTGCTGAGAACGACACTTCTTGGTGGGGTGGTTCTAACAAGTCTACTGTAACTCCTGTAGACGAGGAAGAGGATGACTGGGGAGTGTAATTTTTAGTCTTAGCTAAGTAACGCAGGATACTAATAAAAGAAAAGATTTGGAGAGGAATTTACATATATGGCTATGATTCGTAAGGCATCTGCTGTTCGTAAGAAGCTTCATATGCTGATTTATGGCGAACAGGGAACTGGTAAGTCTCGTACTGCTATGCAGCTGTGCTATTTGAAAAATGCAGACGGTAAGCCGTTCCGTGTTCTGTATTTGGATACCGAGAATGGTTCTATTGATAATTACACCGAGGAGCTGGAAGCCAATGGTGTGAATCCTGATAATCTGCTGATTGTTTACACACAGTCTCTAGCAGAGGTTCAGGATTATATCAAGATGGTTACCAACGATGAGGATATTGAGGATGAGAATGGAGATGTTTATCTGGATGCAGATGGCAAGCCGTTCCGTGCAGACGCTCTGGTTGTTGACTCCGCTTCCATCCTCAAGATGACTGCTACCCAGGGCCTCACCGCCTTCTCGCAGAAGCGTGCCAAGGTTAAGGCTGCATCTCAGGGTCTGACCGGTGATGAAAAGGCAGTTAAGATTGAGGGTGCTGGCATGGAGCTCAAGGATTTCAATACTCTGAACTTCAAGGGTCAGTCTCTGATTTTGGATCTGAATGCATCTGGTGTGAACTACATCGTTGTTTGCCGAGAGAAGGACGAGAAGCATACTAAGGTTGTGAATGGTTCTATCGTAAGTGAGCCTACTGGTCGTAAGATTCCTGATGGGTTTGCTGGTCAGGAGTACAACGTTGATACTGAGTTCCGCCTGTATTTTCAGGATGGTCAGCAGCTCGCTTTCTTCGATAAGGATCGTACCGGTATGCATAAGGGCGGTGAGGTCGTTGAGGATCTGACCCTGCTTGAGTATCAGGATATTATTTCTAGTAGCGCAAAGAATCGGGAGAACGTCATCAAAAACGGCTTAAACGATGCTGTTAAGACTGAGGTTAAGCTGAGTATGCGTGACCTTGGTATCGAAAACGATGAGCCGGATGATGTTCCGGCAGATAAGAGTTCCGATAGTAAAGAGCCTTCTATGGATGACATCAAGGCAAAGCTGAATGACCTGATTGCTTCCGCTTCTCCTATGAAGAAGAGTGCCGCACAGAAGGCTGTTAAGGCGGCTGGCCTGTCTACCGCATTCCGTTCTATGACTGATATTGAGGAACTGAAGAAGGTTGCCGCAGTCATGGAGAAGGAACTGGCTTAATGGAACTAACCCGTAAATGCAAGATTTGCGGGAAGAATATTTTCATCGAGCGAGACCGTAGCACGTTTTTCTACGACAAGACGGGCTTTTGCCATAAAGATTGTTTTGTAGAAAAAAAGAAAAATCAAAAACGCCCTTGGACAGATGACCTGCTAAGGGCATTTTTTGACAAAGCAAAACCCGCTACGGATAAAAAGGTCGATGATCTTCTTTCCAAAAAGAGAGAACAAGACCACAATCGTGAGCTTGCACATATCAAACAGGAAGAAAAAAAGATTCTTTTCGACCATATTCGAGATACATACGCCCCGGCGGTTGTTCCGGGTAGCTTCTACTCGAAACTTACGCAGTTGATTTCCGGGAATTATTACAAATATAGAGGTTCGATTCCTCCGCTAGAACTTTACGATATGTGGGTTCTAGCGAAACCCCGACTAGATAAAATAATTGCCGAGAAAGAAGCAAAAGGTTTTGATATGAGTCAACGATGGAATTATGACTTGGCTGTTTTGCTGGCACAATATCCGAGTTATCTCGAACAAAAAGAGAGACAAGCTTCGATTCGTAGTGAATGCGAAAGTAAAACGAAGGAAAACCTGACGGAAACGGTACTGAAACGGATGAAAACAGTACCAAAACAGAGCAAAAACGAGAATGAAATTGATATAAATGCAATTCTCGATGAGATATAAAAGCACGAGGGAGGTGGATGAGTGGAACTCATTTCAAATATCCCGAACGAAATTCTATTTGTCGGCGCAATTTACAAGCATCCTGACTATTTGGTCGAGTATGGGCATTATGTCAAGAGCAAGTACGATTTTGCCGATGAAGCAACAAAATTTTTCTACGATGCAGCGTTAATTATTTACGAAACTCGGACTCAAGAATTCAATAAAACATCTGTTTTAACGTTTATGGCTGAAGATGAGTCCAGATTGTCCCAATACAAGCGGCTGAAGGGCTGGTCAACCATTGAATACTACATGAGCCTTGCAAATGACGATGACATCAAGGGATACTTCAATATCCTGAAAAAATATTCGCTACTTCGTGAATATCAGAGAAACGGATTTAACATTGAAGGAATTTTGAAGCATCGACAGTTTGAAATGTTTGGTGCTCAGGACATTTACAAATTGATTCGTGGCAAGGCCGACAAGATCAATACGGTTATCATCACAAACGATGATGCTGAGATCTTAAATAATGGTCTGCTGCCAATGGTTAATGAACGTCTGAGTGTTCCTGATATGGGCTTGCCGTTCCAGTATCCTATCATGAATGATTTGTTCCGAGGATTGAAGCTGGGCACTGTGATGTTCAATGGTATGCCATCTAACGCTGGCAAGACTAGATACATGATGGCGATTGTTGCATACGTCACATTGGTTCAGAAGCAAAAGGCACTTCTGCTGCTAAACGAGATGGATCTTGAATCCGTCCGGTACTGCTTACTGGTCACTGCTATCAATAATCCTGAGTTTCAAGAGCTGCATGGCCATCGTTTTCATAAGGATGAACGAGAAATCACACTTGGAATGTACCGTGATGTAAACGGGAACTTCATCTTCCGAAAACAAAATGAGGATGGAGAGTACATAGAAAGCATTGATGAGTTCACTGCTCGTGTCTACGAGGAGAGCGAAGAGTATCGCAATGTTCTCGATGTTTGCCAGTGGATCGAGAATGAATCACAGGGTTTGATTATCGCAAAGGATGTCTCTGCCGATTACAGTGATAAGTCCCTGCGATTTGAAATTCAGAAAGCAGCTCTCACTCAGGGAGTTAAGTATGTGTTCTACGATACTCTAAAGAACGACATTGCATCTATTGGTGAATGGGCAGCGTTCAAGGTCACGGCCACCGAGCTTGAAGAGATTGCGAAAAATCTGAAGATCTTTATCTACGGTAGCATCCAGTTGGCTGAAAATGCCCATGAGTATCTTCCTGATGAGCTGAATTCAAACAACATTGCTGAGTCAAAAATGATTAAGCATGTTGCTTGGACGATGGTTCTATTCAAGGAGATTCCAAAAGATAAGTTTGTGAAGTATCAATACATTTCTCATGACCCTGAGTGGGGCGGTGACTGTGCCCATCGGCTGAATCCAGATAAGCGGTATTACATTGGAAACATCGACAAGAACCGTTTTGGCGAAAAGAAGAAAATCATGTTTGAAGTGAATTTGAACCAGAATGTCTGGAAAGAGGTCGGTGTCTGCACCAGAAAGTAAGGAACTACAATGGTAAATATCGCAGATCTGAAAAATTACATTCTTGAAGAACAGCAGATTGAACCGATTCTGGAGAAACTTGGTTGTCATCATATTAGTCACAAAGCTGGATATTACCAGTGTGCGAATCCAGATGGCGACAATAGAACGGCACTCTGTATTTACGAGAATGAAAATCTTACTGCGGTAGATTACACACGAGACATTGCCAATGGAAAGACCAGCTATGATTTGATTTCTGTCGTCCAGTTTTTTCTGGAACTGTCTTTCCCAAAAGCCATTAAGCAAATCTGTGAATGGGTTGGGCTTGACTACTATCACAACTTTGAGGAAGACCTTCCTAAAAGTATGTTGATCTTAAAAGAACTCATCGCAATGCAAAATGAAGGTGAAGAACACGAGGACGACCGTCCGATAGTCCCCATCTCTGAAGCTATCCTCGGTTATTATAAGCCTCATGTAAACCAGATTTTTGCTAACGATGGGATATCTTACGAGACACAGCAAGAGTTCGAGATTGGCTTTGATGAGCTGACAAATAGAATCACGATTCCAATCAGAGACGAAATTGGTACTCTGGTTGGTGTAAAAGGAAGATATTTCGGTAAGCCGCCCGAAGGTGAATTGAAGTATCTGTATCTTGAGCCGTGTGCCAGAAACCGTATTCTGTATGGCCTGTACAAAACAGAGCCTTATATCAAGAATAAAGGTCTGGTATATGTTGGTGAGGCTGAAAAGTCTGTTATGCAGATGTGGAATATGGATGTCTTCAACTGTGTGGCGACTGGCGGTAAGAAGGTTTCACAAAATCAAATTGAAATTTTAACACGTCTTTGCGTTGATATTTGTTTTGTCTTTGATAAAGACGTTCAGATTAGTGAGCTTATGGTTCTCGCCAATCGATTTGTCGATGGCGTAAGTGTGTATGCTGTAGTAGATGATAAGGGGATTCTGGATGAAAAGGAAGCCCCGACTGACAATCCTGAAAAATTTAAGGCATTGATTGAGAATTGTGTTAGGAGAATTAAATGAATGTAAAACTCTGGAAGGGGAGTAGGAACGACCTATCAGATCCAATTGGAACGATTATGGAGAATAGAGGAGTCAAGGATTATAAGACCTACATGGATCTGGATGATTCTTGCTTGAATTCTCCGTGGGAACTGGACAACATGGAAGATGCTGTCAGGCTGTTGAACAAACATATCTGGAATAAGTCTATTATCTCTATCCTTGTAGACTGTGATGTGGATGGATTCACAAGTGCTGCAATGATGTTTCAGTATTTGAAGACGATTGGTTATTTTGGAAAAATCAATGTTCTGTATCATAGTGGCAAGGAACATGGACTCTCTAAAGAAATTGAGGTTCCACCTGAAACTACCTTGCTGATTATTCCTGATGCTGGCAGCAACGACGTTGAGCAGTGTAAGGAACTCCGTGAAAAGGGCATTGATATTTTAATTCTTGACCATCATATCTGTGATAGAGAAAACCCTTACGCAGTAATTGTCAACAACCAGAACGGTACATATCCTAATAAGGAATTATCTGGCGCTGGCGTGGTGTATAAGTTTCTTCAGGCTGTTGATGAATATAATTGGACTGATGTTGCAGACCGATATCTTGATCTGGTTGCTGTCGGAAACATTGGTGATGTCATGGATATGCACTCACACGAGACAAAACGTCTTTGCACGAAAGGTCTTGCACGAATTGTAAATCCGATGATTTGCGCTCTGATTGAGGCAAATAGTTTCAATATCAAGGGCGACCCGACTATCAATGATGTTCAGTTCTACATTGTTCCAATGATGAACGCATTGATTCGTGTTGGCGCATCTGAGCAAAAAAAGCGGATGTTCCGTGCGATGGTCGGTGAAGAACAGACATTCCAGTATACTCCGACTCGTGGTAAGAATGCTGGTGTCACGATTGATGAAACTCTGGCGCAGCATGTGGCTCGTGAGTGTTCCTCTTGCAAGTATCAGCAGAATAAAATCAAGGACAAGGCTGTTGGAGAGCTTCAGAAGTTAATTGAAAAGCACGGTGCAGACCAGAATAAGATTCTTTTCTGTAACTCTACAGGTATTCTTGATAACACTCTGACCGGTGTTGTAGCAATCAAGCTGGCTGAAATGTACGCAAAACCGTGTGTGTTGCTTCGTACTTTTACTGATGAACCGGACTATTATGGTGGTTCAATGAGAAATCCTGACGGTTCTCCGATTGAAAGCCTAAAGGAATTCTTGATGAGCACCGGAGATTTTGAATCGGTTCTTGGTCACGACAATGCTGCTGGTGTGAAAATCAAGAAAGAAAACGTGCCAAAGGCTATTGCAGACTGTGATGAACTGCTTAAAGATGTCACTATGAGTAAGGCAATCGTGGTTGACTTTGATTTTGATTACAATAAATTGAACGTTGCATTGCCGAAAACGATGTATGAGATGCACAAAATCTGGGCACAAGGAATTTCCGAGCCGTATTTCTACATTAAAAATATTCCGCTGATTCATAGTGGATGTGCTCCGATGGGCAAGAACGGCAATATGTGGAAGTATTCTGACGAAGAAAAAGGCATTGATTTTGTGTGTTTTAATGACAATGGCCGGATGATTGGCTGGATTAACAATGACTTCTATGGTGGTCAAGAAGAAAAATACATCAATGCTGTATGCCGGTTGTCTTTGAATCAGTATGGAAACAAGGTGACTCCGCAGGCACAGATTGTTGATTTTGAGGTGATTTGATATGGGAAATCTGAAGCGTGCTATTGCCATCGACTTTGATGGCACTCTCTGTGAGAATAATTATCCCGATATTGGTGAGCCAAACTGGAATGTCATTTATCAAGCAATTCAGGAACAGAAGCACGGTGCTGGTCTGATTCTCTGGACTTGCCGTGAAGGAAAGCTTTTGTATGATGCAATGGAGGCTTGCTTTGATTGGGGTATTCAGTTTGATGCAATCAATGAGAGTCTTCCTGAGTGGAAAGAGCATTTTGACACTGCTCCTAGAAAGGTTGGAGCTGATGAATATTGGGACGATAAAGCTAAAGTTGTAAAGAATGGAGAGTTGATTGATAATGAATAAAGTGGATAATTACGATTTGCCATTAAATTTGCTTGACAAAGCACATCAATCACTTGCACATACTATTGCAGATTTAGAACTACTTCGGGAAGGCACAGCATTTAATCAGATTTTAAATGATGGTGCTCATATTATTGAACCGGATGAATTGACTCATATTCTTGATAAATTTGCAGAGCAGCATCCAGATTGGGAGATTTGTATCGAAACTGACCACGGATCGGTTAGTGAGAAATTTAAGATGGATCATGTTTTCTATGAAGGTATGGGAGATATGATTGTTCTTGATTTTGAATGAAAAATGGAAAAACGACGATATAGATATTACAAAATTGATTACCGTACATATAATTATACGCTCAAGAAATATCACAACTTACACAGAGAAATCTACGCTGAAAATGCAAGAGATGCAGTTAAAATGCTAAAAAGCAAAGAGTGTAATCGTGAGTTTGAGATTGTTAAAGTCTACTTTGTTGATATTTTCGGTGATAGAAACGATAGGTTTTATCCACGAACTTATGTGATTGATAAAGAAGATTTTGAGTGAGGTGAGTATATGGTTTACATTACAGGCGATATTCATGGTGACTTTAATCGGTTTTTAGAATTGGAAAAGTTTTGCCATGAACACAATCTTGGAAAGAATGACTGGATTGTCTGCCTTGGCGATGTCGGTTTGAACTATTACGGCAAGGACGACCCTCGCGAATGGAGTATAAAAACTATCGCCGCAGATATTCCTGCAAATCTGTTTTGTATTCATGGCAACCACGAGCGCCGCCCGTCTCGTAAGGATGGTTATAGGACAAAGGAAATCAGTGGAGATATTTGTGGTAATGTGTGGTATGACCCACATTATCCAAATCAGTATTTTGCTATTGATGGCGAAGTCTATCAAATTCTTGCTGATAGGGAAGTATTAAACTGTCTTGTTTGCGGCGGAGCCTATTCTGTAGATAAATATTATCGGTTGGAACGTGGATGGAACTGGTGGCCGGATGAACAGCCTAATGAGAAGACTAAGAAAAAGATTTGGAATATTACACATGACCCTCAAATCGATGATATTGATGTTATGCTCACGCATACCTGTCCATTCCGGTTCATTCCAACTGAATTGTTTATCGGTGGTATTGATCAAAGCACAGTAGACCAGTCAACTGAAATATTCTTTGATAATATATACGAATGCTATCCTAACGATTGTAAACCATTCTGGTACTTCGGCCATTTTCATGGTAATAAATACACTAATGACTATGTGATGCTTTTTGATGACGTTATTAAATTTGGAGATAAGGTGAAGAGTGATGAGTGAATATCATGTGAGCTGTGGTATGTTTGGTATTTACGCAGGAACTATTAAAAAGAATGGAACTGAGTGGAAAGATAAAACTCGTGTCACAGATGAAGCTATCGAGGCAGTTCGTGATTGGCTTCTTTCTGAAGCTCAGTTCAACAATAGAACTTTTGGTGGATACACATGGACAACAAAGGACGGTAAGACTGTAACTTTGAGAGTGTCCATCGAAGATAAGGAGCAGACAGAATGATCAAAGATAAAAATTTACGAGTGCTTGATTATATTGATGGCAAGGAAATCCTCATTCAGATGGGTGAGGAAGGTTCTGAGCTGTCGAAAGCTGCAATAAAGTTTTATCGTGCAATCGATATGAAGAACCCAACGCCTGTAAGCATTAACGAGGCTTATGAAAACCTCGTAGAAGAATTCGGTGATGTGCTGAACTGTATCTACGCATACTATGATGATGACGAGGATTGCATCTTGGCGTTTACATCGAAAGCGAATGAGATTGCTAACGAGAAGCGCAAGCGTTGGATTAAGCGCTTGAAGGAACGCAATCAGTTTTAATGGTGAAAGGAGAATAGATGTCAGATAATTTTGTAAATCTTCATGTACATACAGCGCAGGGTTCGTTACTTGACTCTATTCTTACCGTCAAGGAACTTGTAGACTTTGCCAAAGAGAATGGTCAGAAGGCTATTGCTGTTACGGATCATGGCAAGATGCACTCTTTCGTTGACCAAGTTAAGGCTTGCAAAGCAGAAGGTATTAAGCCTATCATCGGCTGTGAAGTCTATGAAGTAGATAATCAGGCAGAGAAAGCCGATACAAAAGACTATAAACAACCTCGTTACCATCTTGTTTTACTAGCAAAGAACGAGACCGGTTTAAAAAATCTATTTAAGATCGTTTCAAATGCTTGCGTTGATGGTATGTATAAAAAGCCTCGAACTTCTTTGAATATTATTGAACAGAATGAGTGGGGTAAAGGTATCATCTGTCTTACAGCCTGTCAAGTTGGTCGAATGAGTAGATTACTTGTTGATGGCAACGAGACTGAAGCATGGCAGTTATGGAACAAACTGAAATGGATCTTTGATGACGTGTTTATGGAAGTTCAGTCTCATGATACGCCAGATCAGGCTGAAGCTAATGCCAAAATTGCAGCTTTTATCAAAAAGTACAATATTCCGTATACCATTACAACTGATGCTCATATGCTTTCCAAGGAAGATGTTGATGCACATTCAGTTTTTGTAGAAATTGGAGAAGGACGAGAAGTTGGAGAAAGTTATGTTGACTGCTATCTTCAGACCGAAGACGATGTGCTGAGAACACTTTCAAAGCAGTTTGATGAAGACTTCATCCGAGAAGGCTGCTCAATGTCTGTGAAGATTGCAGATATGATTGATAATATTGACATTGGCCTCGGTCAGCCGAATCAGATGCCCGAAGTGAAAATTGAAGGTGAATTTGATTCGCATCTGGATTACCTGCGTTACCTCGTTTATTCTACTTTTGATGAAAAATTCGGATGGATGAGTAAAGAAGAACAGCAAACCCGGCGGGATAGAATTGAGATGGAGCTTGACGTTCTTGAATACGTTGACTACATCGATTACTTCATTATGCTATATATGCTTTGCAAGGTGGCTGATGAACGAGGTATCCCTCGCGGCTATTCTCGTGGTTCTGGTGCAAACTGTCTATGTCTATTTATGTTAAACGTTACGCAGATTGATTCTGTTCGTTGGGATCTTGACTTCTCTCGTTTTGCAAATAAAGGTCGTAAGAGTCTCGCAGACTTCGACTTTGATATTAGCCGTCGTCGTCGCAAAGAACTTGTTTCTATTGCAGAAGAGCTTTTTGGAAAAGAGAGTGTAGCACCAATCGCAACTTTTAATTCTCTGTCTACAAAGGTTGCCATTAAGGATATTGGCAAGGTACTGAACGAAGATCCAGAAAGCCCATATTATATGCAGATTCCGTATGAATTGCGAAATGAAGTTGCTAAGTTGATTCCGACCGTGAAAACATTGGATGATCTCGGAGAAGAAGTTGAGAAGGAAGTTCTATTGAAGGACATTCTTGGAAAAAGCGAGCAGCTTTCTAATGTGTATGATAAGTTTCCTCTGTGGTTTAAGTACGTTATGCGACTTGAAGGTTTACCGAAGAGTATGGGTCGCCATGCTGCAGGAACTTTGATTACGCCTAAGCCTGTTATTGAATATTGTCCTCTCTGTATGGATAGAGAAGGTAATCAGATGTGTCAGCTTGAAATGCACAATGCAATGGACGACTTATCGTTGGTCAAGATGGATTTTCTTGGTCTTGAAAATTTGGACACGATTGATGACACATTAAAGATGGCCGGTCTAACTTGGAAGGATGTTGACATCAACCATCTCGACCTAAACGATAAGGCAGTCTACGACGCAGTTTATAAGTCTGGACACACAATTGGTATTTTTCAGATGGAGTCTGCTGAAGCTCGAAAGATGTGTGTTGAAGCAAAATGTGACAACGCCGAGGATATCATTGTTGTGAATGCAGCAAACCGCCCTGGTACTAAGGACAGCTTCCCGACGTATTGTTCCAATAAGCTTTACCCAGAAACTATCAAACTACTTCATCCTGATATCAAACAGCTTTTTGCCAAGACTCAGTACATTCTTCTTTATCAGGAACAGGCTCTGGCAGTATTTCGTTATGCAGGATTCCCTGAAACTGAGGTTGACAATGCTCGTCGTGCAATTGGTAAGAAAAAGAAAGATGTTATGGCATCCTTGGAGGTCCAGTTTAGAGATGGTCTTCACAAAAAAGGATGGAACGATTATCAGATCTCTGAGATGTGGGCATTGATCTTGAAACAGGCTTCTTATTCCTTCAACCGGGGCCACGCAGTTGCTTATGGACTTCTTTCTTACCTGACAGCATACCTGAAGACTCATTATACTGAGTATTTCATGGCTGCGTGTATGATTACTAAAGAAGATGATTCTGGCAAAATGGGTGTGTTCATCAATGAATGTGACCGTCTACATATTCGGGTCCTTCCTCCAAGTGTTAACAAGTCTGATATGGAATTTAAGGCCGATGCAGAAAAGCACACAATTCTGTTTGGCTTGAAAGCCATTAAAGGAATGGGTGAGAGTGTCGCATCAGGGGTGATTGCAGACCGTCCATATTCTGGATTGGCAGACTTTGTTCAGAGAGCAAACGGTGGCAAGATTGGCACTTCAAACGTTGTCAAGTTGATTAAGGCGGGAGCTATTCCAACAAAAGACAAGAGAAAAATCTTAATCACTTTTGCAAATATGGTTTTTGAGAACGAGTATAAAGAGAAAGGTTTCCACGAAATGGCATCTCTCCCCAAAATCTCTATTCTCAAAGATGAATACGGAATTGACACAGATTCTATTAAAGACAAACCTACCAGACTCGCCTTATATAATAAGGTAAGAAGGGAGCGCTGGGAAGCGGACTCATGGAATCGGAAGAAAGAAAAAGACAAAAAGCGGAATGCCTTTATGCAGGCGTTTGCTGAAAAGTATATGCAAGACGAGCACATGTGGGAATTTGAAACCCTTTCAATGTTCTTGACTAGCAATCCCATTAAGGATGCTTGCACCTATATTGATGCTGGTCTTGATACTGTAGAGGATGGCGGTAAGGCAACTGTTATTTGTGTCATCGTAGATATCCAAAAAAAGAAGGATAAACGTGGCAACCAGTTTGCATACCTACATGTTTACACGACAGGTGGTATTGTCGAAATGATTTGTTGGGCATCTCAGTATGCACGATATTCAAGTCTGATTTCAAAGGGTAGCGATCTTGCAATCCTTTGCAAGAGAAAAGAAAATTCGTACATTGTTGAGAAGATGAAGCCATACAAGCAGTGGCTGCGAGATAGAGAGATAGCGTAAGAGGGTTGTAAAGTGGCAGATAAGAAATTTAATGAAAATATGATCCGTTGTTACATCAGGATAAAACGAGTCTTTTATCCGAAAGATGGGAAGGAGGTTGAGCCCGGCGGCTTCGCCACTTTCTCTGCCGAGGTGGTAAAAATTAAGCAGGGGAACCCTATTATGAGTCGATATGGTGACCTCCGACTGAAAGGCAACGTTCCTAGCCTTGATATGGATAAGACTTATTCGTTCTGTGGTGAGTATGTTCACCATGAAAAGTTTGGGGACCAGTATAAAATCGTCTATATGAACGAGTTCCAAGAGATTACTGACCCAGAAGAACAGAAAAGCTTTCTCAATTTTATCTTGACAGAACATCAGTTTGAGATGCTTTACGAAGCATTTGATAATCCGTATGAGATCATCAAGAACGGTGATATCAAGTCTCTTTGCACTGTTAGTGGCATCACAGAAGGTCGAGCACAGAAAATTATCGATGCCTTTGAAAATAATATTGATAACAGCGAAGCATACACGAAGCTGATTGAATATGGTTTGACTCCCAGTGCTATCGGAAAACTTGTTCATCAATATCATGGCGCAGACACTCTGGTAAGAAAGATTGAAGAGAACCCTTATGTTTTGATTGACGATGTATATGGTATTGGCTGGAAGAAAGCTGACGCTCTTGCTTTGAATATGGGACTGAAGCCAAACTCTCAGTTCCGAATCGAAGCTTACGTCATGCATTTTCTTGCCGACCGTGCCGAAGAAGGCAATTCTATCATCCCGGCAAACCAGACAATCAATAGTTGCATTAAGGAACTTGGTTTGGATGAGGGTGACCAAGAGGTTATCAAGAGAGCACTTTTCCATCTGCACGATGTCCGCGAAACGCTTTGGTGGAGTGATGATCGTCAGGAATTTGCTTTGACAAGAGTGTGGAATCTGGAAAATAAGATTGCAAAGGAAATTAAGCGTCTGGCGGATGCACCTGTCGAGCCGATTGGTCGAAACATGGACGCTGCAATCGACGAAGCAGAACATGCTCTTGGCATCGAGTACACCGAGGAGCAGAGAGATGCTATTAAAAAGGTATGCTCTAGTAATGTCTGTATCTTGACAGGCTACGGAGGAACCGGTAAAAGTACCGTTGTCGCTGGTGTCCTAAAGGTTCTTCGTGGTAAGTCGTTTGCCCAGACTGCACTCTCTGGTCGTGCTGCTGCTCGTATGCAGGAGATTACTGGTCAGGACGGCAAGACAATTCACCGCCTCCTTGGTTACGACATTGAGAATGGTGGTTTTGCCCATAACAAAAACAATCCTTTAGAGGAGGATATCATCATTCTGGATGAAACCTCTATGGTTGGCGCTAAATTATTTTACGATTTGATTCAAGCAATCGAAAATGGTAAGCGATTTATCATGATTGGTGATGACGGCCAGCTTGAGAGTATTGGTATGTGCAACATCTTCAAGGATATGCTTGCCTCCAAGGTTGTTCCGGTTGCTCGCTTGACGAAGATTCACCGTCAGGCTGCTAAGTCAGCGATTATCACAGAGAGCATCAAGGTTCGTAATGCCACGCAGTTGGTTCCTTACGGTTGGGCTGGTAATGAGATTCGTGGCGAGCTGCGTGATTTGGAGCTTGATATCTATAAGGATGCAGGCGAGTCATTTAGCCATATCATCAATCAGTATCGTACCTTATATAATAAGGTAGGGAACGATAGTGCAAAGATTCAAATCGTACTTCCACAGAAGCTCCGTGGCAGCATCTGCACCTACGAGGTCAATAATGCCATTCAGGAAATTGTGAATCCGAGTCGTGGTCAGACCGAAGCGAAGATTTCTATCTATGGTGATGGCAAGGACAGAGTGTACACTCTGCGTGAGGGCGATCAGGTCATTATCAACAAGAATAACTATGAACTTCATACATACAATCTCAAGACAAAGAAAAAAGAAGAGAAGTGTCCGGTGTTTAACGGCAACCGTGGCATAATTCGAAAGATTGAAGGCAGTTTCATTCTGGTTGACTTTGACCAGTGGGGCACAATCTTCATCCCTCATTATTTTGGTGGGAACAACATCTGGGCAACGCTTGAACTCGCTTATGCTTTGAGTTGTCATAAACTGCAGGGCAGCGAAGCTCCGTATGTGATTGTCGGCATGGACAACTCTGCATACTTGATGTTGACGAGAGAATGGCTCTATACGGCCATTACTCGTGCCAAGAAGTATTGTGTGATTTGCGCTGAAACTCACGCTCTTGATCGGGCTGTAAAGACTTCGAGAGTTCCATATAAGCGGACGTTCCTGAAGGAATTTTTACGGAAAGAATTTTCAGAAAAGCATTGACAATTATATGAGTATCCTGTATAATATAGCTATAAAAAGTCTCTATCTCGGAGGCTTAAAATTCTCTCTTTAGCTATATAATACAGGATACGAGAAAGAAATGGCTTGCTCGTAATGGCAAGCCTTTCTTTATTCATTATAACCATATAACACAGGATACGCAAGGAGGCTTTATGACAGATAAAGAGCTCATAGGTAAGCTCGACGCGATGGTAAAGGCATTGCAGAGCACGAAGAAAAAGACAGACAAGACCCGCATTTTGCTGGATGTACGAAAGGATTTTAGGACTGAAGCTGACGAGTTGATGGCATTCTTCAAGTTCCTTCTCGACCCGTCAATCGTAACAGGACTTTCGGATGCAAAAATCAATAAGCAGGTGAATACCAAACCTGAGATTGATATCCAGTATCTCAGTTGTGGATACCTTTATATTATGGGTGCTGGTCACAACACTGGTTCTGACGCATCCATCGCAACAATCCAGAACTATTTACATAAAAATCCCGAGCACGAAGAGTTTCTAAAGCGGCTGTTTACCAAGAATCTTCCGCTTGGCGTTGAGGCAGCTACCATCAACAAGGTATACGGCGAGGAAATTATTCCTGTCTGGGAAGTCCAGCAGGGATATCCGATTGATAAGGTGAAGCTGAAGCCTAACGAAAAAATTTTTGCCTCTCGCAAACTCAATGGATGCCGTGGCACCTACATCAATGGTCAATTGATTTCCAGACAGGCGCAAGCGTTTACCGGGCTTGACCATATCATTAGAGATCTTGAAAATCTTTGGTACCTAGGATATGTATTCGACGGAGAACTGATTCGCAAGAATGTGGATGGACTATCGGATAATCAAAATTTTGTAACTGGCACAGGGATTTTAAACAGCGACACAGCAGATAAGAGTTGCATCAAATTCGTTGTTTTTGACATGGTTCCAGAAAATCAGTTTTTGACTGATAGCTGCACTGAACGATACGAAGTTCGCAAGAAGCGTCTCTTAGATTTAAAGGAAAGGCTTTGGAGAACCGGAACCGACAATATTGAAGTCGTTGAAATGGTTTACGAAGGAACTGACCATTCTAAGATTGATGAGTGGCTTGACTACGCTGTTCAGCATGATTGGGAAGGGCTTGTTATTAACCGAAATGTTCCATACCGCCGTAAACGTCACAATGGTTGCCTAAAAGTTAAGCGTTTCTACACGGTTGACCTTCGCATTACTGCAATCGAGGAAGGACAGAATCGGCTGGCTGGTACGATGGGCGCTCTGGTCGTTGATTATAAAGGTAACGAACTTCGAGTGGGTTCTGGCTTTGATGATTCCACGAGAGCTGCTGTGTGGGCAAATCCTGATGATTACATCGGCAAGATTGTGGAATGTAAGTACAAAGAGGTCACGATGGACAAAAAGACTGGCCTTGAGTCTCTGCAATTCCCGACATTTGTGCGATTCCGAAACGATAAGAATGAAGTGAGTTACGGCTAAGGAGAAGTTATGAATCTTTCCAAGAAGTCAATTAAACACATTCTTCGGATTCTGGATAACAAATGTGTCGAAATTTCTACAAAGGCATCTGCTTATAGTAGTGGTGGACGTAAAATTTTGACTCGTGATTTTGAGCCAAAGAAGTCACATGGAATGAATGGCTGGCAACGAATCATCTATGTACCGTCCGAAGGATATTTCTACGGAATTTATAATGGAAAATCGGAAGAAGATTGGGATATTCCAGATATCTGGTCTCCCGCACAGCTTGCTGATTTGTGAGGTATTTAAAATGCTACTTTTAACGCAAGGCGGAGAAATTATAAATCTTGACCGCATGGCAATCATTGATGCCGCAAACCTTAATGTTTACGCAAGGCAAGGTATGGGTGAACGCGGAATTGTTCTTGGTAGCTATAATACTGCGTCAAGATGCTACGAGATTATCGGAAATATTTTTGACTGCCATCGAATGAATGCCAAGGCGTATTCTATGCCGGAGGAATAAATGAACGACTTCCGAAAACTAGCTATCCAAAAGAAAGAACGACTTGAAGTTCAACTTACCGATGGCACAGAAGAACACAATATATTGTACATAATTACATCTCTAGCCACTATTAAAGGTGCTGAGATTTTTAAAAATTTTCGTTTGTATTCTGTAGGCTCCGCCGGGGAGCTCAACTTATTAGAGAAGCGAGACGGCGATCCCTACTTTGATAAGCTGAAAGGAACAGAATATGAGTAATTCGATGAATCGAGAAGACCGGCGCAGAGAGCAGCGTAAGGCACGAATCCTTGCCCGGAGAATCAAGAAGGCTGGTGGCCCTGACTTTCTGGCTGGAATGCCAGTAGAGGAATGGGAACCCAAGATTGGTGATGAGGTCACCATTAAGGTAAAGAGGATTCAGGGCAAGAAGGATTTCTTTAAGATGAGTCCTCAGTATCAGGACTTTATCAATAGCCTTGAAGACGGAAAACCTTACAAGATTACCAGTACCGGCATGAAGGGTCAGGTTTACGGCATTGACGCACATCCTTATTTCCAGATTTGGAAGGGTGATATGGAACCCTACAAGGAGTCCTAATGAGAATGTACTTCAGGACGGACTATTATGCAGATGTTGGCATAGATGAAGTCGTTCGGCTTCAAAGAGGAACTACATGCGAAGTAGTTTCAGAAACTGAATTTTTTTATTTTATCGTAACTGATAATGAATCATTCAGGAAAATGTTAAACATTGTCATGATTCCCAAAGAAGACCTTGAAGATGATGTATATGTCGTGACTGGTAAGAGCGAAAAACTTGAGGAAGGGGGTGGGGTGATATGATTGGTATTGACCATCGTGAGCAGGGTCGTAAGGAACGAGCCCTTGCAGAGTATTATAGGACCTTAGCTCGATATCCTGTCGAGTGTGGAGAGCCGATTACATATCAGTTGTCAGAAGAGCAGCTTAAACAGGTTCTCTGTGGAGAGGTTACTGTGGATGAGTTGATTGAAAGAGGTGAGGTAAATGAGAGACAGGATTAAGATGTGGATCGCTTTCATTAAGATTTTTAAGGATTATCTTATTGCGGTCGGAATCATGATTGTGTTGTGGCTGCTGTCTTGCCTTATCAAATATGGTATTTCAGTATCCAGTTTTCCAGATTGGTTTAAGTTTGCACTTCTAAAGTAAAGGAGGATTAAATGGTAACCGATATTCTTAACAGAGAAATTCATGTTGGCGACACAGTTCTTAGAGCTAGAACTCGAAAAGGTCGAGGAGTTCTTTGGAGTATTCATAAAGTTGTCGCCATTATGAATGTAATGATTAAAGTTCAAGATGGAAAGTACACTTTAAATGTTGCACCTAAAAATTGTATCGTAATTGGTGAGAATGACATTCCTGAAAACTGGCAGGACGAGTATTAAGGAGAGTTGAATGATTGTTGATTTGATCGCGTACACACAGCGAGTTGTTCCTACAAGTGATAAGAATCCTTTAGATATTGTGGAGGAAGCTGCGAGTATTTGTTACGATTCTTCAATGACTGACGATTATAAGATTGCCAAGGGATGTAAGGCAAGCGGTCACTATTCTGTGCTTGAGCACATCAATTTTACGTTTTACGTCAAAGATGTAAGCCGAGCACTTCTGGCGCAGATTAGTCGTCATCGACATATTAGCATGAGCTGCCGCAGCCAGCGTTATTGCAGTGAGGATGGATTCAAGTATGTGAATCCGTTTACCGGTGAAGATGCTGATATTTTCGATAATATGATGTCGGACATTGACACCGATTATCAGATTCTCAAGAAGTATCACAACGCCAAAAACGAAGACGCCCGTGCAGTTCTGCCAAATGCTTGCTGTACAGAATTCTACATCACGATGAACGCTCGTGCCCTAATTGAAATGAGTCATCTGCGGCTTTGCTCCAGGGCTCAAAAAGAAATCCGCGAGATGTTTACAGAAATGAAGAAGGAAGTTGCACAGGTTTGTCCTGAAGTAGCAAATTGGATGGTTCCTTCCTGCGAGGCTAATCCGAAGTATCCGTTCTGCCCAGAGGGTCGTGGTTGCTGTGGCCGTCACCCGAAGCTGGCAGATGTTTATAAGCCTATTGAAAAGAACAAGGAGGTTATTGATGGAAACACTTGACGAAATTAAGAAGAACGTCGAGCACCCGTCCCATTACGGCGGTGCAGACAATCCCTATGAGGCCATCAAAGTGCTGCGAGAGTGGCAGCTGGATAAAGATGCTTATCTTTGGAATGTTGGTAAATATCTGAGCCGGGCAGGACACAAAGATGGCAATTCTCAGCTTCAAGATTTGACGAAGGCACGTTGGTATTTGGACTATAAAATCCGGCTTTTAGAGGAACAGCAGAAGGTTGCTGAAAGTGTCGTAGATACGCTAAAGAAAGTTCCTAGTGAGGTCGCTGATAAGCTGACTACGATGCCAAAGAAGGACATTAACGATTATTTTTATGATCCAAATCTCGGCGGTGTCTGCCATGATTTGGTTTATCGTCCTGATGATTCATTTAAAGAAAAACTGGCAGAGCCGACGTGCAGTATTGAAACTGCTGTGGTTCCGAGCGCTCATAATGATACTATGTCTCCAAATAACAAAGGAGTTAATAAGGTTGACCATTCGATGCTGAACTCTAAAGTCTATGCCGATGATGTCAAGTTTTAAGAGGTTTACATAAATGAGATACAACTGGAAGTTACCTATTATCGTTATTTGTGTCGTGTTGATTTCCATTCTTGGCATGACCTTTATGGTGCAGGGGCCTAAGAACACGGCCATCTCTTATGAAGAGCAGATTCAGGAAGCTAAGTCTGGCATTGGAAATCAAGAGAAGCGCAGAGCTGATCTGATTCCAAATCTGGTTGAAACCGTCAAGGCTTATGACCAACATGAGTATCAGACTTTGATGGATGTTGTAAATGCTCGTGGCACTTCCGGCCAGACCGCTCAAGAGATTACAACTCAGATTGCAGCTATTGCGGAAGCATATCCTGAACTGAAGTCTAGCGACAACTACAAGGAGCTTATGAATGAGCTATCCGTCACTGAAAATTTGATTGCAAACTATCGTGGCGATTACAATCGTGTCGTGAAGGAATATAAGCAGAGCGTTCGTAAGTTTCCGAACTCCTTTCTGCTGGGTCTGACTGGATATGAGGTTCAGAATTATGAGTATCTGTCCTATGAGGGGAATGAGGCGGCACCGGCAGTCGGTAACCTTTTTGAAAATCGGTAATGCCGAAATTACTTATCGTGAATTGATCGTCAGTGTTGGTATTGTGTTCATTATGCTGATACTTGGTAGCGTTATCGCTGGAAATATCACCAGAGATTCACTTGAGCAGAAAAAAGAATATAATACAGCAATTTCGATTGAGTCCGAAAATATGTTCGATTATGGAATGAGAACCAACGTAGGTAATGCGTTTTGCCAAGGCGCACTAGAAGCAGTAGATACCGTAAGCGATCCACGTATCGACGGTCAGTGGATGTATATATATTGCGAAGAAAAGCATTACACGATGCATACACGAACTGTCACTACTACGGATAGCAAAGGCCATACAAAAACAAGAGTCGAAACGTACTGGACTTGGGATTATTACAGTTCAGAAGAACACAGCTCCAAAAATATAACGTTTCTGGGCAAAGAATTCAAGTATGGTGACATCAAAATGCCATCCAGCAAGTACCTGACAACTGTACAAGTCAGTTCTCATGTGAAATTCGAGTTTTATGTTAAAGATGTTCGTTATGATGGTACATTATACGCGAATTTGAGCGATAAAACTATACATAATGCACGGTTCATTAAAGATAAAAACATTGAAGAAACACGAGATTATATGATTTCTGCAGTTAGTACACGAGTGGTTTGGTTTTATGTATTCTGGATCGCATTGATTGTAGCTGTGGTAGGAGTTTTTTATGTGGCCGAAAATCGTTGGTTGGAAGATTAAGAGGTGATTGCATGGAATGTGTAATTAAACGCGATGGAACGAAAGTTCCTTTTGATAAGAGTAAGATTGTAAATGCGATTGAGAAGGCGATGACCTGTACGCCTGGTGGTATCGACGCTCGTGTATCCAATGCAATCGCTGACTATATTGCTGATATGCCTGACATCCTATCGGTTGAGCAGATTCAGGATATTGTGGTTGACAGTCTGAAAAATAGTCCTTTTGCAGATGTAGCAGAAGCGTATAGTCAGTGGCGTAAATATCGTCAAGAAATCCGAGAAAAGGAAAAGACTAATGCAAGCATTTTGGATATCATCGATATTCGGAACGATGCAATCAATCAGGAGAATAGTAATAAGAACCCTACTGTAAACAGCGTCCAGCGCGATTATATGGCTGGCGAGGTATCCAAAGAATTGACAGAGCGGCTGTTGCTTCCGAAAGATATTCTGGATGCGCATAAGGCTGGTATCATTCATGTACATGACACTGATTATTTCGTTCAGCACATGCATAATTGTGATCTGGTGAACCTTGAGGATATGCTGCAGAACGGTACTGTCATCTCCGGGACTGGAATTGATCGACCGCACAGCTTCTCCACAGCCTGTAATATCGCTACGCAGATCGTTGCTCAGGTGGCTTCTAACCAATACGGTGGACAGAGTATTACTTTATCTCATCTGGCTCCGTTTGTAGATGTTTCTCGTAAGAAAATCGAGAAGGAAGTCCATCAGGAGTTCTACGATATGGTCCAAAACAATGAGATTGATAAGATGCCAGAAAAGGAAACCATCAATCGCATTGTTGAAGAACGTTTACATAAAGAAATCGCTCGTGGTGTTCAAACTATCCAGTATCAGGTGATTACGTTGATGACAACCAATGGTCAGGCTCCTTTCATTACCGTATTCATGTATCTGGATGAAGTTCCTGAAGGACAGACTCGTGATGACTTGGCTGTTATCATTGAAGAAATGCTAAAACAGCGTATTCAGGGCGTTAAAAATGAAACCGGAGCATGGATTACTCCTGCGTTCCCGAAGCTGATTTACGTTCTCGATGAGGATAATATTTATCCTGATTCTAAATACTATTACCTGACGGAGCTGGCTGCTAAGTGTACTGCAAAGCGTATGGTTCCCGATTACATTTCCGCAAAGGTTATGAAGGAACTTAAAGGCGGTGTGTGGGTCAGCATGGGGTGTAGATCATTCCTAACGCCTGACCGGACCACTGAGAATGTGGCTAACGCAAAGAATTGGGTAAAGGGTCATAAATATTATGGTCGCTTCAATCAGGGTGTGGTCACCATCAATCTGGTGGACGTGGCTTGTAGCTCTGAAAAAGACAAAGATAAATTCTGGAAGATTTTTGATGAGCGTCTTGAATTGTGCCATCGAGCACTTCAGATTCGACATAAGCGTTTACTCGGAACTGTTTCTGACATGAGTCCTATTCATTGGCAGTATGGAGCACTAGCTCGTCTAAAGAAGGGCGAAAAGATTGACAAGCTACTCTTTGGCGGCTACTCCACCATCAGCTTGGGTTACGCCGGTCTGTATGAGTGCGTGAAGTATATGACTGGCAAGAGCCACACCGATTCTGAAGCAAAACCGTTCGCTCTTGAAATTATGCAGCACATGAATGATATGTGCGCAGAGTGGAAAAAGGCCGAGAACATGGATTACTCCCTCTACGGCACTCCGCTGGAATCCACCACCTACAAGTTTGCCAAGTGCCTGCAGAAGCGCTTTGGCATTATTCCTGAAGTAACTGATCATGAGTATATTACCAATTCTTACCATGTCAATGTTCGTGAACATATTGATGCATTCACAAAGCTGAAGTTTGAGAGTGAGTTCCAGAAGCTTTCTCCGGGCGGTGCCATTAGCTATGTTGAAGTTCCTAATATGCAGCAGAATATTCCTGCCGTAATTAGCGTTATGAAATTCATCTACGACAACATCATGTACGCCGAGTTAAACACCAAGTCCGACTACTGTCAGGTGTGCGGTTATGACGGCGAGATCAAGATCGTGGAGGACAACGGCAAGCTGGTGTGGGAGTGCCCGAATTGTGGCAATCGAGATCAGAATAAAATGAATGTCGCACGGCGTACTTGTGGGTACGTAGGAAGCCATTTTTGGAATCAGGGGCGCACTCAGGAAATTCGAGATCGAGTAGTTCATCTGAGTGACAACTAAATAAAGTATAAGTGGTGGGTCGGTGGGATTAAATATACATGGACAGACTTAGTAAGAAGTTGCAAGAAGAAAAGAAGAAAGAAACCAAGGTCACAAAATACTATCATTATAAAAACATGGACATTAAAACACCTTATTGGTTTCTATATCCGCTTCTTGTTGCTATATATTGGGGCGAAAAATTTCGCACTAAGGTCGAGAGGTTCCGTCGCAAAAAATTGAATAAGTGGAGCGATAAACGAACTGACCGTATCCTAAGATATGCGTTTCCAAAAGTGTGCAGCGTATGTACTTTGGACAATAGTTTTTATCTTACTTGCCGTGATAATGCATATCTTCTTCACTGGTCGGAATGGAGTAGACCATGGGACTGGTATTATTGCGATTTACACAACCTTGAAATTCTAAATTATCTTGCGTGGAATTTTGAAATGCCCGGATATGTGAAAACAACAAAGGAAGAAGAGGATTATCCAGATAACTGGATTACGGTTATATTCAAGAGGGAGCTGTTATGAATAAATTCGACAAAATGATTCAGAAGGCAAAGAAGGAAAAGAACAAGCCAAAGAAGAAGCCGAAAGGATATCGGTATCGAGATTATTATACTAAGCACCTAATTTTTGTTCCTTTGATGTATATCGTAGCTTGGTATAAAATGGTTAGAAATCAACTAACCAAATGGAGTTTTACGCGAACAGAAAAAATTATAAACCATGCACTTCCAAAAATTCTTCACGTAAACACATCCGATAACAGTCTTTATTTTACAGTAGATAAATACTTTTGGAGGTTCAGTTGGAAATGGTATTGTGGCATTTTTGACAAATACTATTGTTATAAGTACGACAATCGAATTTCGGAATATTTCAAAAACATGTTCGATTTGGATGGGTATACGAAGTCCATCGAGGAAAACGAGTACGATGATGAGATTACGTTCGTATTCAAAAAGGAGCTATAAAATGAAAATTTTTGAAAGAAGGTGATTGGAATAGAAGCGTGGAAGAATTTCTTTAAGGCGCTTGGTTCTTTTCTGGGAATCGTTCTGATTCTGGCAGCTACATATTTTACCTCGTGGATTATCACGATTGGTATTATTTGGCTGATTTTTAAGCTGCTGAATATCACTTTTACCGTTAAAGTGGCGACAGGCATCTGGCTGGCTCTAGTTTTTCTGGAACGATTCATTAAGGGTAGCCGAGGTAAGTAAATAAACAAGCAGGGTGGGTGTGGTGGCATGAAAACATGGATGTGGAACGTATACGTCAGTTGATTCTCGAAATTATTCGAGTCATACAACAAGCGAACAATATTAGTCAAAATGAAATGGAAGATATTATTTCTGATGTTGAGTTTGATTTTTATAACGGTCGATAAAGAAAGGAGTCTTATGGATTATTGGTCTGTTGAAGTAATGTACTACGATGATGGGAATCAGGCATTCAATACATATATGGTAAAGGCACAGGATCAAAATGATGCTATGAACAAGGCGCATCATCGCTTTGAAAAGGCTCATCCTAACATGAGCTGTATGATTCAGAGCATTGAAAAGGCAGGTGGCTGAGATGGACTTCAAATGTAAGTGTGGCAGTGAATCCTTCTTTATCCAGAGTAAAGGTAGCCAGATTGGTCTGTATTGCTCTGCTTGTGGTAAGTGGCAGAAATGGCTCACCAAGAATGAAGTGAAACAGTTTGAGTACGAGACGAATATGTTGGATTCGAAAGAAAACAATCCTGATGATGATTTTTATGAAAAATTCGCCTTAACTCCATGGGGCTGCCTACACTGTGCTTTTAGAGATTTTGGACTAGGTCTTCCTGAAATACATGGTAAGATGGCTGATGCCATTATGGAAGATTTCTTCGAGACTATGGAAAGGGCTGATATTATTGAGAAGAAGGAGTAAAGATGATTAAGTTCTTGAAACGTCTACTCCGTTGGTTCCTTCCAGAATGCAGTAGATGTGGCGGTGTTATGCTTTACGATAACACTCATAGCTGGCATGATAAATGGCACTTTGTATGTGATACATGTGGTAGAGAAAAGTGGGGTACATTATGAATGTTGAATCAAAATGTTACTTCGATATTGACCCCATATTTAACCCATCATATAAGGAAGTGCTTATTATTGAAACCGATAACTGGGCGTCTTGTGAGATTGTAAACGAAAATACTCATTATGAAGTGGAGAGCACAATAAGATACGAATGCTGCAATAATGAGCGGCTTGAAATAAAACATCTTGAGGCAAAGAAGATAAATGGAATTCCGTTGAAGAATCTTTGGATGGAAATGTATTCCAGAGAAGAATGGAGACTGTTATGAATTATGGCCAAACCTGTGTATACGGTGTAAGTCTATCATACATTATGGCTAACGGAGAACGCAATTTCTCATATTATGAGATCCCTGCTGACAGTGAGTATGAAGCAATCCAATATGTGCGCGGCCAATGGCACAGGGAGCATCTATTTGCTCCTTATGAGCCAGATGTAAGCGCTCGACTTTTGTACATTAACTATTGGAGCTATTTAAAGGCTTGATAAAAGTGCCGTTTTAGGAGGTGCCAATATGAAAAAGTGGACTAAAGACTTTCTTGAAGCTAATGGATATGAGCTGAGAAACGCATACATTAAAAATGTATCTTTTGGAATAAAAGATTACGGATTTCTTTCTCTTGCACTCACTTTAGAAGGTGATGGATGGGGAGTAAATTACATAGGCCCTTCTATCGGTAGAAGATTCTACATCAATGGAGAGCTTATTAAAGATGGGAATGCCGCAAATTTTGAAGGTTACGAAGGCGGAGCTGAAGCTATCGTAAGAATTTTAGATGTTGTTGATTGTTCTGAACTTGAATCACTAAAAGGAAAATATATCCGTGCAGCTATCAAAAGAGGAGAGTCTGTGAAAATCATCGGTAACATCATCAAAGATCAGTGGTTTGATTATGGTTCGTTCTTCGATGACTATAAGACAAAACAGGAGTGTGATAGGGATGACTCTTGAGCAAGCAATCGAGATTCTTGACCCAAAAAATCCCTATTACGAAGATTCATATACAGTCCACCGTGCTCGTTACATGGGAATGGAAGCACTTAAAATTCGAATGCCTAAAAAGGTTAAAAATGCACCATTATGTGAAATGGTCTTATGTCCAAGTTGTGGATATAGTTATCTATACAAGAAACTTGAAAAACTAAAACCTCCGTTTGATAATTTTTGTCCAGAATGCGGGCAAGCGTTGGATTGGAGTAGTCTTAACTGGCCGGACGATAAGTACGAATACGAAAAACTGCTCAACAAGATTAAGAAAAACAAGGATTGTAGCAAATAAAATTCCGCTTTTAACAGAAAGGAAAGGTATGTTTAAAACTTTCAAAAATACTGCCGTATGCGTACTTCTAGCAGCTATTATACTGACTGGATGCAGTACAAGCGTGAAAGACTCAGTAGGAAATGTAGCTGTAGAGAATGGCTGGTTCTATCGTATCAGTGATACCCATATGGTATACGATAAGGATACACACATTATGTATTACTTATTCTGTGGAAGTACAGGCAATCAAGGCTACGGCTATATGTCTCCTTATTATAATGAGCACGGTCAGATGTGCTACTACGTTAATGGTCAGGTTGTTCCAATCGAGGAGGTGTTAATCGATGCTGACTGAGATTGTTTGGCTTATGGTCAAGGCTTATATCATTTTGATTTTCACCGCTGCGGTAATTCGCTCTGAGCAGATTCTATATGACACCTCTACATATATTTTCCGAGGTGATAGGAAGAACGGAATGTATGGCTGTGTTGCACTGAATGTTTTTATCATCGTATGTGCAAGTATGTGGATGAGGTTTGTTTAAGATGAACTACGCTAAAATCGTTCCATGTGATATAGCGAATGGTGAAGGGGTGCGTGTCACACTTTTCGTGCAGGGTTGTACGCATCATTGCCCCAGCTGTCAGAACCCTACTACATGGGACCCGAATGGTGGTCAGCCATTCACAGATGAAACGCTTGATAAAATTGTAGATTTACTTCGACCTGATTATATTCAAGGGCTTACGCTCACTGGTGGAGATCCACTACTGCCAGAAAATAGAGAGGTTGTTAAGAAAATCGTCCATCGTGTATGGACTGAATTTTTGAGCAAAAAAGACGTCTGGCTCTGGACTGGATATAAGTGGGAAGAATTATGGGATCAGGATGGGCTCATAGCTGACATTCTTGCTGACATTAACGTCCTTGTAGATGGTCCTTTTATTGAAGCAGAAAAAGATATTTCACTTCCATACATGGGAAGCAAGAACCAACGAGTAATTGATATTAAATGGAGTCTTGGGTATAAAGAGCCAACCCTTTGGTGGACTCCAGAAAAGAAAGGAAAATAATATGGATTTAGGAAATTACGAAAAGTTCCCGGATTGCGATTCTTTTACTACTATTTACCATCCAAATATCAAGATCAATAAACTGCACGAAGATGCTCATCTGCCGACTTATGGTTCTAAAAATGCTGCTTGCGCAGACCTTTATGCCTATATCGGTTTTGATGACGCAACGATGGTAAACAAGAATGGTGATCGCTGCATTATGATTCAGCCGCATGAGACCGTTAAGGTACATACTGGTTTACGGATGGCTCCGCCGGAAGGTTGGTATGTCGCTATCTATGCTCGCAGCGGTTTGGCAACTAAGCTGGGACTTGCTCCTGCAAACAAAACTGGCATTTGCGATCAGGATTACCGTGGAGAGTATATTGTAGCACTACATAATCATTCTAATATCCCTCAAATGATTACTCACGGTGATCGCATTGCTCAGATGGCGATTGTTCCGTTCTGGCAGGCTGATTTTGAAGAAGTTTCTGAATTGGACGGAACTGAGCGCGGAGCCGGTGGGTTTGGAAGTACCGGAAAACAGTAATGGAGGAAACCATGGGAAAGACAATTGATACGTCCGAGCTTCTATATCGGATGGGCAAGTACGCAGAAATCGATGTTGGAAAAGAAGGACATGACGCGTTTATGCATTTCATGCTTCTTCTAACACGCACAATTGAGAAGATGCCGAATGCTGCATTGACTCATAAAAATCCGATTGATGATGAGATTATGGAAAATCAGTACAAGCTTGCGGACGCAATCTCACTGGTAACGGGTCGCACTCGAAACGACGGCTGGTATCCCACTTGGATTGGCATGACCATGAAGATTGTACGTCTGAAGAGCGGAGAATCAGTTGGATTCCGGTACATCAAAGACAACGAGGGACATGATTATCCGGGCGCAATGCACACATCCCATGTTGCCGATTATTATATTTCTGATGACAAAAAGAATTTGATTATTCAAACAGAAAACACTGTCTATAAATTTGAAAAAGTTGAGGAGGACTAAATTATGGCTAAGTATTTTTATGTGTATGACAATGGTGAAGAGACTACCGAATGTATCGTAAAAATGTTCAATGGTGACAACGGTGCTGTAATAGAGAAGGTGCTGTCAAAGGATAAGGCAGAAGGTTTCTGTGAGGGATTGATTCTTAATGATTTTAATCACAGTGATGAACTCGCAAATGCTGACATGAAAGAGGTTATCGCAAAGGCTGAGTTGGTCGAAAAGATGAATGCTTATCATCTGGCAAAAGACGCCTACAACGAGGCAAACAATGCACTGAAGATGGTTAAGGAGAAACTTGGACTGTAAGGAGAATACATAATGAAGTATTACGCTATTGAATCTCATTACGAGAAAGAAGCTCCATTTGGAATTGCATGGCAAGTAAAGCTGTTTAACGAGCACACGCTTTTAGAAGAGTACGACCACATCTTCTATAATGAGATTGTTGGCTACTGCAAATGTCTTGAGAATATGGGATTCACTGAAAAGGCAAAAGTGAAAAATGACATTCAAAAAGAGCCCAGTAAGTCTTGTAACGCTTTTAGTAAGACTACCATGACGAATAAGGAAATCAATGATTTTGTTAGAATGTGTATGGAGCCAATGATTGATGATTTAAGTAAAAACCTATTTGATTCAATTAACTTCTAAAAGGTAAATTTTACGGAGGATTTATGGAAGAAAATAAAATCGGTTTCCTGCAAGCGACAGACGGAATTTACAATGTAGATATTGGCGTAATAGTCTCAAACGGTGCCGTCGAACTTGCATATTATAGTGATGCTCCCGATATGGAATTAAGTTCTGCAACGCTCACAAAAGAGAAGACAAAGACTTTAATTTTGTATTTGATATCTGCACTTGAACAATTAGAGTAAATAGGTTTTATGGGTGGGTGGGTGGAATAAATAATATGAAACGAAACATCACAATAAATCAGACTTGCAACTGTAATGGTGACAACTGTACTCAAATTGGAATCATTCGCAACGATGAAGTATATGTCATGCAAACAAGTTCTCCGAAAAGAGAAGGCCCAGCGGAATTTACATGCAGTATGCCTGAGCCAAAACCTCATTTGAAGGATTTCCTTTATAAAATTGTAGAAAAACTAAATAGTCTTATTGGATGGATTATAGATACGTTTAACGATATTTGATTAAGGTGATTGTATGAAAGCGCATATTCGAAAAGAAAAGAAAACAACTTCATTAAACCTTGGTGAAGGAACGCTATTCACAAAGAAGGATAGCGAATATCATAAGGTCTGCGACACAGTAGAATGTGATGAGACGCATATAGACGATGATGTTATCAAGGTTGCTTTGTCTGAAGAAAATATGATTATTGGGTCGAACTTTTTTAATACACCGTTTGTGTTCAATACACCGTTTGTGTTCACAGATTGAGGTGGAATGCTATGATTATGATTATTCAACACAAAGGAACTCCAAAGAAAAAGAGATACGCTGCAAAATTTTCGTGCCAATGCGGATGTATATTTTGGGCTGATGACAAAGATATTAAATTTCCGAGTTATTCCGTTATACGAGAATACGCACCAGGCGTAAAACTAGCAAAATGTCCAGAATGTGGAGAACAAGTCGTTTCTTGTTTTCCAGCAGTTCCAAGAGAAAAGATTTTTGTGGATTGAGGCGCAGATATGCATAAGACTGATAGTTTGAAAAATCCGGTAATCGTATTTCCATGTAAGAACTGCGGTTGTACAACTAAGATTCGAGTAGCTTCTTTTGAAAATCCTGATTTGGATATTCCTGAGAATAATGTGATTGCGTGCTATAGATGTAGAGCGGAAGTTGCTGGATCTGAGTTTATTTCTTGGAAAGAAGCAACTAAAACTATTTTTACCGTGGAGGTGCCAGATGGCGATTAAAATTATTCAACATAAGCAAACTCCAAAAGAATTTGCATATCATTTTAAATGTGGTTGTGGTTGTGAATTTTGGTCTGATTCGGAAGGTGTTTTGGTTGCGAAGTCATTGGATGTGATTTTATTTTATCAAACACAATGTCCAGAATGCGGCAGTCGTGTAGAGAGCCACGATAAACCGGTTCTGCGAGAAGAAGTTTTTGACGATTAAAATGTATGTTTTAGAGTATGATGATGCTTATAAGAGAATATTTAGCATTTAAAAAAGAATACTGGAAAGCAGTTCATAGAGAGGCCATTCTTGTAGCCAAAGAATTCATCTATGATATCACCCATTGGCAGGATATTTTTTGTGATTGGGCAGAAAAGTTTTGTAAAAAGAGGAACACTATGAGTATTTGTAATCATTGCTTACATAAAGAGATATGTGCCTACCGAAAGAAAACAATCCGAAGTGGAACAAATCTTTGTGAAGATTTCCTTGGATGGATCAAAACTCAGGACGAGCGACCAAACGTGTATGATGATACATTCATGCTTGATCACATCGGACTTCCGTTTGTTGGATATTACACCAATTTCAAAAACAAGGAGAGGTTTACTAATATTGACACGTTACAAACGACTACTGAATATCCATCTTACTGGCTGAAAGGACTTGACTTATATGGACAATCAATGGTGGCTCGCAAAGAAGCGGAGAGCGTACTTCAAGCTGTTTCTGATGCAGACGAGAGTTGATTTCTTTGATGTGATTTGTAAAGCGTGCGAAAAGATTGAAGAGTGGTGTAATAGATGAGAAAGATGTCACTAAAAGAGATGAATAGAATGTACCATCTTCGAGAGCATGGCCGTTCTAAAAAGGTTCGTAAAAAGAATCACCATCGGGCGCAAAAATATCTTAATAGATTTGGTGTCATTCCTTACGATTACGAAAAATACATTTAAGAACTAGACTTTTATGAGGTAGATTGAATGGACGATAGATTTTCAATCGAAAAGAATCACTGGGAAATACAAAATCCAGAATGGGAAAGCTATTCTCATTTCATCTGCACTAAAGACCATTATTGGACTGGTGTACACGGTATCAGCAACTATTTTCTTCAATATAAGAATTTTAGCAGAAGTAAACCAGTCGAACGATTTTCTGTAGAATGGCCGAACTTCGTAGAGCACATGTGGTTTATCCATTGGCGTGGCCCATGGGATTATATTTTTGCTTCATATAAATTATCCGAAATCAAACGATTTTTAGAACTTGATATTGAAGTCATTAAAAAGAACCATTGGCCGGATGGCCGTTGCACTTGCTACAGTATTTATGACTACGTGACGAAAAAATGGTACTATTTTAAAATCGAAAATTTGGGAACATTTTATGGATGCACGTGGCCGTTGGGTGATGATACGTGGGAGGTGATTAGTTGTGACTAAACAAATAGGCTATTATAAATCTGACTGGTATATTATGGGCATTGATGGAAAATATAACAATGCCTGTATCTCGCATACAGAATCGCAGCTTCGATATACAGTTCCAAGGTCGCCAGAATGGACCATCAACGGATTGGGTTTTGCTTACCTTAGAGAACATGGATTTGAAGATTATCCTGAACTCTATGGTATTGTATTCTATGATATGGAGTGGTGGAGACGAAAACGCTATCCTGGTGACTTCTATGTAGAGATACCAATTTGCGATTTGTGTGCGGACACCTTTCATTTAAAATTTCGTTGCAAGGAATTTCGTGTACATCAATGGTCTAACTTGCGTAAAGAAACAAAATGGGTGAAAGGCAAAAGTAACCACACTATTTGTGAGCTCGCCCATAAATTACCGCATGAAGAGTTTATTGAGTATTTGAAAGATAATGGCATCTATATTATAAATGAAAGTGGTGTTGAACTTGGATGGTAATAACAAAAAACTAACTCTTGGAGAAAAGATCTTGTTTTTGACAGTCGGTGTACTCATTACTCTTATTGTTGGATATTTTGTATGGGCGATTGGCGACGGTATCTATCGTCATTATAATCCGATTGAGTGGACTGCCACTATTGAGGAACTGGAACCGGGCATCTACGGATATACATCTACTATGGTATCTAATGTTCCAGCAGAAAATTACGAGATGCTTACGGTTCTTTGCAATGGCACTTATATGAATATCAAAGGACATGTAAAAATTGTATATGATAGCAACGCTCCATATATCGAATATAAGTCAACCAATACTGTCAATGCTGACTCTGTAATAATTCATGTTCAAAAAGGACAGATTAAAAATAATGGAGTTAGTACAGTAACGAGGTGATTCTTATGGAAGAATTAGGGCTTTATAAAGACCAAACAGAATATTATAAAAGATCAATCGAAGATCTACTGTGCCATTATACTGATAGCTGTGGCATGTGTACGGCTAATTTAGATTGCAGTGAATGCGTTGTGAATGATTTTATCAATCAGTTACGAAATATTCTGTATAGTAGTAGTGAGTATAAAGGAGGTTCACAATGATTATTGATTGCAAATCTATTGCACAAGATATCAAGGATAAAATCAAGAATATTATCGCAGAAGCCGACTACGCTCCTATTTTATATATTTATCAAGTAGGGGACAACCCTGCATCCAACGCTTATATTCGCGGTAAACTGCGCGATTGCGAAGAGGTTGGAATCGAAGCGGAGCTTATCAAGCTGCCAGAAAATATTACTGAAGACGAATTAAACAATAAAATACTGGAAGATTATAACTGGGAAGATGTGGACGGTATCATCGTCCAGCTTCCACTGCCAAAACATATCAATCCCAAAAATATCTACATTCCAGACGCAGTTGATGTTGATGGTTTTAATACTACATCTCAATTTCAACCTTGCACTCCGCTGGGCGTTATGAAGATTTTCGACTCCATCGGTTACGATCTGGATGGCAAAAATGTGCTTGTGTGTGGTCAGTCTGATATCGTAGGTCGTCCGCTGGTCGATATGCTGATTAAACGGCACTGTAATGTGATCTCTGTTAATAGTACGGGCTCCGCCATGAAAGCCACTGCTTTCGAATTTGGAATGGTCGATGTGATCATCTCTGCAGTCGGAAAACGCGATTTAATTACACCTCTTGGCCTTAATCGAGTTGAGGTCTGCATCGATGTTGGTATCAACTATGACGAGAATGGTAAGCAGCACGGTGACTGTGCCGACGCTGTTTATGGGATGGAAGATATCAAGGTTACACCTCGTATCGGCGGTGTTGGGCTAATGACCAGGGCGATGCTTCTTTATAATGTATGCGTGGCAAAGTATGGAGAAGAGAAGATGGAGAAGGTGATTGAATGA